CAAGGTGGTAGAATAACACCAATTGATAATAAAGATGACATACTTGCAATGAAACCTGGAGGTATTGTTGATAATATGATGAATAAAAACACTGGTCCAAACATCGTTAAACATGAATTTGGTGAGTTGAATATAAATGGAAATCTTGTTGTCACAACACCAGGAAACCAAAGTTTTGCTGTTGATTTGTTAAAAGACCCTATATTTATTAGTGAATTGAACCAAAAATTAACAAAAGAAATTGAAAGAAGTATAAATCAGAAGAATACAAGAGGTTAATTTGTTAATTTTACACACTTTTTCTTCAAATAGACTTGACTATGTAAAATAAAAACCGTATATTTGTATTATATAATATTATATATTTATTATTATGTATTTTATATTTTAATTCCAATCATTTATTTTGATAAAAATTGAGGTAGAATAGTATTTATTAAGAAAAAGTACTATGTCCTTTCCATATTATAATACGTCAGCTCCAAATCCAGGAAATAAAAACTCAATAACTAAAACAGCTACTGATTATGGTTATAGGGATTTTTTATTATTAAAGAATTTAGGTCCAGTATATCCTCAAGCATTAAATCTTAGTCCAGGCACTGTACGTATTGGTGAACCAGTTTTAGATACAAGTATTAATAATGATACCAATGTAGTACCACTAGGTTTACCATTAGAAATTGAAGGTTTATTTAGATATGATATTGCAATACTACCAAATAAATTTAAAAATGATGACACAAATGCACCTTCATTATTAGACATTGAAGACATTACTCAAACTCAAGGTGTATTTGGTGGGGTTGATTTTCCACAAGGAACACAATCATATCCAATTAGTGCTACTCAACAAATAAAAGAATTAGGTTTATATGGAAAAACAAACTATGCTTCTTTTAGAAAAAACAATACCAAGTACAATCTTTATTTAGACGCTGCTGAACAGACAGATGTATCAGATTGGATATCTCTTCAACCGATAGGTTATTCACAACAAATTGATGGTTATTTAAACGAATATGGTGCCTTAAATTTAGGTGATGGGCAATCAACACAAATAGCTGATATAATAGGTAGTGTATTAAATGGACAAGGAATTGGTTTTTCAAATACTGGTATTGTTACTAATTTTGATATTAGGTCTTCATTAGCTGGTAGAGTTTTAGGTGCTACTGGTGTTATAAATGACACAAGACTTGGTTCAATAGGTGCTCAGCAATTAGCATTAGCATTAGCAAATAATGCAGCATTTAATATTCAAGAAGAAATACTTGGTTCTTTAAATGCAAGAGATAATATCCTTAGTCTTGTTAAGGATGGTACAACTCCTGGATTTAGACCAAATTATCAAATTACGGTTCCTTCTGGTGATTTGGGTAGAGTTGCTGATTATACATCAAGAATACTTGGTTTTACACTTCCTAAAAGCTATTTGAGTGATGATGGTTCAATATTTTTATCTGAAAGTAATGCAGCAAATATTGAAAGAGCCAATTCAATGTTACTAAATACTGGTAAAGGTCAAGTTACTGCGCTGATTTCAAATGTTAATGCAAATGTTATTGGAACTGGTCAATATGATAATCCTTCAACAACACCATTTAGAAGTGGTTATGTTCCAGGTTACAAAAACAATAGAGGAGAAACTCCTGATATTAACCCTAGTCTATATGCTTTTTATAATGCTGATAAATCAACCATTTATAATTTTGTTGTTTCAGACCCTAATAATGTTATCCCAGAAATAAGTTATAATAGGTCACAAATGGTTTCTGATTATGGTTTTAAATCACCAGAAGAAATATCTACAGGGCCAAGAGGAAATTCTGGTTATAATAATAGAAAACTTAGTGATGTTGGTTTTACTTGGACTACAAGTAAAGGTAGTTTGACAAATTCAAATTATGAAAATGAATTTGATGAATTGTTAGGTGATAAAAAATCTTTATTGGTTAAGACACAAAAGTTGTTTAACAGTAAGGGTATGAAAAATATTGTAACATCGAAAGGTGATATGAATAATAGTTCATCACAAATAACAACAGCAAACGGTGGTGGATTTTCAAAAGGTAGTGCTGTTTTAACAGCAGCAAATTATGAATTTGGAACTGGTAAGTATGTAGGTATTGGAAAGGGAACGGCAGACCAAGTTTATTGTCGAAGTTGGACAACATTAGACAGATATCAATATGTTAATCAGCTGGTAAGACATAGAGGTTTAGATACCACATATCCTTATAGAAACCAACTAAAAGGTTCTGTATTGGATGATAATGGATTTGTTAAAATAGCTCCTTATAGGTCAGATAGTCCAACAGACCCTAAAAAATATATGTTCTCAATTGAAAACTTAGCTTGGGCTGATTCTTTTAAAAATTTACCACCATGTGAAATAGGTCCAGGAGATTTATTAACAGGTAAAAAAGGTAGAATAATGTGGTTTCCACCATATAATATTAGCATAAATGAATCATCAAATGTCAATTGGGAAAGTACTAATTTTATTGGTAGAGGTGAACCAGTATACACATATAATAACACAGAAAGAAGTGGAACACTTTCATTTAGTATTATAGTTGACCATCCTAGTTATGTTAATTCATTTAGAGGATACTCTGGACCAGATGACAATTATGTTGCATCATTTTTTGCTGGTTGTATTGAACCTACACAAGAATTTATTGATAAATTAACAGTATCTGAAAGAGAAGATATTATAGTTGATAACGTAACAATAACACCAATAAAAACAGTAACACCAGAGACGCCACCACAACCGTTTACCATTTACTTCCCAAATGATTCAACTGCAATACCACAAAAATACGAAAACGGTTTAAGTGGTTCAACAATTAATGATAAAATTAATTACAAATTAAATCCAGATGGAGCTGGTTATGGTATTGGTTCTTATTCAGGTGGTGTAACAAGTCAAACAACTTGGAACGATATAAACAATTTTGGTTTAAATGGGTGGTATAATCCAATACAAATAGAACCAGGTGGAAAAACATATAACGGAATATTAGACCCATTATATATTGCTGATTTAAGCATTTATTTGGACGAGAAATGTCCTAGTTGTTATTTGACAATTACTTCTTATGCAAGTGCGCAAGGTAATCCAAAATCTAATGAAATTTTATCTAATGGTAGAACAGATAGTATTTATGGAGATTTGTATCAAAAGTTATATCTTGGAAAAAGTGATGAATATAAAAAAGCAAGAATTAGAAAGAGTGATAAGAATGAAACTCTTTATAATACTGGTTGTAATCCAAAGTCTGGTACTAGAACTGACACAAAACAATGTAAAATGGATAGAAAGTCAGTTATAACTTTTGCTATCGATGATAAACTAAAACCAGAAACACAAGTAACACCAGACAAAGTTGTCAAACCACAAAATAGAAAGATAAATACAAAAATAACCAATAGATTTTATACTGAATGTAATTATTTTGATAAATTAAAAGAAACAGACGGATTTGTATTTGATTCATTTAGAGAAAAAATAAAATACTTCCATCCAGCGTTTCATTCAATGACACCAGAAGGGTTAAACTCAAGACTTACATTCTTACAACAATGTACTAGACAAGGACCAACAAATGAGGCTCAAGGAGCTGTTAACTTAGCTTTCGGTAGGGCTCCAGTATGTATTCTTAGAATTGGTGATTTCTTTAATACCAAAGTAATATTTGACAACTTATCAATAGATTACGACCCATTACAATGGGATTTAAATCCAGAGGGTGTTGGCGTTCAACCAATGATAGCTAACGTAACATTATCATTTAAAATGTTAGGTGGTTCATCACTTCTTGGACCTATAAATAAATTACAGAATGCGTTGTCGTTTAATTATTATGCTAATACACAAGTTTATGATACAAGAGCTGATTACATATCAATACAACCAACACCTTCTGGGTGGGGAATTGTTAATGGAGCTACTGGTTATACTGAAGAAACAATAACAACTGATTTAGGTTTGGTAGTAGAAGATACACCAGAAATTAACCAAGTAGAAACTTGTGATATACAAAATGGACCATTAGCAACACAGGCTGCAAATCAACCACCTAGTTCTGGTACAACTGAACCTAAAGTAAGTGGAATTGGTAATATTGTTGTTGGTAATTGGGGTGGTGAAAAACATGATATTAGAGTAAATTTAACTTTTGATGGGTTAACATCTAACAGTAGTGAACAAGAAAAAAACACATTTTTAAGTAAAGGTTTAAAATTGAGTATAGAAAATGTTTTAGGGCAAATGATAATTGAAGAAGCTGTTGTATTAAATTCACCAACTTATAAAAGTTTAGACTGGTTATTATCTGGAGGTTTAGATTCGACATTTGGTTTTTATTTTGGTTCTATTATCGAGCCTGATTCTAGTTTGCCTAAAATAATAATATCTAGTGGTTCATATGTTGTAAAAGTTAAATACGATGGAGGATTATTATTTAAAAAAATGTTTATAGTGACATAACTAAAATATTAAACAAATCAAAAGAATATAATATTTTGAAATGATAGAAAAATGTAAAAATTTTTTTAAAACTAAGTTAAATGTTTATACTAACTTACAACCATTTTGTAGTTATTATAACACAATAATAAAAACAGTTAAAATAGTTTAATAAGATGTATTTCGACAGATATAAGATTTTTAGGGATAATGGTAATATGAAGCCAATTCCTGGGATAATAATACCAGACTCTGGTAATGATAAATCATTTGTTTATAGAAAAGGAGAAACAAGGCTTGACAAAATAAGTAATGAATATTATAATAATCCTTATAGCGGTTGGTTAATAATGCAAGGTAATCCACAATATGGTGGTCTTGAATTTATGATACCAGATAATACGGTTTTAAGGGTACCATTTCCTTTTGATTCAGCTATTCAATCATATGTGGACCAAGTAAAAAAACATATACTTTTATATGGCAACTAATACAACAGTCATAGACCCTAATAATGTTTTAGGTAATACATCTTTATTTAATAATATTCCAGTTCCATTGGAAGATTTAACGATTTCAGTTCAATTAAGTGTAGATAAAAAAAGTAGAACATTATTAACACAAGATAAACAAGGTTCATTTGCAAAAACAGAAGAAGGTGTTAGTATAAAATTCATTGAAGGTGCTCAAACAGGAAGAGACAAAAATTTAACAACTAATTATACAAACTTAACAACTAGACTTTCAGATGGTAACGCTGATGAGGCTCTAGGTATTACTTCAATAGATATATCTTTTAATTCTTCTTATGCACCAATGATTGTTATTCAATTTACTGATGTTAGAGGTAGTGCTATTTTTCAAAATGAAAGCAGAACTGCAACTGGAAGCAATAAATACTCAGTTTTTTTCCAATTACCATATCCTTTATATAAATTATCAATCAAGGGTTATTATGGACAACAAGTTGAATATTGTTTACATATGACCAAGATGAACTCTAGGTTTAATTCACAAACTGGTAATTTTGAAATCACAGCAAATTTTGTTGGTTATACTTATGCCATGTTATCTGATGCTTTGGTTGGTTTTATGAGAGCAATTCCATATGTCAATGAGGGTAATTTAAAATATAAAGAGTTAAAAGATGAATACCCAAATTTATTAACACTAGATGAATTATATCAAAAAATATCTGAAATTAATAATAGTGTTGATGGGATTTTAAGTACATCACCACAAGCTAGTGATGTAAATACTGGAAATAAAAAATTAGAAGAATTAGGTGTAATAAAAAACAATATTGGAATACTAAACACAGAACTGTTAAATAAATTAGCTAATAAAACACCAGATAATAACGATTATAGTTTTACAATTTATAAGAAAGATGATGCTGATTCACTTCTTAAAAATTTCTCCAAGTATTCAGCTGATATTGGCAAAGCTATTGATGAATACAATACCAATACTAAATTTAAATTAAGACGAGAAGACTTTACAAATTTAATATATATACCAACATCATTAAACAAACTAAATCAAAATAATGGTGACGAAAGAAATAAAGAAATTTTAAATTATATTGAAAGAAATGGTCTAACAGACACTTTAGGTAAAGACACAGAGTTACGTATTATTGACAATAGAAATAACTTAAATAAAATATCTGAAATATCTGATGCAACAAAAGATGAAATTAGTTTATTACAACAAGATTTAGCAAAACAATTAGATTCTGAAATAACAGGTAAATTAAATTTTTCTCCCTCAATTAGAAACATAGTTAATATTTTAACATCATCAGTAGAGGCTCTGTTTTATGCTATATATAGTGTTTCTAAAGCTGCTGAAGAAAATCAAGATAGAAAAGATGTTTTAAAAAATATTTTTAAAAACGATGTTAATATAACAGATATAAAAAACAACGCAATAGGTCAAACACCAAATAATTCGGCTTCTGGTAGTTTATCTGACAAGTTTTACCCATGGCCAGCATTCAGGAAAAAAACTCAATCATATGGTTATGAAGAATCTTATTTAGGTGATGTTGATGGTTTAACTGAAACAGATAAACAAAAAATTAATGAGTTGGTTTTTATTGATAAATTATTAAAAGCTTTTTTAATTTCAGCTGAAAAAATTAAAGAAACTCAAAGCAATTTAAAAGAAAATCTTAAAAATTGGTTTGCTATAAATCCATTAGATACAAGATTATTTACCAATACAGAACCATATGCTAGATACAATTCATTATCACCAGATGATATTATTAGAATTGCTATGTTAAGAGCAATAGTTTTTCTTGGGGTATCAAATAAAGGACTTGATGATGAAGAAATAGCAAAAATGGCTGATGCCGAATATCAAGCTATTGTTAGAAGTGCAAAAAACAAAGACAAAACAGTAAAACCATTAGCTGATAAAAAATTTGAAGATTATATTAATATAACTGGTAATTATTCAATAACTAGTTCAAGTTCTTTATCAACGCAAAGCTATACCAAAAAATTGTTAGAGCCAATTGGTTCCAAGTATAAATATAACTTTATATCTTTTTCAGAACTAAACAATGGTTTTGGTCAAATAATACCGATTAATAAAGGATTTAACAATAGTGAATGGCCTGATAAAACATCAGAGTTAGTTGATAAAAGAAATGAAGATTATATATTTTTAACAAATTACGTATCCACAATATATGATGAAGGAAATAGAAATTTAGAAAAACCTGATGATGGTGGTATATACGTTAAAATATTCTCTAAGAATGAATATGATGAGTTTACTACGGCTTCACTACCTCAGAGTGTTGATATAAAACCTTTAGATTATACCAAATTAAAAGATGGTGAAAATCCTGGTTTTAATATTTTTGGTAGTTCATATGGTATTCAAACTTTTGAACTTTTGGATTATGGTATAAATACAACGATAAATGGTGAAACACAAGAAATTACTAATTTTCCGTATAGATATATTTTTTATTCTTTAGATTCTAGTCAGGCAATTGATGAGAATGATGTTGGACGTAAACCAGTTAAAGCAAATGGTCTTGGTTATACAAGAAAGGATAGTGGTTCTAAGGGTTTGGCAACAACTAGTTCATATGACATATATACTTGGAAAAACGGTGGTTATACCGTAAAAAATAAATATGAAATAATTTCTAATAGTTTTGACATTACATATTTAAATTTTGGTTATTTTGATTATAAGAGTGTAAATACTCACAAATCATTTGGTAAAAATTTAGAATTAGTTTACGAAAATTCATCAAATAGTAGACAAATTTCATATCCATATATTGATTTTAACGTTTTGCAACCTGATTTTCTTTTGGGTCTTGATTTTACGAAGATAGTACCAATTAGTCTTTTTGGTAGTAGATTGTATTATGAACAAACAGATGAAAAAGCTAAAGCAATATTGTTTTTACACACTTTTCCTTGGAAAGGCCTTGTAGGTGAAGGAACAGAAAGAGATAAGTCAATATTTGATATGAATGAAATTATCAGGTCATTTAATGAAAGAGCTGGATTTATATCAGTACCTAAGCTTTGGGTTTGTTTTATTGGTGGAATGCTTTGGAGAGCACAACAAACCAATGACCCAATTAAATTTTATAAAACAAATACTAACGGTGATATTATTGAGTCGTTTTTACCAAATTTTACAAGTAATTATAAAAATTCATACCCGTCTGTGAAACAATATTTGTTGTTTGAAAAACCAAGATTAAATCAACTTGGAATGCTTTTTGCTGAAAATGGTAAATATAAAAATTTAGATGTTGCTTTATTAAATTTACCAGACCAAGTTAAGAATGAGTTTATATCTGTTTTTGAATCTTTTGTTAATATAGATTGGCCATCAATATATAACAATTTAGAGATAATAGACGGTTCTGGTTCTGATTTAGTATCAAAATACAATTTCATAACGAATTTAAATAACGGTGTTATAACATCTTCTGGTGACAAACACTATGCTAATACAGAAAAAATAAAGTCAAATTTCCCAAAGAATTTTGACAATTATATTATTTTCACACCTTATTATACAGCTGGTAATAATAATCAGAACCAATATAGAAATAATTTATGGTTAGAATTAAGAGATGATGCAGCAATAAACCAAGATTTAATTTCTTTGTATAAAGAAGAAATTTTTATAGCTAACACAAATTACCGTATTTGGAATAATAAGCCACAGAGTGATGACTTTTTAAACAGAAAAGATTTTGATGTTGATAAAAAATCTTTAGATACTTACATAAAAATACTTGTAAATAAATTTAGTGGTAACACAGAATCTGTAGGTTTAAATGAGGAAGAACAATTAAAACAAGAAATTTTTGGTACTGTAAGCGATAAATTAATTAAGCTTCAGTTATATAAACTTTGTAAAAACATTTATGATAAATGGATTGGTGGTGTAAAAAATCCAGGGTCAATATTCTTTCAATGTGAATCAACAGATAGTAATACTCAACAAATAAATTTGATTGATAGTTTTAGGTTTTTAGATAGAGCATTTAAAGATATAGGTGATACGTTAGCTGTAAACCCATTTCCGTTGATGGATTATTTAACAGATAATGTAAATTCTAGTTCATATGATTTAATAACAAGTTTATTATCATCAAATAATTTTAATTTTGTTCCTTTACCTAATTTTATTAATTATAGAGACCAAAACTCTTTAGATTCAATTTTTAAAACTTTTCCAACTTATGATAATTTTAAAAATTCAACATATGGACCAACATTTATTTGTACATATATTGGAGAGGCATCAAACAGTTTAGATTTTACAAATTCAGAATATTTAAATGATGGTTTTGATTTAAGTGAAGATTTAACTGATGCTCCAGAAGATTTTAACAGCGCACTTGGTGAAAATGATTTACCTGTAACTGCATTTAAAGTTGTTTATGGTCAACAAAATCAAAATTTATTCAAAGATATAGTCTTAGACCAAAGTGAATTTAGTGAAACACTAGAATCACAACAAATAATGGAAGACATATCACAAAGAGGTAATCCAAAATACAGAACAATAGGTGGACAAAACATGTATAATATATGGTCAGTAAGAAGTTATAAAGCTGAAATTGAAATGATGGGTAATGTCATGATTCAACCCATGATGTATTTTCAGTTGGATAACATTCCAATGTTTCATGGTGCCTATATGATTATTAAAGTAACACATAGTATCAAACCAAATCATATGTCCACCAATTTCACTGGTGTTAGAATTAAAAGACCAAAAACAACATTGTTTTCTACAAGTGATTTTTATATGTCATTATTAGAAAACATAAAACAATTTAATACAACTGAAGGTACAACTTTTGGTAGTCAAAGTTCTATTGGAAGTTGGGTGGTAGGTGACGATACATGTGGTACGTATAATGTTAGAGGGGTAAAAGATTTAACAACAGATACTGAAGTTCCTACATTAACAGCAACTAAACCAATAAGAGATTTAGTCGCTAGTGTTGAAAGCGGTCTTGCTGGATATGACGCATATAATACAGGTATTGCTGGTGTTTCTGGTAATATGAATTACAAACCATCAATTTTTACTATTAAAAGAATTAAGGAATTACAAGCATTACCAGAAAATGATGTAAAAAGAATTTTTGCTGTTGGTAAATATCAATTAATACCAGAAACATTTAAAGCTATGGTGACTAGTTTAGAATTTAAAGATGATGATATATTTGATGCTAAAAAACAAGAACAAGCTGGTATTTGGTTAATTATTTACGGTGGAAATAATAGAAAAGGTTTGAGAAATTATTTTAGTCAAAATAGCACAGGTAAAGAATCAGATTTGCAATCAGCAATAACAGATTTAGCGTTAGAATTTGCATCAATGCCAACATTTTTTGGTCCAAATAAAGAAATTGCGATTAAAAAAATAAATCCAGGAGGATATTTACAAAAAACTAGTTTGTATGGTGGTAAAGCTGGAAATAGCGCATCAGCTAAATTTTGTGCGTTAGACGTAGCTAAAGCTTTAATATCTACTTGGAAAAACTTAAATCCAAATAAATCACCAGAAATTGATTATGAAACTATCAAAGCTAATGCAAAACCACCTATTGTTTAATACATTAATAAAGTTAATTGTTGGTTATTACAATTTTATTCTGTATCTTTGCAGATATGATTTTAGCAAATATTGTCTCATCTTCAAAAATTGAGGTTCCAGAAGAGTTTAATGTGGTAAAATCCATCAATAGCGTTATTGACGGTTTACCCACATTAATCATTGGTTATGATTTGGTTAATAAACATTATCCAGATTTTGACATCACAAATATAGAAATAGAACCAAATTTATTCTGGACATTTAAAAGGACAGAAAAAAGAGATAAATACGAAGAAGATTTGAATTGGTTTATAAAAAAAGTTTATGAAGATTTAACCAATAAATTGGTGTATGTTTTTGTAGACCCTATCCAATATAAACCTAGAACTCTAAAAAAGATAGTTAAGAAAATATATTCATTAAGAAACCCAATTGTTTATCAACATAAAGATATGATATACATTTATGGTGAAAATATAATCTTTGGTGTTGATTTAAAATTATTATCTTTTGTTGGTCTAAACCAAAACAAAATAAAAGAAAAAATTAATTACTTATCAGATACATTTTTGACTGAAAACCAGATACTTATAGAATACCAAAATTACATTGATATACTAAACAATAAAGTAAGGTATATCCCATATTTGTATTCTATAAAAAATGAACAAAACGATACTTCTAGCATCATTCATATTCCCAGAGAGGGTTGATTGGTTCATAAGTTACTTAGAGGCTAAATTCTCAATCACAAAAGATAAAGTATTTTGTTATAAAAATTTGGAAGATGAATCCAAATTAATTATGACGTTCAAGTTGGTGGTACAAGAAGGTAAATATCTTAACCTTAAAGATTTATTTCCAAGTGCTGTAACCATACATAAAAAAGGTACTACATTCTATACTATAAATGCCCTTAATAAATTAATAGATAAAAAGATGGGTGGTAATGGTAACATTGATTATAAATCGGTCAAGATTGATTGGTCAGAATATCAAAACAAGTTTATTTTGATAAATAATGATGATGTTAGTATTTTTCCCATAGAAAGGGTTTTTTAATGATAGTCTGATATTTATTAGTAGATAACGACTATCTAAACATTTTTTTTTATGGAAAACAAATTAACAACTGAAAAAAAAGATAAAAAAGCAGAAGCATTGGATAAGGCTTTAAATGCTATGTTAGAGAATAACCAAGAAATGGATTGCACATCTGGGGTTTGTGTAATAAAGGGTGATAAAAGCCTAGTTGAAAGAATCAATAAAAAAATAATAACTGAAGACGGAAGACAATTGTTATTTTAAGATGAGAAAGAAATTTAATCCAGAATTGTTAAAGGAAGAACAAAATAGGTTCAAAACCCTTTTGGAATATGATTTTTACCAAGAGAGAAAAGAACCACCTACCTTTAAAAAAGATATTATCCTTGGTGATTTAGAAGAAGCTGAAGAAGATGAACCAGCAGATGTTGCTGGTGCTGATGAAATTTCGGCTGATTTGGGTATTGATGTTCCAGGTGAAGAAACCACTGCGGATATTCCAGAACCAGAAATGGAAGAACCAGCTTCTGATGAAGAACCAATTGATGCTGAGCCTCCTATGGAAGAACCATCTTCTGATGAAGTTGAGGTTGATGTTACTTCACTTGTAAAGAGTTCAGAAGATGCTAAGCAATCAGCTGATATGGCTAATAAGAGTATTGAAGCATTATTGCAAAAATTTGATGAATTGGAATCTCGTATTGGTAACATGAGTGCTATTACAAATAAAATTGAAGACCTTGAAAAAGAAATTGTGAAGAGAAATCCAACACCAGTTGAAAGATTGGAAATGAGGTCACTTAGTTCATATCCTTTTAACCAAAAATTAACAGATTATTGGGCTGATAAAGAGGGTCCATATAATGTAATGGGTGAAAAGAAAAAGAAAGAATATGTTTTGACAAAAGATGATGTTGATGCTGGTTATAGTGAAGCAAACATTAAACAATCTTTTTCAAGTAAAGATAACCCATACGAAGAGGATGAAATACAAGATTATACAGAAGAAAACTACTAATAAAAGCCCCTAAATTGGGGCTTTTTTATTTTTTTATAGTTACAAGTTGCATCATTCAAAAAAGAGTAGTATCTTTGCAAAAACAACAAGAAAATAATGGCTATTTTTGCTTGACTTTCTTGTATTTTTTAGTATATTTGTAGAAACAAAAGCAAGTAAAATAACAATACATATATAGAACAAAAACAAAAACAAAATGAGTGAAAAAAAGAACGCACTAGCCGCAATGCTAGAACAGTACGAAAGCAACAACAAGCCTAAGTACGAAAAGAAAAGTGAAAAGGTTTATGACCTTAAAAACTACTTTAATACCTACATTAAAGAGGGTGTTAAGTCAGCCACAAAACAAATCAGAATCCTACCTACTACAGATGGTTCAAGTCCATTTGTTGAAATGTATGGTCACAAAGTTCAAGTTGATGGTGAATGGAAAACATTTGCTTGCTTGAAGCATGAGAAGGGTGAAGCATGTCCGTTCTGTGAGGCTCGTGAAGCTTTATTGTCTACTGGTAAAGAATCAGACAAAGAATTGGCTAAGAAGTACAACGCTAAGCTTATGTACGTTGTAAAGATTATCGACAGAGAAAATGAGGCTGACGGTGTTAAATTCTGGAGATTTAACCATGACTATCGTAAAGAGGGTATTTACGACAAAATTATCGGTGTGTTGAACGCTATTAAGAAAGATGTTACTAACCCTGAAAATGGTCGTGATTTGTTGCTCACAATTAACAGAAACCAAAACGGTGTTCCAGTTGTATCAGCTGTGGCATCTTTGGACCCATCAGTTCTTTCTGAAGACGCTGAACAATCAAATACTTGGTTGAGTGATACAAGAACATGGGAAGATGTTTATGCTGTTAAGACTTATGACTACTTGGAAATCATCGTTAAAGGTGGTTCGCCAGTATGGGACAAAGAAAAGAAGACATTTGTTGACAAAGCTTCTTTATCTAGTAACGAAGGAGAAGCTAGTAATCTTGAGTCTGAATTGACTATGGGTGTTGAAACGGTAAAGGCTAAGATTCAAACAGCTACTTCTGCACCAAGTGTAACTATCGAAGAAGAGGAAACTGATGACCTCCCATTCTAAAATAGTGATTTAGTGTTTCATAAAAAATAAGAATGGGTGAGGAATCGCCCATTTTTATTCTAGAATAACAATACATTAAGAATATTAAAAAATGGGAAAGAAACCAAGTAAACAACCTATTGAAAAAAAAGAATTTGATTTAGAAGATTTTAAAAAATCACAAGGCCTTACATTCACAGTTAAGGAAAAAGAATTATCATGGATTCCTTTATCAGAAGCGTTCCATGATGCTGTTAAGGTTCCAGGAATTCCAGTTGGTTATTTCACATCATTCCGTGGTTATTCAAACACGGGTAAATCAACTGCGATATATGAAGGAGTTGCTGGGTGTCAAAAATTAGGTATCCTACCAGTAATCTATGAAACAGAAGGTAACTGGAATTGGGAACATGCAAAAAATGTTGGTGTTCAATTTGAAGAATATGTTGATGAAGAAACTGGTGAGGTAAATTATCGTGGAGACTTCATTTTCTTACAGGGTCCAGACTTAGTAAGGATGTACGCTAACTACGACCACCAACACAGCAAAATGACTACCAAACCACTAAGATATGAACCAGTGGTTGAAGACGTATCATTCCATATGCATACTATTTTAGATGCACAACAAGAAGGTAAATTACCAAGAAACGTTTGTTTCTTCTGGGATTCTGTTGGTTCAATCAACTGCTTTAAGGGTGCAACATCAAAAACAACCAATAACCAGTGGACTGCTGGTGCATTGTCAACATGTTTCAAATCTCTTATCAACTATCGTATCCCAGCATCAAGAAGAGAAGATGCTCCATACACAGCTACATTTGCTGTTGTACAACAAATATGGTTGGATAACGAAAACAAAGTCATCAAACATAAGGGTGGTGAAGCATTCTTTTATTCACCAAGACTTATCTTCCACTTTGGAGGAATTCTTACACATAGCACTGAAAAGCTTAAAGCTACATTAAATGGTGAAGAGTTTCAATTTGGTGTTGAGACAAGAATCAGGTGTGAAAAGAACCAAGTTAACGGTATCGAACAGAAGGGTAAGATTGCGTCAACTCCACACGGATATTGGAATCCAGACAAAATCAATGATTACAAAGAAGAACACAAAGATTTCATCAAACAACACTTGAACACTGAATATGATGATTTTTTAATTGAGAAAGAAGAAATTGGATTAAGCAAAGAAGATATGATGGCTTAATTATTTGTTAACCTTTTAAATTAAATTTGTGAATAAAAGACCACCAAAAAACGGTGAAAAAATAATAAAAAAACAAAACACACTTTTGGTAGATGGAAATGCTCTGTTTAAAATGGGGTATTTCGGTGCCAAAAATGAATACAATCATCATGGTGAACATATTGGTGGTTTGTATTCATTTTTAACCATCCTAAGAAAGATATTAACGGAAGACATATATCATAGGGTATATGTCTTCTGGGATGGTAATTTTAGTGGCAAGCTTCGTTATGAGATTTATGAGCCATACAAAAGCGGCAGAGGCAAGGATTACATTAATGGTACTCAACCTGATGATATAAACGAGCTAATGCAGCGTAGGATGGTTTGGAACTATCTAAATGATATGTATGTTAGACAAATAAGTCATGAAGTGATTGAGAGTGATGATTTTATTGCTTATTATTGTTTAACAAAAAAAGAAAATGAGAATATAACTATTGTATCAACTGATAGGGATTTTCTACAATTGCTTTCTGAAGATATTAAAATTTATTTTTTAGATTTGAAGGTTTATGTTGATTTATCAAACTATTCTTCGTATTTTTGTTATCACAAAGATAATTGCGTTTTAATGAAGACAATGACTGGTGATGTTAGTGATAGTATCAAGGGTATAAAAGGTCTAGGTGAGACAAAATTAATATCTTTATTTCCTGAACTTAAAACAAAAAAATTAACTATTGATGAAATCGTAGAAAAAGCTAAAAAACAACAAGAAGAGCGCATATCTTCCAAACAAAAACCTCTTAAGATTTTGGATAACATTATCAATAGAGTTACTGATGGTGTTCAAAAAGAAAAGATTTATGAGATTAATGAAAGACTTGTAAATTTACATCGGCCAATGATAACAGAAGATGCGGTAGGTGAATTAGAACTTCTAAAAGAAAACACGTTGGATTCATCAGGGCGTGATTTAAAGAATGTTCTTATTATGATGAAAAAAAATGGGTTGGATAAGACCCTTGGTGAAACTAGATTCGCAGAATTTCTTTTACCATTTAAAAAACTTATCGACAGAGAAAATATTTTTTAACATTTTAAACAAAAAAAAATGACAACTACAACAAAATCAAATACGTTTGACCAAAAAAAGATTGAAGAACAACGTTTTGAATTCGTCCTCTACATCAACAATCACATTATTTGTCAGAGGTATTTCCACATCCGCAATTTTAATGAACAATCCGTTAAGTCTTATGAAATGAAAGAGCTTATGGATATTATTTGCGGCATGAATAATGGCCAATTAGGTAGCATGGGTATAATACCTAATTTCTTGAAAAAGAAATCACAAGAATTATTATGGTCTTATTATAACCCATTTGTTACAAATATTGATTCACCTGTTAAAAACACACCAGAAAGAATTGATAATTTCCAATTTGAAATAAAAATTGATAAAAAATCTGTGGCTAAAAGTGAATTTTCTGGTAATGTTTTTCCAACAAAAGTTCGTTATGCTGTTGATATTAAGGAAGTTATTCCATCAATTATATCTGAAATCAGGGAATTTTTAAGTAGAGAAAATTATGAGAAGGTGGTTGTCTAAACAACCACTTTCTTATATTTATCATAAAATAGTTATTAAAGTATTAAAGTATAATGGCAAAGATAAACAGAGATAATTTAGCTTTTTTGGGTATAGACTATGAATTTCGTCTTATAGCTCAACTGTTAATAGATAGAAAATTCGCAAATGCTATTATAGATATAGTCGACCCAAATTATTTTAGCGATTCTTATCTAAGAGTAATTGCTGCCACTGTAAAAGAAGCTAAAGAAAAAGATGATATTGTCCCAGATATGGGAAGTATTAAGTTTAGATTGTTTGAAAGCGTGACTGATGATATACAAAGAAAATATATTATTAAGCAATTAGCCAAGATTCAAGAAGCTAGTTCATATGATGGTCTTAAAGTTCAAGACATCGCAATGAAATTTTGCAAACAACAAGAATTAAAAAAATCAATCAAACAAATTCAAAAAATCATAGATGTTGGTGATATTGAAAATTATGAACAATGTGAAACCATTTTAAGGAAAGCATTGGAACATGGTGACAATAAAGATGATGGCATGGATATTTTTGATAATATTGATAATGTGTTGGTTGATGATTTTAGGAAACCAATAAGAACTGGTATCAAGGGTTTGGATGAAGTCATGGACGGTGGCTTATCTAAGGGTGAATTGGCGGTAATACTTGCACCATTTGGTGTTGGTAAAGCTCAACCATTGTTTTCTAAAATATTAACACCAAATGGTTGGAAAACAATGGGTGAAATTAATGTTGGTGAATATGTTATTAGTAGAGATGGTAAGCCTACAAAAGTAATTGGTGTTTTCTCACAAGGTAAAAGGCCGATATATAAGGTTAAAATAAATGATGGTACAGAAACATTGTGTGACGCTGAACATTTATGGAGTGTTAACACTATTAACCAAAGAAATAGGAAAACTAAAAAAGATGGTAAGATTATTTATTTAGAATCAGACAACTCTTTTAAAGTGATGAAAACTATTGATATGGTTAATAATGTTAAGGTTTGGAATGGTAAAAGGTTAAATTATAAAATTCCTATCGTATCACCAGTTGAATTCAACAAAAAAGAGTTAATAATTGACCCATATTTATTAGGTGTAATTCTTGGTGATGGTTGTATAACAACGTCAAATCAACCACATTTTGTTACTAAAGATAATGAAATCATTTCTGAAGTTAATAAAGTTTATAAGAATATTTCAATTAGTGAACAAAATAGAAATATTGAAAAAGACGTTGATGGTGAATTAGTATTAATCAAACGCTCATTAATTAAGGTTTCGTTATTGGGTATTAAAGACTCATTGGTTAAGCTTAATTTGTATGGTAGTAATTCCACCTCTAAATTCATACCAACAGATTATCTTTACTCATCAGTGTCTGATAGGGTTAGTTTATTACAAGGATTAGTTGACACTGATGGGTATGTTGACGGACATAGGCTTGAGATATCCACGGTTTCTAAAAATTTATCAATTGGTATTAGAGAATTAATTCTATCATTAGGTGGTAGGGTGTCAATAACTGAACAAATTGGTAAGTATGGTGATACATTTTGTAAAACATATTATCGAATTACTTTCAGTTTTCCAGATAATGGTGTTGTTCCAAGTAGATTAGCTAGAAAACTAAATAAATTTAAACCTAGAACAAAATATTCTGAAAATAAATTTATAGAATCTATTGAATATTTTGGTGAAGAGGATGCTAAATGTATTATGGTTGATAACCCAGAACATTTATACGTTACTGATGATTATATTGTAACGCATAATACCACCATGATTACCAAGCTTGCTAACACTGCTGTAAACGATGGTCACAATGTTTTACAAATATTCTTTGAGGACAACCCAAAAGTTATCCAGAGAAAACACTTAGCTTGTTGGTCTGGAATTGACCTTAATAGTCTTGCATTACATAAGGATGAGATTATTGATATGTGTGTTAAAAAAGAATTAGAATCAAAATCTGGTGGAGGTATCTTAAAGCTTAAAAAGTTTCCTAGTGATGGAACTACTATGCCTATGATTAGACAATACATCAGAAAAAAAATTGCTGAAGGTTTTAGACCAGATATTGTTCTATTAGACTACATTGATTGTGTACAACCATCTAGACAATATGATGACATATTCTCTGGTGAAGGTAGTGTAATGCGTCAATTTGAATCAATGTTAGCTGAGTTAGATGTAGCTGGATGGACAGCCGTGCAAGGTAACAGAAGTTCTATAAAAGCAAACGTAGTAGAAGCTGACCAAATGGGTGGTTCAATCAAGAAAGGTCAAATAGGTCACTTTATTGTGTCTATAGCAAAGAATCTTGACCAAAAAGATGCTGGAACCGCTACGATGGCTATTCTTAAATCACGTTTCGGTAAGGACGGTATCATATTCGAAGACATTATTTTTGATAATGCAAAAATACAAATTGACATGAATCAAAATAAGGTTGGTAGAACACGTGTAGAACACCGTGAAGATGTTGAAAGGGCTGGTGTTAATAGGGCAGCAGAAGTATTTATAGCTTCAAAAGCTAGACGAGAAGCCTTAGAAGGTGAATAAAAAAATTAAAAAAAATTAAAAATGTATTTAAAAGATAAAACACTTAAAAAACGTTACTCTATTTTCCCAATCATTCATAATGATTTGTGGCAAATGTATAAAAAAGCGGAATCCCAAACTTGGGTTGCTGAAGAAACAGATTTGAGCAAAGATAAGTTTGATGAATTAAAAGAAAATGAAAAAACATATCTTAAAAACATATTAGCTTTTTTTGCTATATCTGATGGGTTAGTTATAGATAATCTAGCAACCAACTTTCTAAATGAAGTTGAGATATTGGAGGCTCAATATTTTTATGGTCACCAAACATTTATTGAACAAGTTCATGCAAATGGGTATTCTTTGTTAATAGATACGTTCATAAAAAATCTTCTTGAAAAAGAAGAATTATTTAATTCTATGGAAAGTAATCAGGCTGTTGCTAAAAAAGCAGCTTGGGCTGAGAATTGGATACAACACCCATCATTTGCACATAGACTTGTTGCATTTGCTTGTGTAGAGGGTATTGCGTTTTCTAGTGTATTTTCTGGTGTTTTTTGGTTTAGAAGTAGAAATAAGATGCCAGGTTTAGCTGCAATGAATGAACTTATTCTTAGAGATGAAACATTCCATTATGAATTTGCTATAAATCTATATAACAATTATTTAAAAGATGATTACAAGCTTTCTCAAGATGAATTAAGGAATATCATACTTGGTTGTTATGAAGTAGAAAAAACATTTGTGGAAGAAAGTATGCCTGATGGATTGCAAGGTATCACTAAGAATGACATGGTTAAATATGTTCAGTATGTAACAGATATTGTTTTAAATGACTTTGGATGTGAAAGAGAATTTAAGGTTTCAAACCCATTGGAATATATGTCAAGAATTGGTTTGTCATCTAAGAATAACTTCTTTGAAAAGAGAGAAGGTGAATATACCAGAGTAGATATTCCAGTAACTACTGATGGAATTTTTGATGAAGAATTTTAAACAACAAAAAAAAATGAGAATCGTAAAAAGAGATAAAACAACACAGGCTTTTATGCCTAATAAAATCTTGAGTAGAATCAAGGCACAATCAATTGGATTGAAAGTTGATGCTGATGCTCTATTTCTTGAGGTTATGCCTTTAATTTCTGACAACATCACAACAACTGAAATTGATGAGATAATTGCGTTTAAAGCTGCTGATAAGATAATTCAACATCCAGACTATGCTTTATTAGGTGGTCGTATTTTATTGAGTAGACAATCAAAGTTAATAGGAAAAGAACTTCAACCAATAGATTTAACTTATGATTTCTTTGCTGCAACAACATTCTTATCAAAATATTCAATGAGAGATAACACAAAAGCGCCTATTGAACTACCATCATGTATGTATGAGCGTGTTGCCAGTCATTTGCATGGTGATGATGAAAAGGCTAAGAATGAATTATTAAAAGAACTTAAAACTAAAAGATTAAACTTTGCCACTCCAATCTATACCAATGCTGGTATTGAAAAAAGAGGCGGTATGATTAGTTGTAATTTAACACACTTAGAAGAAGATTCTTTTGAAGGTATTGAAGCTACCCTAACAAAGATAGCTGCGGCATCAAAAGAGGGTTCTGGTATTGGATTACTTATAGACCCACTAAGAAGCAAGGATAGCGTGGTAGAATCATTTCAAGGAAATGCTGGTGGTGTTGTTCGTTTAGCAGACATGGTTCAATCTAAAATGCGTTTTTATAAGCAAGGTTCTCGTTCTGGTAGCTGTGCGCTTTATTTATCAGTATGGCATAAAGACATATTAGATTTCTTGGAACTTACATTACCGATAGGTGATGAACAATTGAGAACTAGGGATTTGTTTACTGCTGTTATCATCAACGACTTATTCATGAAAAAGTTGGAAAAGAATGAAGATTGGTATTTATTTTGCCCTAACGACATCAAAAAAGCTGGATTAAAAGCTCTTCATACTATTTGGGGTGAAGAATTTGAAACAGAATACCAAAAAGCTGTTGATTTAGGTATAGGTAAGAAGATTAACCCAAAAGAAATCTTCGACTCAATTATCAAAGCACAGGTTGAAAGCGGAAGACCATATGTTATGTTCAAAGACAATGCGAACAGACGTAATATGCAAGCAAATATTGGTCCCATTACACAATCAAATCTTTGTATAGAAGTCTTCCAAGCTTCAAAACCAAGATACACTCCGCAATGTACATTAGGTTCAATTAATCTAACCGAACATAACGGTCTTAAATCAATTGAGAAATCAACAAAGGTTATGGTTAGAGGTCTTAATCAAGTTATCAATAAGAACAAATGGAGTGATGATTGGAGTATGTCTGCTGGGTTAGACCAAAGAGCTTTGGCAATTGGTGTTGCTGGTTTGGCTGATTTCTTTGCTAAGAAGAAAATATCCTTTGAAAGTGATGAAGCTAAAAAGTGGATGCATGAAATATTTGAAACCATGTATAAGGCAGCTGTTGAAGAATCAATGGCTATGGCTGATGAACTTGGTGTAAATTATCCATCTTGGGAAGGTAGTCCATATTCTAATGGTGAAACCTATATTGAAGGTTGGTCACCAAAACCAGCTGGAGAACCTATACCGATGTATAATAGCTTGTTATTAGGTCTAATGCCAACTGCTTCATCAGCAATATTATTGGGTTCTTTTGAATCATTTGAACCAGTAACAGCCAATCTATTTACGAGACGTGTAGGACAGGGTGAGTTCTTGGTTGTTAACAAATATTTGGTTAATGAATTGATTGAAAACGAACTTTGGGATTCTGATATGATTGATAAGGTTATTAAAAACAAGGGAAGTATTCAAAGTATTGTTGAAATTCCAGAAGACATAAGATTTAGATATAAAGATGTTTGGGAGATACCACAAAGGGTTTTATTAGATTTAGCTATAATTAGAAACAAATATGTAGACCAATCACAATCATTAAACGTTTATCATGCTGATGCAAAATACGCAAAGATTGCTAGTGCTTTGATGTATGCTTGGAAAGGTGGGTTGAAAACTGGTGTTTACTATACTAGAACCAAATCTAAGTTAGAAACCAATACAAAATTGGCGACTACACAAGTATCGGTTACCAAAAAACCAAAAGATAGTCAATTTGAATGTTTTGGTTGTTCAGCGTAAAAAAAAATAGAAAATAATAAAAAGGGCCTAAATTGGCCCTTTTTTATTTGCACATTTACTTACAAAAATCTTTAGCTATAATATTTATGTAAAAACAAGCAAATGGCTAAAGGAAAATATATAAATATTGACTATCCATTTAAGAATAGCCCAAAAGGTTTTTTCTTAAATCTAAATTCTGATGATAGGTCAGCTATAAAAGCTGATTTAATGCATCTTATTTTAACCAGAAGGGGTCAAAGATTATACAATCCAGACTTTGGTACGGATTTATTGAGGTTTATTTTTGAACCAAATGATTCATTAACACTTAGTGGGATAAAACAAGAAATAACAAATGTAGTTAAAAAATATCTACCTAACTTACAAGTAAATGAAGTCAGTGTAACACCATCAGAAGAGAGTGAATACGCTGCTGTGGTTAGGATAGATTACACAATAACAGATAACGTTTTCGAAACAACAGATTTCGTAATAATTAACATATAATATGGCAAATCAAGGTATTAATTATTCATCACGCAATTTTGCTGACATAAGGTCTGACCTAGTTGATATGGTTAGACAGTATTATCCAGATATTTTTAACGATTTTAATGATGCATCAGTGGGTATGATGCTATTGGAATTAAATGCTGCCGTAGGTGACATGCTATCTTTTAATACAGATAGAATGTTTCAAGAAACACAAATTGATTATGCACAAGAAAGAAAATCAATTCTTTCAATGGCTAGAACATTTGGATTAAAGGTACCAGGAAAACGTCCAAGTGTAACCATTGTAGATTTTTCTGTTACAGTACCACCATTTGGTGACACTTTTGATATATCTTATGCTCCATTAATTAGAGCTGGTGCTCAAGCAATTGGTGGTGGAAAAGTATTTGAGACATCTTATGATATAGATTTCTCAAGTCCTTTTACGATTGGTGGTATTCCAAATAGATTAATTATTCCAAACTTCAATTCGAATAATATTTTGATTAACTATACATTAGTCAAAAGAGAAATCGTAGTAAATGGTTTTACGAAAATATTTAAAAAGGTTATTAACCCAGTTGATGTAAAACCATTTTTTGAACTTATATTACCAGATGATAACGTTTTGTCAATTGATTCAATTATTACACTTCAAGGAACCAATTATACAAAAGACCCAAGTTTGGACCAATTTTTAGATGTTGAAAATAGATGGTTTGAAGTTGATGCTTTAGCTGAGGGAGATGTTTTTATTGAAGACAATGCACAAGTAAGTGACAATCCAGGGGTTAGACCTGGAAAATGGATAACAACAACCAAGAGATTTATTCGTGAATATACTGACCTAGGTTTTACTAGAATCATATTTGGTGGTGGTAGTATAGATACCAGTAGTCTTTCTGATTTTGATACAAACACTGCGTTAGTAAACCAAATAGGTGATTTTATTAATAACACAGCATTAGGTGAAACACCAACAGCAAACGAAACAATGTTTGTTAAGTATAGAGTTGGTGGTGGGTCTGATACCAATTTAGGTGTTAATGTATTAACTAATACTGGTATTATAAACATGGTTGTTAATGGTCCAAACCAGAACATAAACACGGCAGTAAGGGCTTCTATTACTGTAAACAATGCTTTTCCAGCATTAGGTGGTAAAGATGCTCCAAGTGTTGAAGAATTAAGAAACTTTGTTAGATATAATTTTTCTTCACAAAATAGAGCTGTAACAATAAAGGATTATCAAACAAGAATTGGTTTAATGCCAGGCCAATTTGGTGTACCATTCAGATGTGGTGTTTTTGAGGAACAAAATAAAATTAAAGTTTATATTTTAGGTTTAGATAGTAATTCAAAACTGACAAATAATTCTACCAGTACACTTCAACAAAATATAGCTACTTATTTAGCTGATTACCGTATGATGAATGATTATGTTCAAATATCTAATGGTAAAATAATTAACTTAGCTTTTGAAATTGATTTATTTATTGATAAAAAGTCACCACAATCACAGATTGCGACACAAGTTATTTCAACAGTACAAAACTTTATGGATATAAATAAGTTTCAAATGGGTGATAACGTTTATTTATCACCACTTGTTGAGGCTATAAATAATGTCGGTGGTGTATTGAACGTAATTGATTTGAGGGTTTACAATAAGGTTGGTGATGATAAGTATAGTGTTAATGAAATTTCACAACCATATATTGATGCTTCTACTAGACAGATAGATATATCAAATGATTACACATTGTTCGGAGACCCAATAAGTATGTTTGAAATAAAATATCCAGCGTTGGACATCAAAGTTAGGGTTAAGTAAGGTTTCCTTATAGTATAAAAATGTGTATAATTGGGAATAATAAAGTTTAAAAAGAAAACTATGGGTTGTAATTGTAAAAAAAATAATTTATCAGACGAAAATTTGGTTAAAAAAGATGAAAAAATAACTTTTAATTCAACTACTATTTTAATATACACATTGAAAATAGTAGGTTTTATTATTATGTTACTTTTGTTGCCGTTAATAAATTTATACATAATATGGTTAATGTTTGAAACAATAATTTTAAATAAAAATGTGACTTTGCTTCCTTTATTAACATTTATTGGTAATAAATTTAAAGAAAAAGAAGATGAAGATGATGAAATATTTTCACCAAATGAAATAAATGAATTAACAGAAAGTGATGTTATTTTATTACAATCAGAAGAAATAACAAAATAGGAAAGTAATTAGTAATGCCAAATTCAATAAGAATAAAAACAACACCAAATGGAGGTGATAAATATTTAAAATTAAAATTAGACCAAGAATTTGATTTTATTGAAATATTGTCATTAAAAGTAACACAAGAAGAAGCTTATCAAAATTTTTGTTCTGATTATGGTGTTGTTGTTGGTAGAGTAATTGTTAATAGTGGTTTTGGTGTACCAAATGCTAAAGTTAGTGTTTTCATACCAATAGACGATATAGATAAAAACAATAGTGTAATAAAAAATTTATATCCTTATGAAGTTGTAACAGATACAAATAATGAGGGTATTAGATATAATGTTTTACCTAAAGAACCATCTATTGACAATGAATGTTTTACATCGGTTGGAACTTTACCTAATAAACGTGAAATATTAGATAATGAAGTAGTTCAAGAAGTTTATTGTAAGTATTACAAATTTACCAGTACAACTAATAACGCTGGGGATTTTATGATTTTTGGTGTTCCAGTTGGAACACACATTTTACATGTTGATGTTGATTTATCAGATGCTGGAGCCATTTCACAAAGACCATATGATTTCATAAGACAAGGTTATTCACCAAAACAATTTGAAACTTCTACAAAATTTAAAAAAAATACGAACTTAGATAAATTACCACAAATAAAATCGACCAATATTGGTATTAATGTACAACCATTTTGGGGTGATATGGATAATTGTGAAATTGGTATAACCAGAGCTGATGTAGATTTGAATTTTATCGTAACACCAACAGCTATTTTTATGGGTAGTTTATATGGTGATAATGAAAAAAACAACTTAACGCAACTATGTCGTCCTTTAATAAATATTGGTAAGGTTTGTGAACAAACTGTTGGTGCTGGTACGATTGAAATGATAAGAAAAAATATTGATGGACAAATTGAAGAATTTAGTGTTGAAGGTGGAAAAGTAATTGATGAAGACGGAACTTGGGCTTTTCAAATTCCAATGAATTTAGATTATGTTATTACTGATGAAACTGGTAATACTATCCCATCAGCAGACCAAAATGAAGGTGTACCAACTAGAGCCGATGTAAGGTTTAGAATATCAATGGATGAAACTGGTGGTGAAGGAAAGCTTAGGACTAGAGCAAAATATTTGGTACCTAATAATCCACAAAATCGTAACGAAATAGATTATAATTTTGACGAAAATACTAAAGATAGTAGTTTTAAAAATTTATATTGGAATAAAATATATACAATTTCTAATTTTATACCAAGATATCAGAAACAAGTTAGAGCAGCCAACAATAGGAACATGATTGGTATGAAAGATGTTGATGCTTGTGTTGGTAGTAGAAATCCTTTTCCATATAATAGAATAGACACAGATATCAATCCGATATTTACATTACTTTGTATATTGATAAGTATAGTTGGTTTTATTATATATTTAATAAATATAACTATTATTGCTATAATAAATGGTATAATAAGTATAATAAATGGTATTATTGATTTTTTAAATAGTTTTGGTTTTGGAATAAATAAACCAGATTATATACCTTGTATATCTGTTGAGTGTCCAGCAGATAGCGGTGTTAGATTTGCACCAGGATGTAGAAGGGGTTCTAATGGTTTTAATCAAAGTAATCTTAATGGTTCTAATTTAACATATTATTGTGGAGATGATTTTAATGGTAGTTGTAGTGAAAATATATTAGTTGGTTTAGATGATTGTTGGTCTTTTCAAATGGCAGTTGCTTTAAATATTTTTAAGTTTGATTTCTATAATGATTGGATAGTAGGTACATTATATTATTTTTTATTAAAATATAAAAAAAGAAGAAAAGGTGCTGAGAAATTTTGTGAATATGATTGTAGAGACTTCACTAGTGACCCTAATTATACTGGTGCAGATGGTAATAAAAATGGTATACCAGATAATTTTTGCTGGAACCAAGAATTACTAGATACGTGTTTTAAATGTGGTGATAATCCTGTTTTTACACAAGATTGTCAAAAAGAAACTAGAGATGTAAAAATACGAGAAGGATTAGTAAAAAAATACGAAGATGAATTATATTATGCATCAACAACACATAGCACTAATTTTAGATTGTTTGCAACAGATATTATTTGTTTAGGTTCAGTGCTTAATTGTGATTGGCAAGGTTATCCAAAATTACAAGATTTTTTAGTTGAAACCACATATAAATTACCAACAGAAACTGGTGTAATAGAACAACAACCAGATGGTAGTTATGCTTTGGTTGAAAGTGGAATGGTAACTATTAATGAAACAAATGGTTTATTTTTTGATATTAATTGTGGTGGTTTACATGTTAACAGCCAACAATGTTTAAATTTAAGACACATATGTGAATTTGGTGTTGATGTTGATACTGCTATTTTTGATGACCAAACAAATATTGTTTTAAAAGAGGCTGATGGTACAATAAGTGTTGAGGAAATATCTGACTTTAATTTACAGTTTAGAGATACTTATACATATATTAATAGAAACCAATCTTTTCCAACTAGATATTTATTACCAATTGGTATTGACACTAATTTTAATATAAATAGACGAGGAGTTTATGATTTTTCTTCAATAAGTGATAATGGTCGTGATTACGCTAATTTTAGAGGTTATACATCAGACAATTATTATGTTCAACCAAAACATTCATACTTTATGTTTTTTGGTATGGTTCCAGGTAAAACAGCCTTATCTAAGATGAATTTTAGATATTTTAATCCATGTCCTATTGTTACATCTTCAAATATTTCTGTATTAACAACAATAACTCCGTCAAGTGTAGGATGTAATGGTCAAATAATACTAGATTTTGTTGGTGGTGAAGCACCATATTATTATACTGTTACGAGTAATAATACTAATATAAATGGTGTTCCACAACAACCATATTATCATAGTGGTAATACAGAAACTCTTCCAATATCACCACTTAACGGTCTGTGTTCTGGAACATACGTTATTACTGGTGTTGATTCATTAGGTTATCCTTTTTCTAAAACAGTATCAGTTTCTGGTCCTCAACCATTAGAATGTTTGGTAAGTGTATCTAGTGATGTAGCATCTTTAACAACAGTTGATGGAGAGATAACTATATATAATATAATTGGTGGTGTGCCACCATATACTTATAATTTATATGATTCAAACAATAATCCAATACAAACATCTCTAGCTAACCCAATTCAATCACCAGCTACAATAACTAATTTACCTATAGGTACATATAAAGTTGTTATTAGTGATTCAGAAAATAAACAATGTATAACAACTGGTTTAACCATTAATGGAATAACAACATTAACAGTCACTCCAACCAAAAAAGATGCTTCTTGTCCAAATACACCTGATGGTGAAATAACTTTAACTGTCACTGGTGGTCGTTCAATTTATTTTTTTGAAACCACTGGTATAACAGACACTACATTTTATAGTAATTCAGCAACTATGACTGGATTATTACCAGGTCAATATTCATCAAGAGTTAGCGATAGTTCAAACCCACCACAAATATTTAGAGTTATTTCAACAATTTCGACTCCACAACCGCTACAAATTGACCCAGCTGCTAACACTTTAGTTTATAAACAATGCGACCCTAATACATATAAAATATCTTTTATTGCAACAGATGCTGGTGTAGTTAATTCTTTGAAGGATATTGAGTATAGATTAGACGCAGACCCTACATGGTTTTCAATTCAAAGTAATGGGTTGTATACAACACCTGGACAGATAATGAGTTTTAATATTTCAGCTTACATATCAAATTCAATAACATTTAGACTAGTTGGCAATGGAAATTGTAGGAGTAACAGTATAGAGTATAATTCAATAAGAAGACCAAGCGCTGCCTTATCAGCAACACATACCAAAATATTTAACAACAATACTGGTTTATACACTTATACGGTAACTATTAATGGTGGTATAGGTTCATATAACGTAACATCAACTCAACAAAATACTGTTAGTATTAATAACAATGTTGCAACAATTCAAAGTACTTTTAATCCTTTAACAATAAAAATAACTGACAATGTTGGTTGTGAAATTACTAAGATATTAACATGAGTACTGAAAGAATACAAAAGATTTTAAATTCTGAATTATCTAAAGAAAACACCAATACTGATGCATATTTGAAGATTTCTTTAGATAATAGTGAAAGGTTATTACCTCCAGATGAAATAATTAATATTGTTAATGTTGCTGAAAGATTTAATGTTGAAAGACAAAGAAGTACTTTTTATAGGATTATTGGTACAATTAATTTAGTAGCTTCAAACCCATTATTTAATTTAAATGATTCATACAATAATGATGAATATACTTGGAGTACTTTTAACTATAAAGACCCAATAACAAATGAATATAGATTTTTTGAACCTGTTTATACTACTGTAATAAATTCAAATTTGGTTGAAAATCAAGGTTGGTTTGGTTATTATGAACCAGACATATCTAGAACTGGTTTTTGTGGGTTTTTTGATATGGAACCAAAAAGAGAAAGGTTTTATTTTTTACCAGATATAAAACCATATAATAACCCTTCTTTACCATTTGTTAAAAACTGGGAGTTAACTATTACGTATCCACACGCTGTAGATAGTGAGCATACTTTAGTTAATGGTGGATTATTGATTGCAGATATTGAACCAGCAGTTGTTTCTACAAGGGTAATGACAGCTTTTGCTATGCCATGTAAGCATAATTTACAAGTTGGTGATGTTGTTAGAATAAGTGGAACAGTTAATTATGATGGTGACCATATTGTTGTTAGAACTGGTAAAGATAATGGTGATTTAAAAGACTATTATTTTGTGATTGATGCCAATCCAACAATAGGGTTAATAAATGAAAATTCTAGAATTAAAAGGGTTGTAAATAATTTTGAATCACAATATTATTTTAGAAGGTTTAAAAAAATAAAAACAAAAAATTACCCAGTAATGAAAGATGGTGATTTTGAAGTTTATAATGTAGCATTTAGTCAAAATATATATAATGATTCTATAACTCAATTTTGTTTTAATGATGATGTTGATATTAGTAATTTAACTGATAATTTAGGGAGACCATTAACAGAACTTTATTTAAGCATGATTAAAACAGACAGTAATGCTTTGTTTTCAAAAGTTTCATCTGGTATTGAAACACCTTTAATAGCTAGATTAAATGATAGCCCAACGATTCAATATTTAAGAAAAATTCCAGTAATTAATAAAATACATAACGGAAATGGTTCTCCATGGCCTAGTCATGTTCCATTGGAATTAGATATCAAAATAAATTCACTAACTAATGATTTTTATGGTGATTTGGTGGAGTATAATAAATATGAAGTAAAAGAAACAGTGTTAGCTGATGTTTTGCATAGATTTAATACGATTAATAGAGAACAATATACTGCTGAAATAACTTATATTTCATCACAAGTTAATAATGATTCTACACTAGTAACAACTAATTTAGGTCCTAGACAAGAAGGTTATTTTTACAAACCACACAATTTGTTAAAAATAAAACAACTATCTACGTATGTGGAACAAGGAACAACAGCGACAACTGGTAATATACCAAGCTATGCTTCTGATTTGGGTAATGGTCAATATTTTTGGAGAGATATTTTAGATATTGGGGTAATTCAAACTAACACAAGTTTAATAGACTATGCTTTTTTAAACGGTAGTCATTATTTGTATAATAACTATTGTTTTTACCTTAGAAGACAAGACCCATTTGATGAATGGGATTTATACTACGGAAAATTTCCTGCTGACCCTATTGGTGAAAGAATAACTGATAATTTTAAATCTAATTCTTCAGAAGATGTTTGTTAATAATTTTAAAATAAATCTGAATACTATTAGTGGTGAAACTACTGCTACTACTATTAATATTCCTATAAATATGCAATATCAGTTGGTAGACCAAGCTGAGTTGGTTGATAGAGTTTTTGTTGATGTAGAAACAGAAAAAGCAATAAACCCTATAATCGACTATGAAAAAGTCAGATTTACACCATTAGATTTAAATGGAAATTATTTACATGGTATTTATTACAATGTCTATATGTACATAAATAACACTTATGTTAATAATTATGGAGCAATTGGATTCACAAATGATGACATTAAATTTCAAACAGAAGCGTTTAAACAAAGTTTTATAAATTTAAATTTTTACGATAGTGACAATCCCTTGGTTCAAAACTTAGTCAATAATATAACTTTATATCCAAGACTTACGGTTGACAATTTATTCCCTGCAAGTAGTGTAAATGGTATTCCAGGTCAACCATTACCAGCAACTGCTATTACGTTAACTTTTAAAATAGAAAGTCCTTTATTTGTCCCAGATAAAGTTTCTGAAGGTTTTTATTTATATGATTATAAAGATGAATTGGCGGTAAATGAATCAAAATATTTATACATGAGAGCTAGTTTTAATAATGCAAAAATTGGTACGTCAACAAACCTTATGGTTAAAAATTCGCCACAACCAATTGATAAATTAGTTCACGAATTATATACTAGATATAAATTAACTAGAAAAGATGATGGTTATTATTATGAAATAGATAACACTTATCAAGGTAATTCAGGGGTTACAGGTACAAATAATGTTATTTATGTCAACCGTAATAAAATTGTTAGGGTTAATTTATATCAAATAAGGGCATTATAAAATAATTATTGAAAATGTATTCTATTATTAAACGTAAAATATTACTAGAAAATAGTATAGATAGGAGTAGCAACAATTCGAATTGGGGAACCTTAACTGCTACTTCTTTCTACATTAATGTTTTTTTAACACAAAATATTGATGATATGGGTCTTTTTACTAATTTAGACTACATTCCATCAATTACAGCGACAACTTACACAACCCCTTTATCACCTACAGAACTTATTACACTTAGATTTCAAAATACCAATGAAACGAATTATTACAATTATCAAAATTTATTTATTACTGGAACAACCGATACAAAAAAAGAAGATTTGATGTCTTACGATGAGGATGATAGATATATTGTAGGGTTCGATATGGATGTTGAAAATTATACCAATTATCAAGGAGTAAATGTTGATGGAGTTAGTAGAATAATTAGTGACGGAGAACCTTCTATATATGTATTTGATGCTGAAAATAATCAGGATATTGGTACCAACAATCAAAATACTGGAATTTTATATAAAGATTACACTGGATTAACCAAAACAACGATAATAGATGGTGTTCAAACCACAATACCCTTAACTGAATTTAGATTTGTTGGTGAAGGATTAAATCAAACAAATGTATCATTATCGGCTTTAACAAAAGAAGAATATTTATTTGGAATTATTTCTAAACCAGAAGTACAAAATGATGTATTTATAGAAAGAGGTGTAACTAGCGTTATGGATATGCATTTAAGAATGTCTGAAATTACAAATTTGGGACAACTTACCAGATACGGTAACGGTTTTTATACCATAAGAAGAACATAATAATTACTTATTTGAAACTATAACTATCTTTAAAACTTAAAAACATACAATGGCAACAGGCACCTATGGAATAGTACGACCAGCTGACATCACGCCAAGTGATGTAGAGATATTTTATCATTTTACACCATCTAGAGATAGTATAGGAAACACAGCGCTTTCAAAATTGAATCCATCTGAAGTTTTAATACCTATAGATAACCCAAATAAAATCCAATCAAACATAACTGGTTTTGAATTATTTGGTGGTATGTATACGCTTAAGCTACCAGCAGCTACATTTGGTCTTAAGGGTTTTTACACCATTATTATAAAACCTATAGAGATTAGAACAACAATTACAGATGTTGGTGTATTATCTGCTTTTCCAGATATTTCTGGTTTATTATTTGACACATCAACAATACCTACTGAATTTTTAGCTAAATTTGAAAATAATGGGTTGGTTGGTTATAGAGTTGAATATTTAGATACAAACACATCATCTCCAGATGCAAAGATTCACAACTTTTTTAGGGTTATAACATCAAATAACAGAGCTGAAGCAGTTAATCAAAATTTAACAAATTCAAATCAAAAGGCTATTAGATATAGATTTAACGACAATTCATCATTAACTTTTTGTACAGTTTCACCAGCTTCAGCATCAAACGTTAAACCAAATGCGTTACCATACATTGGTCAACCAAACCAAAATGTTATTATTACAAATACATTTTTTAACCCTATAATGGTTGAAATTGAAGTGGTACAACACGATATTGAAACATTAGCTTTTGGTATATTTGGTAATCAAACCAAGTCTCTTGAAGATGGAATTTATACTATTTATAACTTTAATAATGATATTTACAAGCAATATGACTTGTATGAAATCAAAGATAGGTTTACTGGTTCTCCATTGTTTGAAATTAGAGAACAAAGAACCAGTATTGATTTTACTAAAAGATTTTCAACTGTAACAACCTTATAATAGAAAATGAGCAATAGAATTAAAGTTGTAGGTTACGCAAAAAAAGTTACTTATGCCGATGGTATAGAATACAGAAATTTCTCACCAGATTTGGTGGGTCTTCAATTGGCTAGTGATGGTGGTACGCCTTTATTTACTCTTGGTAATTTTTCTATTACGACAAATATAGACCCAAAAATATCTAAAACTTACACAACTACTAGCTTTTCGAATTTTATTACACTAACAGATTTAAATGTAACACCTGATGAGGCTCAAATTTTATTAAATGACAATGCCACAGTTATATTAAATTTGGATAAAACAAATTTAAACTACTACGCTCAGTTTGGTTCTTTAAGTGAATTCATGAGAGTTTCTTTGGAAGAAATCATCATAAAATGGCCAGCGTCTTTGTATTTAGACCCAATAAGTCAAAACAATTTAGGTGAAACAGTTGTTGGTTTTACGGTTGAAGACTATGCTTATGATAAATTAACAGAGGTTTCTAGCTTTAAAGTAAACACATCATTTATAGTTAATAAATTTGCTATTAATTATACTAAAAATGGTAGTATTTTAAATACTTTTAGTGAAACTAATAATTTACGTAATCTAACAATAAATTATGCTTCATATGTTATTTATTATGATAAAGTAGAATACCCAGTTGTAGCATTTACAGCTTCAACATACGAAACAAATGATTATGTTTATTTTAATGTTAAAGGTAATCCATTTAGTGGTACATCTGCTAGTCAATATTTAAACTATCATATTAAACCTTCTAGTATTGTTTGTGATAAATTCTTTAATGAATTACCAGATTTTCAGTATTATTTATTAAGTAGGGATGTAATTCCTTTGTATACTGCAACGTTTAGTTACTCCGTAAAATCAGAACTAGGTATAATTTTAAACACACAACAAAGTTTAACATGGCCAGTTTCAGATGGTTATAATATTGATTTTGATACAACTGCTTATCAAGATTATGCAACTAAATTATTTGATATAGCAACCAATAGTGATTTGGTTTCTAGTAATTTGATGAATAGATTTTTAGTTTCAGAATCAATTTCAGAATTTGATACAGCACCAGTTAGACTTTCTGGTTTGGATGAAGATACATCTGGGCAAAAAGTTAACAAAACTCTTCAAATCTATGGTAGAGAATTTGATGAGTTAAACAAATACATTACTGGTATTAAATTTTCAAATACAGTAACGTATGATAAACTAGACAATACACCAGACATTTATCTTAAAAATTTAGCTAGAGTATTAGGGTGGGAATTGGTATCATCGGTTTTTGATAATGATTTATTAGCTAGTTATGTTAAACCAAAACCATCAACTTATTCTGGACAATCAGTTGGTTTAACAGCAGTTGAAGCTGATATTGAACTTTGGAGAAGAATTATTTTAAACAGTCCTTGGATTTGGAAATCAAAAGGTAGTAGAAAAGCTGTTGAGTTTTTAATTAAGTTTATTGGGGCACCATTAGGATTGATTCAGTTTAATGAATATATCTACAAAGCAGATGCACCAATAGATGTAGAATTATTTATAGAAGTTCTAAGATTAAACGGATTGGATACTGATATATCTTTATATCCAATTGACTCTGACGGTTATCCGAGATTTTTACCGAATACCAATAATATGTATTTCCAAAACAATGGTCTTTGGTATAGAGAAACTGGAGGTACTGGTTCCACGATAGATATACTTACTGGTAATAATCCACATGTTGGTCCATATGATGGTGGACACAAATATTTTGAGCAATTAAAATGTTTGATTCCAAATTTTCAACCAGTAACTCTTAGTTCTGAAACAACAACTACATTTACTAATAATTTATATACTAACTATGACTTAGGTGAGTTTAATTATGGAGTTACAACACAAACCGTAGTAGATACTGTAAACATATCAACATTTGATGGTATTGACATAAACAAGTGTGTTATATTTACACCTAGTATTGAAAAAGACCCAAATCCAAGTCCAGTTTTAAATGATTGTGGATGTGAAATACCAAATGAAGATAATGTAATGAGTCTTTGTGTTAGTAATAAAAATATAACAGAACCACCTTGTGATTCATCATTGGCTTCTAGTGTATTTAATCCACAGATGGGTTTATATAATTTTAAATATTATCAATACAACATTGATGGTAGTATTTACCTAGATAGTAATGGAAACCCTATTTATAACAATTCATATTATACATCTACAGGTTGTTGCAAAACAACTTTACAAGGTACTCCATGGTATCTTGAAGCAAATGATTTTTTTGAAAATAATGGATATGTTTGTTGTAAACCATATGTTTTAACTAATAATCTTAGTCTTGAAAGATGTGGTTGTCTAGTTAGTTGTGGTTGGTCAGCTTCGACTGTACCATATTCGGATAACAATGGTGATAAGTATGTTGTGTTTTTTAAACCAAGTGGTGTGGCAACAACTGTTATGCCAGATGGTTGTAATTGTCTTAAAGACTATACAATACAAGTACCAAATGTTATTGACAAATATTCTAACCAAAGAGGAACTTCTTGTAAACTAACTGATAAAGGAATTTCTGACATTGTTTTAGGGTCAACAAGTGTATTATTTAATCATTATAAAAATAAAGCTTATAAATTTAATGTTTTAAATGACGCTAGTGGATGTTATTCATCATCAGCTATATCAGAAGTTTCGCAATTAAATGCTTCTCAATAATACTTATATAAAACGTATATGGTAACAGATTATATAAATAGGTGTTTAACTGTAGAACAAGTCAGAGCTACAAATGGTAGTGTTATTGAAAATACTGACGGTTCCGTATCTTTATTTCAAAAAAGTGGTGATAAATTAATACCAGTTAAACTTAACAAAAACTGTTGTGAAACATTATCCCCTAATTATGTATTTGATGAAAATACCCAAAAATGTATGTGGGGTACACCATCTAACTGTGAAATAAATAATTCATATAAATTAACACTAAACCCTACTGGTAATGATGGTGCTGTTTTTAATGTTTTTGATAATGAAACATGTTCTTTAAATATAGAATTCGATTATTTGTTTAAAGTTAGTTGTAAATCTCTAATGAACATGTTAACTAACACAAACACTTCCGTTTCATTTCTTAATTCAGAAGTCAAGTTTGAAATCAATAAACTTCAAAATGATATTGAGGAACAGACTGTATTGTGTGAAACAATTAGCACTCAAATTGACATATTACAACAACAAATTGATAACACACCATATTCAGTTGAATGTGGTGCAGAATATATTACACCAGAATCTTTACCAACAATCCCAACATCAGTTGCTCAATCTTTTGAAAATACTGGTTTTGGTGATGACACAAAAAAGGTACCAATAGATGATTCTAATAGCGAATACAAATCTTTAGTTAATCAAAATGTTGGAACATACTGTTTAACTGACGATGGTCTTGATTTATTTAAGAGAATAATTGGTGATTTTAATTATTCATTATTCTTAAATGGTGATTCTAATTCTTATACTTGTGCAGATATTGATGTCTTAATTCAAAGAAATATAAATAATAATTTGATTTATTTATGTAATGTACCTTTTGGTAGTAAAACAGAATTATTAAATCAAAAACAAATTTTAGAACAACAATTATCTAATTGTAATTCTAGAGTTCAATCATTAATAAATGAATTAAATGCTTTAACTGAAAGCGGATTAGTAACAAGTGAATGTAACAAACCAATAAACTTTTTTGAAACGCTTGATGTAACAATGACTTTGTATGTTGTTGAAAATAATCAAAGTACTTCAGTTTATGAAGCCTTTGACGTATTTCCAGCTATTGGTAATGGAAATCTTTACGAGTATCTATCAACAACACCTGAGAGTGGGTTTTATGTTTATGACGAAACGACTGGTAACTCAATGAAAATTAAGTCAAATATTATACCTGATTCATGTAAGTCTTTACCATCTAATTTATTAAATGATTTATCTATAGAGTCTGGTTTATCAGTAAATGAGACTTTAAATAAGTTAACTGACGGCTCATTTAGTTCTAAATGGTTATCTTATTCAACTATTATTACAGACCCAAACATAATAGCGCTCATTGCTGATAAAAAAATAAAAATTAGTTTAAATATTAACAATACTTGTACAGATATTTGTGTTTTGTTAGATAATATAAAACTTAATAAGGATTGTAGTAGAGTAACTAAAACAAATATTTTCGTAACAAATTGTCCTGGATTTGAGTTAGATAGAATTAGAGATAATAAAAAATCTTGGATAAGTAATACAACACTTTTAAATAGAGATTTTAAGATATTAAACTCAAGTGGCGCTAACCCAATTAGACAAACTAATTATAATACTGAAGATGAAAGATTAGTTTTAAATAGTAAAGAAATTGATTTAGATATTAATTTATCAATGGCTATTGAAACTGATGTTTGGAAATATATTTCAGATAACCCATGTTTATTAACTGGAACGACTAATTGTAATGAATGTTTAAGTGGTTGTTGTGGTGATAATTTGATTGATTTTAATTCATTATTAACACAACCATTATCGGCTGTTACAATAATTGAAGACTTTCAATACTATTTAACATCTGAATTAATTGATGTAAAAAACAGAAGAACCTTATCCTCATACCCAACATTAAGAGCTTTATACGATAGATACATGTCAAGTTCTGATTATTGTTCAACAAATAGTTCAGAATTTGATTATAAGACTATGGAAGAGTTTTCTGATTTGGTTGGTGATTATTGGGTAGATATTGTTGAACAAGTAATTCCAGCAACAACAATTTGGGGTAGTGTGAAAATTTATTCAAACACAATTTTTGATACGCAAAAGTTTGCTTATAAACCGTATACATCATTCTTCTGTGAAAATCCATTTTATGGTACAAAGGTACCAAGTCCAATTAATGGTACTAGCGGTATAACACAATCTGTTGGTCTTAGTCTTGAAAAAATAACTACTGGCTATACAGGAGATATTGCAAGTAAATGTAATGATATTAGGATTGTTCAACTTAATTATGGTTCAGAATTTATCGGGCAAGTTTCTGTAACAAACACGAATAATGGTAATAATGAAACAAACTCATTTAAATTTATAAGTTCAGATTAATACTTTAAATATTTATAAAGATGCCAAAGTTATTAAAAAAAGTAGAGGGGGAAATTTATGAACCAATAACAAATAATGTGGTTTATGTAAAGTCCGTGTCTGGTGAAGTTCAAGTTGAAGATTATATTAATATAGGTGGATTTATTGCTTTTTTACAAAATTTATCAGAGGTTCAAGTAACTTCAAGACTTTCAAAACCATTAAATTTTGGTTTAAAAAATAATATAAACATTCAACCTATAACATTAAACGTTGATTACTAATGAGATACCAAGAATTAATATATGTACAAAACGAAAACAGTGCAGTCAGAAATAAAGATATTTTTAATGTCAATATGAGTTCTGATATGTGTGTTTTTGAAGCACCATTGTTTTCTGTTAGTGGTGCTTCAAAGATAGATTGTACTGGTTCTACTGGTACAACTTACGTTATCTCTACTGCAACAACAATACCGTTGTCTTTTGTGTTTACTGGTAATTTAGAAACATTTACGGCATCAAGCCCTACTTATAAATACGAAATTTACAAATATAGCACAAATGCTAATATATTTACACAACCAGCTGTTTATGAATCTGAAACTTATTCTTATTCAGCTTTTAGTGGAACCAATATACTTTCACAGACCATTCCAGTTTCCTCTTTAAATTTAGATGGTGATTATTTAATAAAGGGGTATTATCAATTTAATGTTTGTACTGATTTTCTATCAAAATTAGGTAAAACCATAAACACACGTGATTATATAAACGGAAATGAATATGGTATTTATGAAGATAATTTAGACTATTATTTTATAGCATTTAAAACTGCTGATAAACCAATTTTATTACAAAACGCCAGTAATAATCCGCCACCAAATCAATTATTTCAACAAATAATATTACCAAGCGAAGGTGAAACCGTTTTTGTTATCGACCAATCTTATGTTGGAGCTTTTATTTGTACATTAAATGGTTTGACTTTATCACCTGGACTTGATTATACATTTTCAGGGAATGTTGTGACTTTAAGTGGGGCAACAGTTGAGGGTGATGTTATTACAATAATTTACACCACAGCAGGTGGTGGTAACTTAGTTGGTGATACTATTTCAGTTTCAAAACCTATAGTTAGTGGAGCAACAAATGGTGAAGGTTCTGAAAATGTTTATTACAATACTACAACTTCAAAATATGAGGTATATACTAGTGTTAGCCCGTCTGATTCATCTTCTTTTTTTCTTATATTAAATGGTTTAACACTAGCTTATAATATTGATTATTATCAATCAATTACGAACGATAAAAGAATAATATTGGAAGGTGATTTGGAAGTTGGTGATATTATAACTATAGTTTATATCCCGACAATTTCGGCAGTAAATGGTATAATAGTTAACCAACCAAATGTATCTTGGTCAATAAGTAACCCGCCTCAAACAACAAATGGTGTTTTTACATTGGAAGTAAGTACAGGTACTAGTTTTTCAAATTTTTATCATACTAGCAGTCAAAACTATATTGTTAATGAAATAAATTATATTGATTCATTTGTCGTTTCTGGTACAGTAGGGACTAAATTATATTATAGGGTTAAAAACCAAAAAAACTACGAAAATCTTTGTGGTCAAATAATAACAGATATTGCATATAGTGACACTATTCCAATAGTTATTCAAAGTAATGCTATAAATTCATATTAATATTATTGACTATAGGATATTTATAATTAAAATAAAAAAAAGATATTTATAATATATGAGCTATATCATTCCAAGTACAAGTCCGTTTGTCGGCATAAAATTAACAGAAAAAGGTAGAGAACAATTGGCCTTGGGTCAATTAAATTTTACTTATTGGGCAATTGGTGATTCTGAAATCAACTACGATTCTTTATCAGCTTCAACAAGTACTATTTTAAGACCAGTTGACAGACAACCAAATATAAAATCATTTATTACACAGAGCAATTCGACATCAAATTATCAAAGCATTAATGCTTCTAATTTGAATGTAATTAAAGCAATTGTAAATAATGAAGCACCAGAAAGAGGTTTTTTTGTTCATACTGGTGCAACATTTACTAGTGATTTAAGTTCAGAATTAACCCCATATTACCAAACTGTATCTAACACAACAATTTCTGGTACATCAAATTTAACTCTGTCATCAACAACAAATGTATCAGTTGGTGATATTGTATTATTAAAGCTAACCAACACAAAATCTGGTTCAATAAGTTCAAATGATACAACCTTAGCCTTGCCAAATTTATGGTTTAAAATACAAGGAATAACTGGAAATACACTTGGTTTAGATAGAAATTTACCATCTTATTCTGCATTTACTGGTAATTCTGTTGCTGTTATTTACAAGGGTGGTGAGGTTTATGATACAATAGGTACTGGTACTACAACCGCTTATTGGGATTCTGGTACTCTATCTTTTAATTCATCAGTAAACGTAACATGTCATGATGTTCCAGTTTGGAATATGAATAATGTTTGGTGTGAAAATTTAGCTGGCATGAGTGCTAATACCTTATATGAGGATTATACTAAATTTGGGTCTTATACATATTTAGGTACTAAAAACCCATATTTGGAAATTCTTTGTGAAAGTACTGGTGTTACAAATACAACCCTTACATGTAATGGACCTGGATTTAGTTATCCAGATGATGTTTCAAAATCTGTATCAATCATTCATTATACCAATAATGCAATATCTAACCTTTATGGTGAATTTTTGTATGTTGATGCAACAAATAATAAGTACGTTCAAGTTCATATTCCTAATATTATGTACCATAGAAATGGTTATTCTACAGCTAGTGGTACAAGCATGGGTATGACATTTATCGCATCTGGTGCCACACAATTGCTTGGTACTAGTGACATTCAATATATAGACTTAATAGAACATCCATCTTTAATTTCAAGTGCAAATACTGTGACTAAAGTAGTTGGTAAGGTATTTCCACAACTTAAGATGATTGCTTTTACTGATGATGAAATTGTAGCTGCAATGTCTTATAAATCAAATAGAAACTGGACATTACCAGAATTAGCGGCAAATATTCAAGCTCCAAGTGGTGGAACATCAACTGGTGTATTACAACCTAATCAAACAATATATCTTACTTATAGTTTAGAAATCAGTGGTTTAACTAGTGGTTTAACAACAAGTTTGCCTTGTCAAAATTATGTTAAGGTTACCAATAATTCATCCAGTGCCAAAGATATTGTGTTTAGAATCAATGAAACTGATTTATTACCATATATGCGTAAAGCAGAAAGTGCTGGTTACGATGGATTAGGTTTTTATGCTACAAACTTTAAGTTATTATATCAAATAGTTTCTGATAGTACAATAAGACCAGATGCTGGAGCTTGGAAATCATATGATTTTACTAGTACTGCAATTACATCAGTTGCTGGACAAACTATTGACCCTAAATTATTTGAAAATCAAACACCAACATTAACTGGTTTTGTATTAGATTCTTTAAAACACTCAGCAGCCACAACATTTAGTTTATATTCATTATTAAACATGGCACCCACAAATCAACCAAGTTATTTACAATTCGGGGATGAAAGATTCTTCTACGGTAACTTGGAAACATATATTGGTGCTACTATTTATAAAACAATATTTGACATTAGAGTAGATTCAAGTCAATTTAATACAACTTCTAACCCTACAAGAAGCAAAGATTTATCAACTAATCCACCAAACATTAAAGTAACAGAAGTTGGTATCTATGATTCCAATTTAAACTTAGTATGTATTGGTAAACTTAGTAAACCAGTTAACTTGAGCAATGGAAATACTATAATGTTTGAATTGTCTCTTGATTTTTAACCAGTAAAAAACATATAAAATGGGATTCATATCAACAGCAACAACAACAACACTTATAGCAAAGCTAACACCTTATGGTAGACAAAAGCTTGTTTCTACTAATAATGCACTTATTTCTACATTTGCTTTAGGTGACTCTGATGCAAATTACAATGTAACATTACCGTTAACAACTGGACAAGTACCAGCTGAAGCTGGTGATATTGGTGTTAATTCAACAACTAGTAATAGTACTGCTGAATTAGTGGTAATAAAAAATCCTTTAATTTTAAATCCAAGTGGTGCGTTGAGAAAATCAGTAGAAACTCAATCAATAAATGTGACTGTAGAACAAATCGAAAACGGTGTTACAACCCTTACAGGAACAACTTTAACAAAAAATACTATCAATAGAAACAATTATACAACTGATAGTTTAGTTAATTTATTCTATTCTTTTGGTCTTTCTTTATCATCAATTGAAGATAGTAACTATACTGGTGTTACTTTTAATTTAGGTGGTTATTCAGATACAGCTCTTAGTGGTTTAGCTCAAACAAATATAGTTACAATAGCAATTAATAATGCTAATTATGGTGAATGTATTGATGGGAAAACAATTCAAGTTGTTCTACCAACTTCGGCTGGTACATATACAATGTATAGCACATTCCAAAATGGAACTAGTTCAGTTAATGTACAAGATGCTAATATTAGAGAAACCTCTACAGTCACAAGTTTTTTAGGACCAAATATTGCTTTATTGTTTTCAGACAGCATACTAACACCTAATGGTGGTTCTGCCTCATTAAGTTGGGCAACTGGTTATAACACAAGTAAACCATTTAGTATTAATGGAAAACAACTATACAATCTTCAAACAAATACAAACCTAGGTCTTAGTGCTGATACACCAGTTGGTATAGCTTATTTAGATAAAGGTATTATTGTAATCACACACCCATCAATAGTTTCTAATTATGATGCAACAGTAGCTAGTGCTACATCAGTTACTTTTAACAGTGTATCAACGGCTGTTTATCAGAACGTAACTTGTATAGCAAATAGAGGTGAATTTGGTGGTTCGACCAATTCAACATTTACAGGAACTGATTCACCAAGAATCAGTGAACTTGGTTTATATGATAATACTGGAAACCTTATCGCAGTAGCAAAAACAGATAGACACTTGGTTAAGAATGTAAACGAATTTTTGGCTTTGAACGTGAAAATAAGTCTCTAAGACTTTACCTTTAAAAAACACTCATTAGATTAAAATAAAAATACTATGAGTAAAAAGCCAAATTATATTTTAGCCTTAGATGTTTCTACTTCCACTATTGGTATTGCGTTATTTGAAGACTTAGGTGACAATGGAGAATTAAAACTATTACACCACGTTAGTCCGAAAGTTAAACCAAAACCAGAAAATAAATTGGAAGAACTTTTTAGAAAGGTTGAAATATTCCAAACTGAGTTTTTAAACAAATATGCTGATTTTGGTATTACAAAGGTTGTGATTGAAGAGCCGCTTTTACAATCAAACAATGTATATACTATCGCAACTCTTTTACGCTTTAATGGTATGATTTCCAAGTCTGTTTATGACACTATTGGTGTTGTTCCAGATTTTATTTCGTCTTACGATGCCCGTAAATATGCGTTTCCAGAACTAATGGCTGTTCGTAAATTTAAGAAGGATGGAACACCACTTTCAGAAAAACAAATAGCTAAAAATGAACCAGTTTTATTTGGCGGTTATGACTTTGATGTAGACAAGAAATATGTCCTATGGGAAAAAGTGGCTGAATTGGAACCTCAAATCACATGGTTCTATGATAAAAACAATAAGCTAAAGAAGGAAACATTTGATACTTCAGATGCTTATGTCGCTGCTCGTGGTTACATGATGAAAATGGGTTTTTGGAAGTAATTTGTTTTATTCAATTTTTATTCGTACCTTTGCAAGGTGGCGCAATTACTACTTGTTAACATATTAGAAAGCTTTTTGGGTGAACACAAGAAGCATAACGAAGAAACTGGTCAAATATCTTTTGATTGTCCAGCTTGTTCAGCTGATAAAGGTATGCCAGAAGGTGATGGTAAAGGCAATCTTGAAATCAATTATAATAGGGGTTTATTTAAATGTTGGGCTTGTCAGGATATTAATGACATGCACGGCTCTGTAATAAGGCTTTTAAAGCGTTATGGGACGCAAAAAAACCTAAGAGATTACCTATTGGTAAAACCAGATGCTGATACTTTCTATGAAAAAGAGCATAAAGAAATTGTAGTAACGCTTCCAGATGGTTTTAAAAAACTTTCAGATTGTACAGATAAGGACTATAAATCTAGATTAGCCAAAAGATACCTGTATGAGCGTGGGATAACAGATGATATTATCAAAGAATTTGATATTGGGTATACGTATGTTGGTAAATATTATAATAGAGTTATTTTTCCATCTTATGATGTCGATGGTAAACTAAATTATTTTGTTGCCAGATGGTTCGAAAAAGAGAAAACCAAGCTAAAATACATAAATCCAGAAGCTGAAAAACAAGAAATTATTTTTAATGAATGTAAATTAAATTTTGACGCTACAATTTATTTGGTAGAAGGTGTTACAGACCATGTAGTAGTACCAAATTCTGTTCCTCTGTTAGGTAAATACATTCCACCAAAGCTTATTGAATTGTTACATGACCATGCTATGAGTTATGTGGTAATAGTGTTAGATGATGATGCGTATATTGATGCTTTAAATCTATATCGACAACTAAATTTTGGTAATTTAAGAAATAGAATCAGGATTGTTAGATGTCCAGAGGGATATGACCCGTCTAAAATACACGAAAAGCTTGGTAAAAAGGGTATCACAAAGTTACTTATGTCTGCCAGACAGCTTTCTGATAATGAATTATATTAAAAACTTGCATATACAGATAACAATTAGTATATTTGCATTATGGGTAAAATAAAAAAATGGGTTGGGCCATTGTTCTTAGAACCAATCCAACATAAATATCATCATAGGGAGACTGGTAAGATATACAAATCAGTCACTACAACTCTAGCATCAATAGAACCACACTTTGATGCAGAAGGTGTTTCTTTGGCTATTACTAGACAAGCCGATAATGTTAAGCAAGAACGCTATATCGGTATGTCACAACAACAAATCTTAGATTATTGGCAATTTTTAAATGATGAAGCCAATGTTTATGGTACAAAGGTGCATGATATTGTAGAACGCTATTTATTGGCAAATAAATGGTATTTTCCACCAGACAATGAAGACGGTGTTTTTGAACAAAAAGTTATTGATGCCTACAATACTTTGAATGTAGATGAAGGACAAGCAATGTGGCCAGAAAGAATTTTGTTTTCTGAAGAATATGAATTAGCTGGAACGTCAGACTTAATCATTGATATTAATGATGTGTTTTTTGATGTTGCTGATTACAAAACAAACAGAGTTTTTAATTTCTATAACCCATATGGGTTTGAAACACTTCATAAACCTTTTGACCACCTACAAGCATGTCAATGGTCGATATATAGTTTACAATTAAGTGTTTATGCTTACATGTATGAGTTAGAATTTCCTAAACGTAAATGCAGACAGATTTATGTTTTATATTGGGATAAAGAAAAAGAGACGTTTCAAAAAATACAAATAATGTATCTTAAAAAAGAAGCTAAGCAATTGATTGAGATGCACCACTATAATATAATGAAAAATAATGGTTAAAACTATTGTGCATTTGGCTGATATTCATATCAGAACATTTAGATTACATGATGAATATAAAGATGTTTTTAAACAACTTTTGATAGACATCAAAGAATTAGTAAAAGATTATCAAAGAGAAGAAATAAGAATAGTAATTGCTGGTGACCTAGTTCACCAGAAAATAATCATTTCAAACGAACAGTTGATACTTGGGACTTGGCTATTGAAATCTTTAGAAAAGATAGCTCCAGTAATTTTAATAGCTGGAAACCATGATTTGTTGGAAAATAACAAAGACCGCATGGATAGCATAACACCGATGGTTCAATTCTTACCAGACAACGACATAAATTACTTTAAAGAAAGCAAGTGTTATTTGGATGATAATATAGTTTGGTGTGTTTATTCAATATTTGAAGAAAACAAAAGACCAAACATTGAAGCGGCTAGAAATGAATTCGGTAACGACAAAACATACATTGGGTTATTTCATGCTCCGCTTATAAACGCTAAAACAGATATTGGTTATGAAATTGACCATGGAGCTGAATTAGATGAATTTGAGGGTTGTGATTTTGTTTTATTGGGTGATATACATAAAAGACAAGTCTTCAATCACAAAGGTATATTGGTGGCTTATCCATCATCACTTATACAACAAAATTTTGGAGAGAATGTAAGCAACCACGGGTTTCTGTTGTGGGATGTTGAATCAAAAACATTTACAGAACATGATGTTGAAAACAAATATCCGTATTATCAATTTAAAATAAAGTCTTTGGAAGACCTAGAGACTGGTGAAGAAAAATTAACAAATTTATGAGTGAAAATAATGAAAACAAAGGAATAACAATTAGAGAGTTAAAAGCTTTCTTAAACAAATTACCAGAAAAATTTGATGAATTTGAATTGGTAAATGGAGAGGTAGCTAGATTTGATGCATATTATGCCAGAATAGATAAACCAATAATTCATTTAGAAATAGATGAAGAATTTGGTGAAATGTTATTTCTTCATCAATCAGAAGAAGAGCTAAATAACATATTAAAATATATTGATAGCCGTGGAAATACCGAAGGAACTGAACAATGAGATATGGGATTATTGTAGAGTAAACAATATAACCAATATTGATGATTTTACATTAAAGCTTTTAAAACAAGGTTTTACTTCTGAAAAATATGGTTCAACACCGATGGTAACAACCAAAGAAAAAATTGTAGAAAAGATAGTTGAGGTTCCAGTTGAAAAAATTGTAGAAAAGATAGTTGAAGTCCCAGTGACTATGGTTGATGATGAGGTTGCTGAAAACCTTAAGAAATACATAAAGCTTTATGAGGATTCTCAAATTGATTTGAGTAAAGCTAACCAATCAATTGAACAACTTAACAAAGAATTGGCTGTTGAAAAATTAAAGAAAAAGAATAAGGATATTTATGGTGAAACATGAGTAGTGTAATCACGTTTAATTACTCGGTTAACATAACTACATAATGGTTGTAAATTACTATAATGATTTAACCTAATAACATCTTCTTCCGTCACCGCAGTTGATATTGGAATTATATGGTCAATATCCCATCCATGATTCAATTCACCATTGTATTTACCATAATTATCCCAATTCATCCAAGACTCAAATTTACTTTCAAGGTGTTGTTTAAGTTGCTCAAAAGAGCACCCAAGTATTTCATGTGTTTTAGAATTTTTAATTAATTTATTTTCTTTTAAGCTAGTGTAAATGCTAGACCTAATATTGCAACTTAATTTAAAAATTGGGTCAGTTTTTCTCTTTTCCCTAAACCAAAAATTAATTTTTTCTTTATTGTTTAAACGAAATTTTAAATTACTTTTTTTACTAGACTTTAAATATGTTTCTCTATTATTTTCACGCCACTTAACCCTAGACTTTTTCAATGTTTGTTTTCCTTTTTCACTCTTATGGTATTTTTTTAAAGAATTTACCACACTTGTTTTATTATGAGTAACATAATATTTATCTATTTTTCGTTTACATACTTTACACACTGACTTAACAAAATATTTTCCTTTTTTATCATAACCAAATTCAGAAATGTTTTTAATCTCATTACATTTGGTGCATTTTTTAGTGTTACAATTATTTTCCATTGAAATCTTTTTTAATTAACAATCTTAAATATTCAGACAATGACATGTCTCTTTTTAGTAAATTTTCAGTTAAAATGGTGTATATGTCGTCAGTTAAGCGAAAACTTATTAATCTATCTTTTGTTTTTTTGGTTTCTTCGATGTCAATTAAATCATATTCACATTTTAATTTATCACTATCAAAATATAAATTTTTAATTTCTTCATACCATTTTTCATCATAATTAGGATTCATATGCCAATGGATTAAATGTTTTTTGAATAGATTATCTGTTTTATTAAACAGTTCATTAAAATAAGTAAATCCTTTTTTATTTGAAGAAACTATTATAATAGAACCATAATTTTGGGTGATGTTTACTTTTGCGTTACTAATAACATCATTTAAGTTTTTAAGAAAACACCCGTTATCAATAATAACATCGGTAACTATTTCACCACGAAACACACAAGAATTATGACCTATTTTAATTTGGTTATTGTTTTTAAGCACTATTTTATTTGTTTTTTGGTCAAAAACACCAGCGTGTATAATTCTAGCGTCAACCCTAATTTTATTTAGAATTTCTTTACCAACAGATAAGCTTGGTGTTATTAGCGTAATTTTATGTTTTTTGTTATCTAATAATAAATAGATTATGTGTTCGATAATAGTGGTGGTTATACCCATTTGTCGACTATGTTTAACCAAAACAAATCGATTTGTTTTATAAGATTCTAATAAATCTAGTTGATAATTAAATAATTCCATTGTATTACATTTTAAAAGTTTGTTATACACATATAAATATGTAATAAAGTTGCAAAAGACATAAAATATTAGTATATTTGTAAATAAAATTTATACGGAGAACGATAATGGAAACAACATTAGAAAAAAACATTAAGATTTCACCTTATTCAAAGATAAAGGTTTATTGGGACGACCAGCCCCATAACTATTCAAAGGAAGCTAAGAATAAGGTTAAGAATTACTTTGCTAAAAAGTATGGGGTAAACAAGAATAACATTATTGTTGTTTATCGACCAGTAAAATATACTGATAAGGGTGAGACAATCGAAATAACTGGTGCTAATATAGAGAACATCATGGATGTTAACTATCAAAGAGCATTGATGAAAGAACTCATCACCAGAGACGGTAAAAACATTGATTTTGATAGAATCATTGCGTTGGATGATAAAGTAAATGGTCAACTTAATGTGGACCTGACGCAATCTCAACATAGAAGTTGGTCTATAAAGTGGGTTATGATAGATAACTTCTTATCATTTGGTGAGAACAATTATCTACCTTTTAGTAAGGTAAAAGGATTAACAATTGTTAATTCAAACCCACCTAACCAAGGGGGTAAAACAACTCTTACAATAGATGCAATGAAATTCTTACTTCATGGTACCACAACCAAGACAGATAAAAACGAAGAAGTTTTTAATACGTTTAGTGGTAAGAATGAATTGGTAGTTAGAGGTATGATTGAAATAGAGGGTGAAGAAATAATCATTGAACGTAAGATGAAAAGAACAGCAAAGAAAGCTGGTGGGTGGACTGTTGTAAACAAGGTTAACTACTATAAACTATTGCCAGATGGTGAAGAGCAAGAATTGAATGATGAAGATGCTAAAAAGACAACTGCTAGACTTAGGGAAACAATAGGTAATGAGAAGGACTTTGAAATGCTAGTTTTGGCGACAGAAAAGAACTTAGACGACCTTATAGGGTTAACTACTACCGAATCTGGTAAAGTATTAACTAGACTTATAGGGCTTGAAATACTGGAAATGAAAGAAGCAGCTGTTAGGGAAATGTATAACGAATTCTCTCGTAAGAAAAAGTCTAACGAATACGATGTTATCTCTCTTACAAATGATATTACCGAACACGAAGTCAAGATAGCTGAGAATGAAGAGTTGAACAGTATTCTTAAAAATCGTCTTGAAGAAGCAAAAACAAAGATTGAATCGTTAAAAGATGAGAATGATTCGTTGTTAAACAGCAAAGAAAAAATTGATGTAACCATATCGGCCATGAACCCGTCAAAGTTACAAGAAGAAGTTGATTCTTTGACATTAAAAGGTAAAGAACTAAAGGCTAGGATTGAAAGTCTAAGTAATACCATAACAGATATGGGTGTGATTGAGTTTGATGAAGATTTACATCACCAATATACCAAACAATTCAACACATTTTCATCTGAAAAGGCGGTTATTGAATCTGATATTTCCCGTTTACAACGTGTTGTTAAGGATTTGATTGCTGGTGGTATCTGTCAATCTTGTAATAGGAAGTTAGATAATGTGGATAATACCGAACACATCAATAAACACAACGCTGAAATCAGCAAGAAAGGGGAAGATTTATTGGCTATAGGTGAAAAACTGGTTGAACTCACCAATAACTTGGCTGAATTAAACCAAATAAAGGTTAAGGTAGACCAGAAAAACCGATTAGAATTAGATAGAGATAGACTTGAAGTTGAAATTGGTGGATTAAGAAACAAGGTTGTTTCTAAGATGAATGATTTGAAGAAGTATAATCTTAATCTTGAGGCTATTGAGCATAATAAGCGTATAGATATGGCAGTTTCTAAGGTAAAAACTGATATTGCTGTGTTTGAACATACAAAAGACGAAACGATAACTAAAATAGAACGTGTTGCTAGCGAAATAAAACAACATAAAGAAGCCATAACAACCAAAACTAAGCTAATCGAAACAATCAAAAAAGAAGAGGAAATTGAAAAGATATTCAAGGTTTACATTGAATTGGTTGGTAAGAAAGGTATTAGCAAATTGGTATTAAGGTCGGTACTACCAATCATAAATTCAGAGGTTCAAAGATTGTTGGAAGACGTTTGCGATTTTGAAGTTGAGATATTTATAGATGATAAGAACGATGTTCAGTTTTTGATTAATAAGGATGAAACTTCAAAGTTATTAAAATCTGCCAGTGGTTTTGAAAAAACATCCGCCAGTTTAGCTTTGAGAAGTGTATTGGGTAAATTATCAACTTTGCCAATGCCTAATTTCATCACGTTTGATGAGGTTTTAGGTAAAGTAGCACCAGAGAACCTTGAAAAACTAAAAACATTGTTTGATAAAATAAAAGACATGTATGAAATTGTCTTCTTGATTACACACAATGACCTTGTTCGTGATTGGGGTGAAAATGTCATTACGGTCAATAAAGTGGCAAACATTTCAAATTTTGTATTGAAATAGTTGTAAAAGTTAGAATAAAATTGTACTTTTGTTAAAATATAAACAATGAAATTTAGGAATTATTGTATTGTGGTTATGGGTGATACCCTAGGAGTACAAGCTGAGATTCAAAAGATTAGCGAAACCACACCAAACATTTTGGATGCAAAAGGTATTCTTATTGCTACATTTTCATCATTGGCTGAGCCCAATGAACTAACAGAATGGTTTATTGAAAACAAACGAAGTTTTTTAGTGTTTGACTTAGATAAAGAATCATCTGGTTACCATATACTTAAAAAACCAATACATGAAGGTCTTTTTGGTTTTTTAAAACATGTAAATCCAGAACAATTAACTAAAAATTTTGAAGAGGCGATTGAATTATCATCACATACAAAAACTGTTAAAACAAAGCAAAACAAACCAAGTTTAGAAGAACAATTAAAAGATGCTTTGGATTGTGAAGATTATGAAAAAGCGGCCAAAATAAGAGACATTTTAAACAAAACAAAATAACCTTAAAAGCTTGACTTTTATTGTTTTTTTCGTATATTTTATTAACTAAAACACATAACAACACACTATGAAAAATTAAAATTTAATGAGTAAAAAATTTGTAAACTTTAACAACGATGACAGTTTAGGGAAGTATTTTAAAGATGTAAGAAAATCAACTATATTAACACAGAACGAAGAAATTGAATTAGCTAAAAAAATAAAAAATGGTGACCAAAATGCTATAAATAAATTAGTAAATGCAAACTTAAAGTTTGTTGTTTCAATAGCAAAAGAATATCAAGGACAGGGTTTACCGTTATCAGACTTAATAAATGAAGGTAATTACGGATTAATAAAAGCAGCAACAAAATTTGACCATAACAAAGGTTTTAGATTTATTTCATATGCCGTATGGTGGGTTAAGCAATCAATTATCCAAAGTTTGAATGATAATGCTAGAGTCGTAAGATTACCAGCCAATGTAATCAATAGGATTTTACAATTAAATAAAGAAATAGCAAAGTTTGAACTTGAGAATGAAAGGGAACCAATATTTGGTGAAATATTTGACAAAGAAAACGAAGCGATAAGTTTAGTTACTTATCCTAGACACACATCATTAAATGAAGTTATAAATGAAGATGGTGATGAACTTATTGAACTTATTCCAGACAACGTTGATGAAGAAATGTTTGTTGTTGATAATAGACTTAGGGATGAAATAAATAACGCATTATCAGTATTAAATGATAGAGAAAGAGCGATAATTGAATCATATTTTGGTATAAACATTGATTGCGAACCAATGACATTGGAAGCGATTGGTGAGAGATATGGTTTAACAAAAGAAAGAATAAGACAAATAAAAGAGAAAGCAATTCGTAAACTACGCAATAATGCCCACGATTTGTATGTTCTACTTAATGAATAATAAAAAGGGCTAATGCCCTTTTTTGTTTTAGATATTTATTAAAAAAAGAATGTTATGAAATTAAAATTTAGTTATGTTATTTTAACATTATCTTTAGCAGTTGCTTTATGTGCCGCTTATTTTTCGGTATGGGGTTTGAGTAAATTATTTGCTGGGGCTTCTCTATCAGTAATTTTAATGGCAAGTGTTTTAGAATTTAGCAAGGTTGTAGCAACAACAGCTTTACACAGATATTGGGGTAAAATTAACAATTACTTGAAATTTTATTTAGTTATTGCTGTTAGCGTATTGATGTTGATTACATCTGCTGGTATTTATGGTTTTTTGTCTAATGCTTACCAAAAAACGGCTAGTCAACTAGAAATAGAAAATGGTAGGTTAGGTATATTAGATAGTAAAAAAGGCTTGTTTCAAAAATCAATTGATGATAATCAAAAGATAATTGATAGTAAAAATAAGCGTATTGAACAATTAACTAATTTACGAAACACACAAGAAGTTAGGTTGGATAGTGCAAAGAGTGGTTTTGCTAAGGATAAGGTTAGAAAAGATATTCAAATTGCGACTGATGAGATTCAAAAATTAAGTACTGATATTGATGTTTTAAACAACAAAAATGTTTCATTATCTGATTCCATTTCTCTCTATACGGTAAATGGGTTAGAAATGACAGCTAATAGCAGTGTTGGTGCTGAAGTTGGTCCTTTAAAATACATAGCTGAAATAACTGGTTACCCTATGGGTAAAGTAGTAAACATATTAATTTTGTTATTCATATTTGTATTCGACCCATTGGCAATTGCTTTGGTTTTGCTTACAAATAGAGTGTTTGAAATAGAAGATGAGAGTATTTCTTCAGAGCAAAAGAAAGAAGTTAAAGTAAAAAATATCCTAGATAAATCAATTGAGGAATCTGAACCAGAAGAAGAACCAATAATGATTGATGACCAACATGATGACGAAGACACTATTGAACCTATTATAGAAAAACCAATAGAAGAAGAAGTAATTCAAGGTTTTGTACCTCAAGAACCAATTGATGTTTCTGATGAACCTATTAAACAAAGGGAACCAGTCGTACCAAATGGTAAGATAACTGTTGAGGATATAAAAGAAGTAAAAGACAGAGGATTTTCAATACCCATACCTAAAGCAAAAAACAATACTATAGAAAGAATTGGTTCACAAAAAATAGTTAAAAACGGAGATAATAACAAAGTTTTTTTTAAACGTGACTGATGCAAATAGATAATAAAACATATCAACTACCAATTCAAAATTATATCTTAACCGAAACTGGAAAGTCTCAAATAGTTATCGGGAATACATTCAATAGCGATATGCGTCATTATAAAGGGTGGTTACATAGAAATAATGGTCAATACAAAAAGACTGCTCATTATACAATATCTTTTGATGGTATAATATATGAACATTTTGACCCGAAATATTATTCAAGATATTTTAAAAATTACGAACAAAATCTAAAGAGTATTATTATTTTACTAGAAAATGATGGGTGGTTAACTAGAAATGTTGAAAAAGACCAGTATCTTAATTGTTTTAATGATATTTATATAGAGTCACATAAAATTGTTGCTAAAAAGTGGAGAGGGTTTAGTTTCTGGACACAATACACCAATAAGCAGCTTAGTGCGACAATAAACTTAACAAGGGTTCTGTGTGATAGATTTTCTATACCACTAACTTGTGTAGGCCATAATACCAAAATAGATATTTTGGCCAACTATAGTGGTGTATTGTATAAAAGCAATTTAGAAAGACATTTTACAGACCCTAGTCCAACTTGGGATTTTGATATATTTAAAAACAACATAGAAAACTATGAAAGAACGAATTAACGAACATGACATGACCAAGAAAATGATGGATGTCATTAGGGGTGGTTACATGGGTATCATAAAGGAAGTAGATGAACAAAAAGACACTATTGAATATGGTCCAGGTAACACTGTTTATCAAGAAGAATTAAAAAAGATTAAAGACATTGTTGATTCTAGTATTGAAATAGACAACTTTAATGCTTACATCAACCCACAAAACAAAAATGTTATCATGACTGGTACTATGTTATTTGGTAAATTGTCTTTTAGATTTGAATTGATAAAAGACGAAGCTGAGCTTTCAACGGTTGAACCATATGATTTAACAGCTGAGAATAACAATAAGGTTAACAAAATAACTGGTTATTTTCAGAAATGGAGAGATGAATGGGCTGTAAAAATAAATGATGAAATAAAACAAAAACCAATGTAATATGTTCTGGAAAGAATTTTTTAAATATGTTGATAAATACAAAACTTATTTAATATTTGCGGTCATTATAATAATACTAGCTATAGTATTTACACCATCAGTTGAAAAGTTTTTAACTAGAAGAGAGGTAAAGGTTATTGTCAAAGAGAATAAAGAATTGATGAAACAATATCAAAAAAACCTAGATAGTATTGAAATTTATAAAAAAATGTATGAAGAACAAGCTAAAAAAACTGAAAACAGCAAAACAATAACCAAGATTATAAAAATAAAAACAAATGAAGAAGTTAATCTTATTCGTACTCTTCCTTTTGATTCAAATGTCTCTTTATTCACAAGAGACCTTGAACAGTACGTCACTAACCGATAAAGATACCGTACCAGTAACTGTTAACTATCGTTATATTGTTGCCACTAGAATGCTTTATAAAGACTACTTGGGACTTAAAAAAGTAGAAGCTCAACAATTATTTACTATTAACAGTCAAGAAAAACAAATTAGTTCTTTATTAAAACAAACCGAAAAATACTCTCAAAATGATAGTATTGCTAATATTCGATTTAAAAATGATAGCATACTGATAAATAATTTTGAAAACAAATTCAAAGCTAATAGACGAGCAAAAATTGCTGCTTCAATATCTGTTCCAGTTGCTGCAATATTATCGTTTTTATTAGGTTGGCATTTAAGTCGTTAAAATAATAAACTATATTATATTAAAAGCCTCTAATGGGGCTTTTTTTGTTTAAAATTGTATATTTATAATAAACATTTAACCTATCATGAAAAAATTCATTAAAGAGGAACTTAATAAATCTGATGTATCCAAAGAAATTAAAGTCTATATGGATAGCAATGACTTTAAGAAAAAGATTGAAAAAATTGTAAAGGATAGGCTTAAAAATGAAAAAGAATTAGAAGATAAAGTAGTTGATATAACACGAAACGTTCTAACACAATTATATAAAACTCTCTGGGTTAAAAGAGCTGTTTGGAGAAATAACCTATCAAACAAAAATAATTAAAATGAAAAAAATCATAATAACTGAAAAACAAGCTAAATTACTTGGTATTAAAAAAATTAATGAGGGAGAAGGGAATGAACCAGACTCAAGCATTAGTAAAATGGTTTCTCTTGGTCCAGATTTAAGAAGAATTGTTATTTCTGGTGAACCATTACAAAAAGAAAACATTAGAAATGCAGTTATTAAAGCCATCTTAAACAGAGATAAGAATTCTGACGCTGCATATAACGAATTGACTAATAAAATAGTCAGTAAAAAAACTGATTCTAATGAATTTGATGCTATCAAAAGAAACCTTAAAAGTATAAATACAGGAATGGATGTTGAACCAAAAATAACTGGTGTTGGTCGTTCAATGGAAATATTAGCTAATGGATTGGTAGTTGACACAGCGCCTTCAGCAATGAAACCAACAGGGGTGTCAAAATTAAAAATAACCAAAGAACAATATAATAGAATCTTTGCTTCTGGTTTAATAAATGAAGCTATGGACCCTACAGACAAGCAATTTAAAAAATATTTTGCTGGTGCTGATATTAAAAATTTAGGAGAAGAAGAAAATTTTGATATTAAAAAGAAAAACCCTTCATTACCTTCTTCAATTCAAGGAAAATTCGGAAAACCACTTATGGAAACCGATGAGGAATTAAAGAAAGAAACAAAAGACTTAATAAAATATTTTTATCGTAAAACAGACCAATTTTCACCATTTTGGGATAAACATGGTTTAACCTATGATGACATTCAAGATGCTTTAAAATCAAGAGGTCTTGTTGTGACAGAAAACGGTATGTGTGAATTATCAAAGAAATTTGGTACACCAGAAGAAACCATTATGGCAGTTGAAAACGAATTGAGAAATCTTATTGGTAATAAAAACGAGACTTTAAAAACAGAAGCTGATGGTTATTTACCAGCTGGTGCTGAATATGACCGTAATGCGCCATGGCATGATATGGATAAAGCTAGAATACCTAAAAAATCATTATTTGATGTTATTGCGTACAATAGAGAATCAGCAATTCTTAAAGGTCGTGATGGGTCATTATATTATTTTTACTATGGTATGATAGATAAAGATGATTTTAGCCCATATGCCGAAGTTTCTAGAGACTATATTGACAAAGATGAAGATGGTCAACCAGAATTTGATTATGGTGATTTTGACATTGATTCCGATATTTTGGGAAATTATGTGAACGACAACTTAAATATTCTTACAACAGGAGAAGGTGTTGATGATTGGGAAGATGGTGTTGATTTGGTTAAAATTGATTTGCCTTTAAAAGATGAGCTTTTAAAGATGTATGATAAAGATAAATCTTTTGTAGAAGCGTTAGGTTCAATAAACGAAACTGAAGATTCTGTTTTTGATAAGTTTTCAAGGAGCATTATAAAAGCAACCACTCCAAAAGAAAATAAACCACCAAAGACCAAAGACGATGTAATTAAAATGGCAAAAGTATTGGCTGACTTATATGAAATGCCTTTTGAATTTTACTATGAAAAGTTAAAAGCTCGTTATGGTATTGAAGAAACAACAACTGCTGCGTCATCTGGAGCATTTACAGCACCAATGGGTATGACCAAGAGAGAAATGCCAGTAGATACAAACGATTTGGATGTACCAGTAGTAGGTGAAACAACAACTGCTGCTTCATCTGGACAATATACAGCTTCAGCGTTTGCAATGAAATCACCAACTGAATTTTCAAATAAGAAACCAAAAGCTTTTAAGAAAACCCAATATGCTGGTGGTGCTATGGTTAGTTTTGACAAAAACTGTGTGGGTTATAATAACAGCAAAAAAGCACAAAAAGGTGGTTGTAGCCAAGGAGCCGTTGACAATGTTGTTAAATTAAAGACAACTGGTAGTAATGTTAATGCTCCTTCATTGAGTGAAAGTTCAAACAACACACCTAAAGCGAATTAACTTTACTAAAAACGAAGATATTTATTATTAAATCATAAAAGATGAACAAAAACATAATTAAAAAACACCTAGCAAAAAAATTCTTATCAGAAGAAGTTACTCCAGGTATTTCTGTAACAAATGCTGCTAAGAAAAAATCGGCTAAAGAAAACAAAGATGGTGTTAAAGACATAGAAAAAAAGGTTGCTGAATTTGAAAAGGCTGTTAAGGAAGACCCTAACGCCAACCAAATGGCGCCTAATAAATTTAACTACGATTATGAGTCTGAAAAGACATATCATGACCAAATGGAAATCATGAACGGTCAAGAGATGATTCAATATGCTTCAGAACCAAATAAAAGATTTAAAGAAAGAGCTATAGAAGCTATTGAAGGTAGTTCAAATATGGGTAATAACCCTGAATGGGCTAATGTTGTTGAAAAACAAAAAGGATTTCAAGGACCAGAATTTGGTAAGAACTTGGTGAAGAATATTAAAGCTTCATTCAAGAAAAGAGCTGATGCTGAAAAAGGACTTTACAGTTTTGGTGATGACGTAGAAAACGAATCGAGACCTAATTTACAAAATACAAGATTTTCAGCTGTAAATGAAAGTGATGTAAAAAAAGACGATAACAATAAACCACAAATAAAAGAAACCATGAAAAGATTAAAATTCAAAAACCCATTTAATGGTGTTGGAAACGCTTTAAAACTTATCCCAGAAGCGTATAGAGTAAATAACAAAATATTTGAAATGACTGATGGAAACGAATCATACAAAATCCGTTGGGAAGGTTCATTAAACGAAGGTAAAGCTGTTGTGTTAACTGCTGCTGACCAAAATTTAGTTAATGAAGATATTAACAGAATGAAAGCCTTATTTGGTTATAAATCACATGAAACTCTTGGTGTTTTAAAAGGTAAAGAAAGACTTGATGAAAATAAAATTTTTGGTGATATTTGGAATAAAACCAAATCTTTGATGACTGAATCAGAAGATATGGAAGGTGCTGATGCTAAAGAGGGTAATTGGGATGAAGAAACCAAAAAAGCTGCTGAATCAACCAAGCATGTGTCAGGTTCTGTTAAGAAAGATTCCCCTATTGCTAAGAGTAAAGATGGAAACCCTGATAAGGCTGTTTCTCACGCTCCAGAAGCTAAGAAGCCTATGAAGAGTTCATCTGGCAAAAACATTGAATCAGATGCTAAACCAAAAGAAGGTCACTGGGAAGATGCTGATGTTTCACAAGCACCAGAAGCTAAAAAACACGTTCACCTTAAAGAAACCAAAGAAAAAGAAAAAGATTATGAGTATAAAAATAATAAAGACGGTTCATCAAGTATAGTGAAAAAAAATTCTGAAGATAAAGAAAAAGAAGGTAAAAAACCTTGTGTTGTTGGTTGTTATTCTAAAAAAAGAAAGGATGAAACAGAAACAAAAGAAGGTTGGATGAAAAGTGAGGCTAAAGAAGAACAAGAAGAAGGTAAAATGATGGATGAAACTTTTGACCTTATGAATGAAGAACCAATGGATGAAGAATCTATGATGAAAGAATACATGGAAGAACTTTCAAAAAAAAAAGTAACTGAGGAAGAAGAGGAAGAATTTTCTGACTTACCATCTGAACCAGAAATCGATGACGAAGAAGGAGAAGAACCAGCTGATGATAGCAACTGGGCAAAATCTGATGATAACGATTCTGACGAAAAAGAACCAGAAGTTGGTGATTTTAAAACCGATTTACCAACTGACATAAAAGCTGATGATGAAGAAGACCTTGTGGTGCCATCTTCAACATCAATGGATGATGAAGGTTTCAAATTATTCTCAAATGCTAGAGATGAATTCAAAATTATGGTTAAAGGTGAAATGATTGACGTTCCAGATGATGAAATTTATACATCAATTGCAAAAGACAAATCAATGAAAGCCATTGACAGAGCAGAAAAAATCTATGATGAGATGAAAAAATATGGTGATTTGTAATCATTTATATTAACAATACAAAAAACCCCCTAATTTAGGGGGTTTTTTATTTTATAAAGATATTTATAAGTGACAAAGGTTATAAAATAAAAAAGTAAATAGTTTGTTAGTATAAATGGAAGTTTTTAAAAATTTTTTTAATAAATTTAAATGCAATCTCTATGCTTTAACATCATTTATTAAGAATGATAAGGTTGTTAAAGAATTGCGTGAACTAGAAGCTTTTATTGATGAAGCTGCTATTATAACCAAAGCTGATAAACATGGTAAGATAACATATGTTAACAAAAAGTTTGAAATTGTATCTGGGTGGAAATTGCATGAAGTTATAGGTAAAGACCATAATATTCTCAATTCTGGTATTCATCCAAAGGACATGTGGTTTGAAATGTACAAAACGGTTCTTAAAGATAAAAAAATATGGAATGGTGTCTGTATCAATAAAACAAAAAATGGTGAATTATATTATGTAGACACTTTTATTAAAGCAGAATTTGATGAAATTGGAAGTCTTAAAGGTTTTGTTTCTATTAGACAAGACGTTACCGAAATAATGGCTGCAAAAGATGAAATAGAGAGAAAAAACACCTATTTAGAACACGCTGCTAAAATCATACGTCACGATATGCACTCTGGTATCAACACTTACATACCAAGAGGATTAAGTTCACTTGAACGTAGATTAAAACCAGAAGATATTGAAAATCTTAAAATAGAGGCCCCTATGAAAATGATTAAAGAAGGGCTTAGACACACTCAAAAGGTTTATAAAGGTGTTTATGAATTTACAAATCTAGTTAAAAAAGATGCTTGTCTAACAAAAACTATGTGTAATATCAAAGACATTCTCAAAGACTATTTGTCCTCGACAGCATATGTTTCTCAAGTAATCTTAGATGATAGTTTACCCACAATAGAAGTTAATGAACCATTATTTTGTACTGCAATAGATAATTTGATTAGAAATGGTTTGAAATATAATGACAGTAGTACTAAAATAGTTAAAGTTTATTTTGAAAATCCTAATGAAATAATAATACAAGATAATGGTAGAGGTTTAACACAAGAAGAGTTTTTAAAACTATCAAAACCTTATACAAGAAAAGAAGGTCAAAAAGAAAGTGGCAGCGGTTTAGGGTTAAATATATGTGTTGCAATACTTAAGGAACACGGATTTAAAATAACTTCCGAAAAATTGGAAATTGGTACAAAAATAACAATAAACTTAAATAAAACAAATTAAAATGATTGATTCATTGTTGTTGGTGGATGATGAGGATTTATTCCACTTAGTTTTTGAAGACTGTTGCAGTCTATTAGACATTACACTATCACTTAAAACGTTAAAGAGTTCAGATGAAGCTGCTGAATTGTTTAAGAAATGGTATAAGGACCCGCAAGACAAACCAGAATGTGTATTTGTTGATTTAAACATAATTGGTTCATCATTTGATGGTATAGAATTAATTAGACGAATCAATTTTGAATACGGTAACCATGTGGTAATTGGTATTATTTCTTCATCAAACGAATCAGAAGAACAAGCTAAAGCAATTCAAGCTGGTGCTCAATTCTGGATTATTAAGTCAGACGAAATAGAACCAAGACTAGAGGAATTTAAAAAAGATTACAAAGGCTATAAGAATAGAACGGCACCTTTTAAAATTTACAAATAATGATACAGTTAGATGAAACAACTAGAAAAGACCTTATAGAACTATATAATAAAAAAAATATAGGGTTAGAAGGTAATATTATTAGACTAATTGATTCATCTGGTGACGAAGAATTCAAGAAGTATCTTGATGATTGTTTTACTAGAGATAAAGAAGTTCGTAAGAAACGTCTGGAAATGACAAAACAAATCCAAACAAAAAATAAAGAGTTATCTGACCTTAATAATGAAAACGAGAAAATGATGGTTGAAATCCAAGAAACACTAAAAAGTGTTGAAGATTCAAAAAATCAGATTGAATTGCAAAATAGAGAATTGATTGCTTGGAAAGAAGATAATGAAAGAATTGGTAGAGAACTTGTTGAAGAAATGAAAAAATCTGAATTGGCAAGACAGGAAGCTGAAAACGCTAAAAAGAATGTTGAAAACGATTTAGATGTCCTTCAAAAGAAAACTCAATTTGAACTCATCAATACAATAGTTAAAAGTGCCTTATATGTAATCGTTGGAGTTGGAATAACAACAACAATTTTATATTTAGTTGCTATCTTTATGAATAAAGAAACACAAATAATTGGTTCAACATGGAGCAACATGTTTGGTATTCTTTTAACTAATGCATTTAGTATTGTCGGTACAATAATGGGTGTTAAATATGCATCCGATAAAAAAGAATAATAAATAAACCTAAAACAAAAGCCATGAGTTTAAAAAAACTACAAGAAAAAATTGGTGTCACACCTGATGGTGTATTTGGACCAACTACTTTGAAAAAAGCAGCTGCTTTTTTTAACCTAACACCAGAAAGAGCTGCACACTTTTTTGGACAAACAGCACATGAAACTGGAAATTACTCAACATTCACTGAAAATTTAAATTATTCGGTGGATGGTTTAAATAAAGTTTTTACTAAGTATTTTCCAGGTAATTTAGCTGAATTATATGCTAAAAATCCAGAAAAAATAGCATCTAGAGTTTATGCCAATAGAATGGGAAATGGTAACGAAGCATCAAAAGAAGGGTTTTTATTCAGAGGTAGAGGTGCCTTACAAACAACTGGTAAAGACAACTATAGACAATTATCAGAACACTTAAACAAACCAGAAATCATGACAAATCCAGAATTGGTTGCAACTGAATTATCTTTTGAATCAGCTATGTTTTTCTTTACAAAAAATAAATTATGGGAAATTGCTGATAAAGGTGTAAATGCGGAAACAATTTTATCCATTACCAAAAAAATAAATGGTGGAACACATGGTTTGGATGATAGAACAGCTAAAACCAATCAATTTTACGCTTGGTTAAAAGCATAAGTGTTTATTTTGAAAATCAACTACTTATATTTAAATAATATGAGTAGTGATGGAAAAAATAGGGATTTTTTCAGCTATATAAATAATCCTATGAGCAAGGAAAGCATCATGGTTATGTATGACGCTAATAACGTAAAGTTTGATAGATGTGAACTTTATGGTGATTATGTGCAATCCTTGTTAAGGCTTATTTATGAAACTTATTTGGGTGACGATGTAACCAATACTACAAACAGTCAGGTTAATCACTTCAAGTGGTGTTGGAACAAGAATGTATCAAATTTTACATCTGAAGGGATAGTGATAGATAGCGTCAAGTTATACGATTATTTTTTACAATATATGCTTGAAGTTTTCTATTCTTTGGAAAAAAAACCTATAGATTATATTGATAGAGTTAGTCTTAAATTATGGGGTGAAATATTTGATTATACTAAAATAAAAACTAATTCTGAAATGGATACTTTTATTGAAATTTATAAATTAATGGATGCTTCTTTAAAATAATATTGGATTTACTATTTATTTTTACATAAAAATCATTAGTTTTACTATATGAATACACAAAGATTTATCGAATTAGTCATTTCGGATATGACAACTGAAAAACTTCGTTTAGAAACAGAGTTGGAACGCAGTGTTAATTTAGACATTGATACCGACAATAAAGTTTTTACGATTAAAAAATTACTTAAAGACATAGCAATATGTGAACTTAGTTTAGGTAAGTTTATGACTATGTTAAATAACGAACAAACAAAAACCAAACAAGAAAATGGAAAAGTTTAATGAATTAAAAACACTTGTTGAGAATCTACAAGAAGATGCAACAAAATTTTTTGAGAGAGATAACAAAGCGGCTGGTGTAAGACTTAGAAAAGGGTTACAAGACATCAAAGCAGTTGCTCAAGAAATTAGAATAGAGGTTTCTACTAAGAATAAAACAGAAGAATCAGGTGAATCAACAGAAGCTTAATAAATGTTAATTGTATTATTAAATAAGTTTTTGATTGCTTTGTTTTTTCTATCTTGTTTGGTAGTAATTAGACATGGATATTATTTTATACAAGCTTTCATGACATCAACTGAGGAAATTCCAGTTAAGTATAAGTTATCATCATGGTCTCTATTTTTCTTAGGAACATCGATATCCTATATATTAACTGTAATCTTTACTGGTTTTAAAATATAAATACATGTCAAATATACAAAAAACACTTGATTCATTACAACCATATGTTATTGGTATTCGTTATTTAGAAGGCACACCATTGGTTGATGCTGTTTTTAAAGATGGTTGGACAGTCCCAGATGACCAATCAGTTAAAAAAATAAAAGGAAATGACGAATTGAATTACTATATGATATTCAGTGAAACAAAAGGCATTGGGTTGGATGAATTATTGGATTACGTAGCGAAAACAATAAAGTTAAACGAGGAACGTGAGAAAAAACATGAACTTCTTAAGGTTAAAGTTAATGAACTGAAAGAACTATTTAAAAGAACCACATTAGCTAAACTTAGTAGACTTAAGTTTACGTTTGCTGATGAAGATTTGGTACCAAAACTAGATGATTTTGAAGTGGATGATACATATGATGAAATATCAGCTGAGCATCCAACAGTAGAATTACCAGAAAAACCAATCGAACAAATAATTTATGTTGATGAAAATAAAACACCTATTCAATTGACTGAAGAAGAAAAAGAAATACTTGAGGAAGAAGCAAGAGCAGAAAGGAATAGGAAAGCCATAGCGCAAAAGAAAAAACCAAGTCCTGCTGCTAAAATTGAACTTCCACCAAAGAAGAAGATTGAAATGGCTATTGCTGATGATTATGATTCTGATTGTGAATGTGGACCAGATGAAGCTTGTTCTAAATGTATAGACAAGAAAGGATTCTAAAAATAAAGCCCCATAAAGGGGCTTTTTTTATTGTTGTTGGTAATGTCGTTCAAATGCTTCTTGTATTGTGTGAAGAATCCAAACACCACCTGCGGATAGCAAACCATTCAAAAAAGTCATCAGGTAAATGTCTGTAATGCCTAAAGAACCAATTGGTGTTTTATCACCGTAACCAAAATGAAACATCAATAAAGAAACGGCAAAACCCATCCAAGTACCAAGACACATAAAACAAGTAAATAATTTATGCAAGCTGTATCCTCCAACACCAAATTTGGCAATGAAGTTTCTCCACCCTTCAAAGATGGAACCGTAAATCATGTTATTGCAAGCACCATAACAGATAAGAATAAAAGTTAGTATAGCCATAGTTTTATTTCAAATATACAAAACCTAGACCAATTAGTCAATATTTATTAGTATGAAAGAGTTAATTAAACAATTATTCAGAGAAGCGATTGATAAAACCATTAAATGCAAGAAGTGTGGTTGGTCTTGGAAAAAATCAGAATCTGGACCAGACATGTATTTTTGTCACAAGTGTGGGTTTGATAACACACCAGATAATATAAAAGAAGAAAAGAAGATAATGAAGGCTGCTGGTGTTTTAATTAAATCAGAAGATACAGATAATGTATTGCTTCTTCTTCGTAATGATAAGACACCCAAATGGTCATTGGTGTCTGGAGAATTAAAAGATGGTGAAGACCCAATGGAATGTCTTAATCGTGAAATAGAAGAAGAGTTATCAATTAGCTCTAGTATAGTTAAGATGAAAAAGATTGATGTTGAAAATATAGAAGAAAAAAACATGATATTTCATTATTATGAGGGCTTGACTTCTAATGAATTTAAACCTAAATTAGACAAAGAAAATTTGGATTGGGGATGGTTTTCAAAAGATAATTTACCTAGTCCTTTATATGATGGAATGACTAGTAAAATAAACAATATATGGAAAAAGATGTAAACCAATTATCAGATTCCGAGCTTGACTTTGAAATAAAATATGAAAGAGAAGCGATGGTCAAAGAAACCATAGCAACAGCTGTAAATAAAGTTAAATTCGCCAATGAAATAAAATATGGTTTGGGTTCTGAAATAAAACAAAAAGGCGGTCGTGTAACAATCGTTGAAAAAACAAGATACGAAAAGTTCATCAATTGGCTTAAAAAAATATTCACAAAGTTTTAAACTATGACTTATCTACAATTAATAGAAACCGTTTCACTTATTGTTGAAAACGAAAAAATACAAAAGCGTGGGTTGGTGTTAACGTATGAACTTCCAGAAGTTGAATTGCTTAAAATAAATGAAGAACTATTTTACAAAGCAAACCCATACGCAACCAAGTTTGAACCAACTGACGAATTTGAAGCCATGTTGGGTGGTATACTTGTTAAATTCAAAAAGGTTTAGTACCTTTGCCTAATGGCAAAAGAAAAAAAGATACTACAGGATTGGCCTGAACATACTTATGTATCTGGTTTAGATGAAGTTGGTCGTGGTTGTGGTGCTGGTCCAGTTGTTACGGCTGCTGTAATCCTACCAAAAGGGTTTTCTTCACCACTTATTAGAGATTCCAAAAAGCTTTCTGAAAAGCAACGTAATGAAGCGTACAAGCTAATCATGGAAAATGCTATATCGGTTGCTTGCCATGCTGGTTCTGCTATTGAAATTAATGAAGTAGGAATCAATAAAACCACATTCAACACTATGCATAAGTGTATTGATAATCTTAGTGTTAGACCAGAATACTTACTAATTGATGGAACTGTATGGGAAGACTATACAGGTACCAATTCAGATAACAAATATACTTTGGTCCCAAAAGGTGATGATACCTATACATGCATAGCTGCTGCGGCAATAGTAGCGAAGGTTAGAAGAGATGATTACATGAGTAAACTACATGAAATACATCCTGAGTATAATTGGGTTAAGAATAAGGGTTATTTAACCCCAGACCATATATCTGCATTAAAGCAGCACGGTGCCAACAGATATCATAGAACACTTTACGTAAAAAATTTTGTTAAATAATTTGGTTTATTCAAAAAGATTTAATACTTTTGCAAAATGAAATTTGTTAAATTATTGGCTATTTTGTTTGTTGTAACATTATCTTCTTGCGAAAAAGAAGAATTAATATTACCTAAAAAACATAACTTGGAATTGCCAAATATTTTACAAAAACAAGGTGTTGACACTGTAAAAAACGGTCTTGACACTGTAAAAACATCAACAAAAATCAAAGAAAAAAAGAAGCGTAAAAAATTTTTTTTGAAAAAAACTTGACAACAAGAAAAAATCTTCGTACTTTTGCATCACTTAACCAAATTTACTAACTAAAACCAAATTTATGAATACTTTATTAGCTGCAATGCAAACAAATGATTCGCTTACTGAAAACGGTATGGTGACTAACTCATCTTCTTTAAACCACTGTGTAAACTTGTTTTTCCAGATTGGTGCAATGAGAGGCCAAGATAAGAGCCGTCTTATCAATGCTTTCACAAAAGCATTCGGTGAGAATCCGTTGACAGCTATGAAGCTATTGTTCTGGGCACGTGACGTTCGTGGTGGAGCTGGGGAAAGAAAAATCTTCCGTGACATCATCGAATACCTTGCAGCTAATCGTAAGGAAGTGTTGGTTAAAAACCTTCACTTGATTTCAGAATTCGGTAGATGGGATGACCTTTTAGTTTTGGTTGGAACACCTCTTGAAAATGAGGCTCTTGACCTTATCGCTAAAGGTTTGGCAGACAAGAATGGTCTTTGTGCCAAGTGGATGCCACGTCCTAACGTTAGCAACCGTGAAAAGAAAAGATGGTCTGCTGCTCTAAGAAAGCACTTGGGTCTTTCTCCAAAAGAATACCGTAAGTTGTTGGTTGAAAACTCTAACACCGTTGAGCAATTGATGTGTGCTAATGAGTGGTCAGCTATTGAGTACTCTAAGTTACCTTCTAAGGCTATGAGCGACTTGATGAAAGCGTTCAGCAAACACGACAAGGAGCGTTTCAGTGCTTACTTGGAAAGTGTTAACAAGGGTGAGACTAAAATCAACGCTGGTGCCGTATACCCATATGACATTGTGAAGAACTTGAGATTTGGTGACAAGTCTGGAGCTAACACACAATGGAATGCGCTTCCAAACTACCTTGAAGGTAATGCGGAAAGATTCTTGCCAGTAGTTGACGTGTCTGGTTCTATGGGATGCCAAGCTGGTAACAACCCTAATGTTACTTGTATGGATGTTGCAGTCTCTTTGGGATTGTACATCTCTGAACGTAACGTTGGTCCTTTCAAGGATGCGTTTGTTACCTTCTCAACCAACCCTCAATTGCAAATCCTTAGTGGTAATTTGCAAGAGAGATTCAATCAGTTGTCAAGTGCTGATTGGGCGATGTCAACCAACGTTGAGGCTGTATTCCGTTTGATACTTGAAAAAGCTAAGGCTTCTAATGTGTCTGCGGAAGAGATGCCAACCATGATTCTGATTATGTCAGACATGGAGTTCAACGCTGGAACTCGTGGTAATAATGGACTTTCAGCTCAGCAAATGTTTGAAAAGATGTATGCTGAAGCTGGGTACAAAATGCCAAAGGTTGTTTACTGGAACATTCAGTCCAGAAGTGATAATTTCCCAGTTCACTTTGACAAGAACGGTACTGCGTTGGTGTCTGGTTTCAGCCCAGCGTTGCTTACAAACTTGTTGGCTGGCAAGGATTTAACTCCAGTATCTATGATGCTGGATGTTGTTAACTCAGCACGTTACTCAGCAGTAACTGTCTAACTTTTTGTTCATAGTATATAAAGATGCATACCGCAAACTACAAAAAAGAAAAACTATTAGTCAATCAATAATTGTAGGAGCCGCTTCCTCTAAATATTTTTTTCTAAGCGGTAAACTTCTTATAGGGATTGAAGTAAACGCCCCCGCATCTTGATATGAACACATTTAAAAAACCCCAGAAATGGGGTTTTTTTCATTTTTACTATTTACAGTAAAAATTAAAATGTATAAATTTGCATATGAAAAGGATAATTATAAAAGAAATAGATAAATACTCTAGTAGGTTATATAAAGGAAAAACAATTTCTGAGTATTTAATTTATGTTGAGGTTAATGGAACAAGAGTTCATGCCTATACTGAATTAGGAGAAGATGCTAAACAAGAAAGGGTAAATCAATTAATTGTTGAACATCTAATTAGTAGTGACACTAAAACAATAAACAAAGACGAAATAATCGAAGAATTTTGTCTTGAAGAAATATTAAAAGGAAAAAATGGAAAATAAAAATTATCCACTCGTTATTGTGTTTTATTTAGACCATGAGTTAATGTCAAACCCACAAATTATTAAACCATTCGCTGAATCGGTTAACCAAATGATTGCATATAAAAATGCCAATGCCTTGGCGTTTTTCTTACCAACTAAAGGTGAAGACCGTGTTGAAGTATTGAACCCAGTCATTATTAACGAAGCTGATATGGAGAAGGTAAACAAGATTATTGAAGAAATTAAAGAAAGCTTTTCTATTGGTGCTGATATTGATGTACCAGATGAAGAAATAACGATTGATGAATTATCAACATCAGAAGGTAAACCATGTGATTGTGGTAATAACCCTAATGGTGACTGTAAATGTGATTAAAATGGATAAGGCACAAAAAGCGTTAATATACGACCAATGTATTCGTGAAAGCGATAGACTTCAAAGAGAGATTTCTAAATTGAAAGCTGAATACGTTGCTAACATTCCTCCACACATTGAAAAACAAATTAAAGAAAACGAAGCACGTATAGCTGTGCTTGTTGGTAGAGTAGAAAGTCTATTCAGATAATTAAGGTCTAGTATTTCTTCTACGTATTTTTGTGTATGGCCACTTGGTTTCCTCATGAATCAAATCATACATTCTACCAATCATAGCTTTGCTAGCGGTACCCATAAACATAAGACTCTTAATCTTTTGTTTCTTGGCTATCTTAGCTAGTGTATGGTGTAATCTTTGAGCATCTTCCATGTTCTTACATAGAACCATGTCAAATTGGTCCTCGTTATAAATGATAAGTTTATTATAAACGACAATAATTTGTTTAACCATTTTCTTGGAGTGCGCCCCAATCATAAGTCTTTTAACTACTTCGGAAATTGTAGGTCTTTCTATTTTTGGGTCAAACCCATACATCCAGAAAGTCTCTTCTATATCATAATCATCAGAATGTAATATTGTCCAATCACCTAATGGTTTTTCAGTATATAGTTTACCATACTCATCTCTAAGTATTCTAAAAACATCACCTTCTTGAGTTGGTTTTGTAATGTATATTTGATACTTAACTGGTTTAATACCTTTTGTGTTGATAAGTTTTCTTGGAAATAAAACCTTATTAGTTTCTTTTATCTTATGAAAGTTAATAAAAGCAGTTTCACGTGTCTTACATCTATGTAAGGTTTTTTTATATTCACCATTAGCAACTAATACCACCCTAAATTCCATAAGTAAAATTTGTTTTTCTCGATAAATTTAAGTACTTTTGTGTAAAAATAAATATCATAATGGCCAAAAAGGACTATTACGAAATACTAGGTGTTGCAAAGAATGTATCACAAGAAGATTTAAAGAAGGTGTATCGTGAGCTTACGAAGAAATGGCATCCAGATAAGAATCAGGGTAATCCAGAAGCTGAAGAGAAGTTTAAAGAAATAACTGAGGCTTATGAAATTTTATCAGATACTGATAAAAGAGCCAAATATGACCGTTTTGGTAATTCATCTGGTTTTCAAAACATTAATTTTTCACATGATTTCCAACAAAGGAGAGTTAGATATGGTGAAAATATGATTTTGAATATAAAGGTAACTATGGAGGAAATTTTTACTGGTGTAAATAAACAATATAAATACCGTAGAAACGATAAGTGTTCTGAATGTAGTGGAATTGGTGGTACAAAACAAAAAACTTGTGGTGTTTGTAATGGTTCTGGTATGGTATCACAAGTTATAGAAACACCAGTAGGTTTGTTTAGACAAATGATGCCTTGTAATTATTGTGATACTCTTGGTTTTATTGTTGAAGATGCTTGTAAAAAATGTTCTGGGTCTGGTGTTGTTTCGGTAGAAGAAACAATAGATGTAAGTATACCAAGAGGTGTTCAAAGCGGTATGACATTTGTTATGCCTAGTAAAGGTCATGCAATTAAAGCTGGGGAATGTGGAGACCTGCACATCAATATAACTGAAATAACACATAAACTATACACTCGTGTTAGAAACGATTTAAAAATAACTTTAAATTTATCATATCCACAATTGGTTTTAGGTGATAAAGTTGAAATTGATACTATAGAAGGTGGTAGAATACGAATAAGTATACCAGAACATACTAGTGTTGGTGCCAATCTTAAAATACCATCTAAAGGATTATATGGTTATAAAGAAGCAACCAGAGGTGATATGATTGTTTCAATTGGTTTAAATATTCCCAAGGTTATAACTGATGAGGAAAGGGAGTTATTGGAAAAATTAAAAAATATAACGTCATAAGTTGTACGTTATTAAACTAAATCGTATCTTTGTAAAAATTAATAACAAAAAATAAAACAAAAAAAAAATGGCTAAGTACGAACAACCTTTTGAAGACACACAAGCATTATTTAATGAAGTTATTGACGCAACTGGGTTAAATAATTACATGAACATTACTGTTCTTGCAAATAACAAAGCAAAAGAAATTTTTAAAGTTAATAAGTCTAATGAACTTCTTAAATACAGAACTGGTGATGATGTAATCATAGTTTTGAACGAAAATATTTTTGAAAAATTAACTAACGAACAAAAAAGAATAGTTGTTGAAGAGGCAATTGCTTATATTTCTTTTGATACAGAAAAAGATAAGGTTATCATAACACAACCAGATTTCATGGCTCATAGTGGTATCTTACGCAAACATACATTCAATACTATTGAAGTTGTTAGGGAATCTATTAAAACTCTTTATCAATCTGAACAAGAGGAAGAAGCTTAAAATAAATAAAAAACTTAATGACAAAGGAAGAAATGTTTGAGGTAAACCCAGAAGCTTTATTATGTGATGGGTTTGATGATGCAATAATTGGTATGGCCGAGAGAATAAACCTCGGCCCAGTTATTGCCTACGATGTCGATATTATGATGGACATTATGATGAAAAGAGATGGTATGACATATGAAGAGGCATTTGAATTTTTCAACTTTAACATAATAGGTGCTTGGATGGGAGACCATACACCTATCTTTATCACAACAATACAAAAATGAAAACATTAATTATTGATATGTTGAGAACGCAACTAGAGGCTCAACGAAGCAAGGCTATATTAACTTTACATTTATTATCACACCATTCTAGTGGTATTGGTGACCATTCCACGAATGATTATTATAAAAACGCTGACGAAGCCTTAACAATGTTGGCAGAAGCTGATGATAAGTTAGAGACTCTGGAGAAATATGAATTTAATTTTATTAATGGAGAATACAAAACATTTAAAAGAAATTAATTATGAACATTACAAATGAATTTAGAGACTACGCCATAAAGCATATGGGTATCAGCCCTATTGAGTTTTATCAATGGGAACAATTACAAGAAAAGCTTTACGGTGCAAATGCTTCTTTGACACCATACATTCTTGAAGAAAGAGAAATGCGTGTAACGCAAATGGATATCTTTTCAAGAATGATGATGGACCGTATATTACATTTATACGGGCCTGTTAATGATTCTATGGCATCGATAACACAAGCTCAATTATTGTTTTTAGACAATCTTGAAAAGAATGATATAACATTACATATATCTTCACCTGGGGGTAGTGTTTTAAGTGGTCTAGGTATTATTGATGTGATGAATTATATCAGTTCTGATGTTAAAACAATAAATATGGGGTTATGTGCTAGTATGGCATCTGTTATTTTATCATCTGGTACTAAAGGTAAGCGGTATTCATTAAAAAATAGTAGGGTTATGTTACACACCGTTAGTAGCGGAGCTGAGGGTAAGGTTCAAGACATGAGAATTTCTCTCAGAGAAGCTGAAAAATATAATAACGTATTGTTTGAAATATTATCTAATACAACTGGTAAAGATAAAGAGACAATATTGATTGATTCAGACAGAGATTATTGGTTAGATTCTTTAGAAGCTAAAGAATACGGTTTAATTGATGAAATTATTATTAGTAAAACAAAATTAAACAAAAAATAGAGTTTTAATTTTCAGTTAAAAAATCTGTCCAAGACAACCAATTATTTTTATATACTCTTTCTGGGTGTGATGGAATATCACACCCATTTATTTTTTTTAAAGTTTTTTTAAAAATATAAAAATTATTTTTTGTTTTAACACCATACTTTTTTACTTCTTCTTTTAATGTTTTAAAATCAACATAAGATATTTTAGAATGATGAATAAAGTTGTTATCTAAAAATTCAGACCAAGAAACCCACCCTTTATTTTTATAAACATGTTCTGGTGATTTTGGGACGTTGGTTGGTATTGTTTTTTTATTTACTTTAATAAATTCAGCCCAATTACTTTGACTATTAATGTTATTTTCTTTCGCAAATAATTTACATTCTTCGTATGATAAAAATATTTTTTTATTATTACTAATATTATTAGTCGTTAGGAAGTCACCCCAAGAAACCCATCCGTTGTTTTTAAAAACTAAATCTGGTTTTTTAGGTATAAAATTTGGTAAATATTTTTTATTTTTATTCCATTTTGTTTGACTATCTATTTGTGGTAAATTTATGGATATCCATTCTTTTGTACTATCATAAGTAATTTTATATTTTTTAATATTCCCACCTTTACCACCATTTGAATGATTTTTTAATTTTTTTAAACCATATTTTTCAATCCAGTACATTTCAGATTTTGGCCATTTTGAATATTCAACCTCTTCTAATATGACAATATCTATTTTAATATTATTTTTGATACATTTTACAATCCATTTTTCTTTTTTTGTTTTATTATTTCTTTTAGCGTCAGATTTATGGCGAATCAATCTGTTTTTTGGGTTATCTGCTTTTCCGATGTATTTTATTTCATCTGAATTAGCTTCTTTTAATCCATAAATAAATGTTTTTGATTTCATAGTAATAGTTTAATTTGGCTATTTGTATTAGTAAATATCGTGGAGACTAATAAAAATAAATAAAAAAAATATTTGCATAATCAAAAAAGATTTAGTACCTTTGTATTGTTGAGGAAAACATGTGGTCTTTTTAAAATAACCACATATTTATAACCTACACACGTTCTTTATTTATGGGGCATTAAAGGTATTGACTGAATATAGTCGTAATTAGTAAGCATGTAGTGCTAGATGGAAGCACTTTAAACTGGCTATTGAACTTTTTAAATGGCAACGATTTTGTTGTATCTGAAAATTTCCTTGACGAAGCTGCTTGCAGTTTCGCTGGAGAGCTTGCTGTAGCCTAATATAGCTGATAGCGATAAATCGCTTCATCGTGGTATGTTCCACGACATAATGGTAGTCCATTCGGTTTTGGTCGTTAATCGTTGACACATCGACCTATTTCGAAGAATTAGAAAATTCTGTGATAAACATGTAGAAAGCTTTTGAAGAGTATTCAAGACATGGGTTCGACTCCCATATGCTCCACACTTGACTTTTGTTGCTTATCTAAGGTTAGTCAAAACAAAAAGGGGCTTTCGCCCCTTTAATAAACCTCTAAAATCATGAGTTAGGTTTTGGAGGTGCAACTGGTTTAACAACTGTTGTTTGTTTTGGTTTACCACAACCGCAACCGTTAGTTACTGTGTACATGTTCTTTGAATTTTTATATTTGTTATTGTTTCCTATAAATACTTGATTTTACCAAATCTTGTATTATATTATAGTATGTTTAGAAAAAAATATACTGTAACACTACTAAATAGTAAATGGGAAATTCTAAAAAGAAACCTTCCTTTTGAAATTATACCTAGAAAAGATGAATTCATATGGTTAGATGACCAATATTTTGAAGTTATTAATCTTGTTCATCAAATTGACAAAAAACAATCAATTTTTGTAATTGTAAATCCATTGACAAACAAACCATTGGTTAGGAATTTTAAAATAGAAAAAAATCAATAACAAAAATTTTTTTTTAAAAAAACTTGACAAATACAATTTTTCTTCGTACCTTTGCATATATATTAACACAACGTTCTTTGTTAATCTAAAATATCCAAAAAAGATAGGTTCTGCAAAAACAAAACTACAGTGGAAAAAGGGAGTAAGCTAGACTCTCATTATGGTCTAACTCGAAAGAGCGGCACCATAGTAACCAAATCTGCCTCGATGTGGAGTCGAGTAATAAATTATCACCATGTAAACGGGAGTCATGTAAAATAAATACGAACAACTATCTTGGGATACATAGAGGAGTCGTCTAAGGAAAGACAACGCCCATGGGGGCGGAAATAAAGGTTCAAGGCCTTTCTCTTCTACAATATTGCGGGGTGGAGCAGTGGTAGCTCGCTAGGCTCATAACCTAGAGGTCGGTGGTTCGATTCCATCCCCCGCTACTAAAAAGAATGTAATTCCTGAAAAACAGGTTTTTCTTTATTATACCTCTGTAGCTCAATTGCTAGAGCCCCAATATTAGGGGGAGATATAGGTTCAAATCCTATCAGGGGTTCTAAAGAATAGATTCAGCAATTAAAAAAAACTATTAAGCAAAACAGTTAACAAAACCTATTCTGAACTAATACAAGCCCCACTTCGGTGGGGTTTGCTTTTTTATCTTGTTCCACTTGTTTATTTCAAAAATTATTTTTCTTAATATCTCTATTAATTTTGCTACATAGCGGTTGAAGATTAGAATAATGATTTAATCTTATCACATCTTCTTCAGTTACCGCTGATGATATTGGTATTATATGGTCAATATCCCAACCATAATTTGGCTCACCATTATATAAACCACGATTATCCCAGTTCATCCAAGGGTCGAATTTTGATTCCAAGTATGTTTTAAATTCTTCAAATGTACAGCCAAGTATATGATGTGATTTATGTTTTTTGGTATATCCTTTATACCTAAAGATTGAATTAAAAGAACTTCTTAACTTGTATTTTAAAGCTTCTACTGGATTTTTTAATCTAGCTTTTAGCGATTTTTTACGCTTATCTTTATTATTTCTGTCCCATAAAGTATGTCTAGAAACACCGTGTTTTAATTTAAACTCGTTGTTAATTTTTTTATTGTATTCTTTTAAATGTTCGCTATTTTTAATTTTATATTCTTTTTGGTAACAAGTTCTCTTTTCTTTATTATTTTTACACCATTCAGCATTCTTTAAAGAACAACATTGTTTACAGGTATTTTTTAGTTTATCGTTATTACCATTATCTTTACTAAATTTATCCAGAGTTAGAGTAAGGTTACAAGATTTACATATTTTTGTCTCCATCGTAAATTGAATTAAAATATTCTTCCAATAACCAATTAATTAGTTTGGATTTGTTAATACCTTTTTCTTCTATCATTTTTTGATAGTTAGTTGTTGAAACGGTGATGCTTAGTTTACCTTTCTTCTCATCAAGTGTTTTTGTTTTTCTTCCCATATTAGTATGTGTTTTATACTAATAAATATCTAGAAAATATATAAAAGTAATAAAATTATTACTTTTTAGAGAAATATTTTGTTAAAAGTGAATCAATTAATTTAGACTTATTGAAATTGCCTTCATCCAGTTTTTTTATGATGTCTGGTGATAACGAGATGGTGATGATTTTATAATCTTTCATGTTTAAAATATAGAGTTAATTATTTTATTGTCAATAGTTGTTTAATTGACAAATAAATAGTATTTTTGTATCTAACTTAGATAAAATATAAATGATATGAAAAAAATTATAGGTATTTCTGGAAAAATTGGAAGTGGTAAAGATACTTTTGCTGAAATATTAGCCAAAAAATTAAATTCTAAAGTAGAACGACATGCTATGGCTGATAAATTAAGGTTGATAACTGAAACTATAACTGGTGTTAAAATGACTATAACACATGAAAAGGGTCAGCCATTTTGTAATGAAATTAGAAATTACACACAAGAACAAAAAAATATATTTCTTCCACAATATAATAAAACTGTTGGTGAAATTTTACAATTACTAGGTACCGAATTATTCAGGTTTAAATTTGACGAAGATATATGGGTTAAATCGCTTTTTGATGAGGAATTAAATGGTAAGTTGAATAATGGAATAATAATTATTATACCAGATGTTAGATTTATAAATGAAGCTAATTATATTTTAGAACATGGTGGTATTATGATTAGGCTAGAAGGTGACCCAATGTGTGTTAGAGAAAATTCAACAAGAAACTTAAATCATATTTCTGAAATTGAATTAGACAATTATCAAAAATTTAATAAAATAATTAATAATAATAATGGTATTAATAATTTATATAAATCTGTCGATGAAACGATTAGTGAATTTAGTTTGTGATAGAGAGGAAATAAGTGAGTGTATGCGTCAAGGGTTGTTTGACCTAATCATATGGGTTGATGCAACTGGAAGATTACCAGAAGAACCAGCAAGTTCTTTTAATATCGATAAATCTTGTGCCGATGTTATTCTTGAAAATAACGGAACCTTTGAAGAGTTTAAGGAGAAGGTGTTACGGTTGGGTTCAATTATTTTTAAAAATTGATTTATGGTTAAATACGCTGATGTAGTTGTTGACTTACAAGCTGGTGATACTGGCAAAGGTAAAGTAACACATTCTTTATTGAGCAAAGGAGAATTCACGCATGTTATTAGATATAATGGTGGTGGAAACGCTGGACATACTATTTATCACAATGGACAAAAAGTGGTTACACATTTTATACCATGTGGTGTGTTATATGGTATTAAGTCTATAATTGGTCTTGGTTGTGTTGTAAACGTTGATAAGCTGTTCAAAGAAATTGAAGACTTAGAACAGCTTGGGTTTGATGTAAAATCTAATTTAATGATTGATAAGAGAGTTCATATAATAACTGATGAACACTTGGAAGAAGACGGGAAAGATTCAAGAATAGGAACCACAAAACAAGGTATAGGTCCAGCTTATCGTGACAAGTATGCTAGAATTGGGAAGAGAGCTGAAAGTGAAGATAGTTTGAAATCATTTATATTTGATTTGTATGACCTTCATGTTTCAAATGAAAATGTTAAGATTCTATTTGAAGGCGCTCAGGGGTTTGAATTGGACATTGATTGGGGTGATTATCCGTATGTGACTAGTTCACATTGCACTGTTGGTTCAACAATATTGAATGGATTCCCGCCCCAAACAATTAGAAATATATATGGCGTAGCCAAAGCATATAGAACATATGTTGGTGCCAAAAAATTTGAGGAGCCTTCAGAAGTTTTTGAAAAAATTAGAGAATTTGGCCAAGAGTTTGGTGCGACAACTGGTAGAAAACGGCAAGTCAATTGGTTCAATTTAGATGACATTATTAAAGCGATAACAATTAATGGTGTTACGGATTTAGTAATAAATAAATTGGACATTTTAGAACAAGTTGGTGAATTTAAGATGTATGAAAACCATGAGATTTTAGTTTTCAAAACTAGTGAAGAATTTCAAACTTACATTGCTGATAAAATATCCACAGCTTGTTCGACAATAAAAAGAATAACATTTAGTACAACACCATACGACATTTAACATGGAATACGCATTAAAAGAGCGGAGCAAAATGATGGTGTATTACCAGATAAGTTGCTTGCATTTGCTAAGGCTGAGGGAATTGATGAAAAGCTAATGACAGCTTTTCAAAAGTTTAGACTAACTGTTAGTGGTCCAGAAGTTGGTAAAGCGATTCAACAAATGGAGACGGACAATTTCAAAAAATTATTGTAGTATTTATTCTTTTTTGTGATACCATATATTTATGTCATATGGCAAAATATCTAGTTACTTTTAACGACCAGATTAACGATGTAGAGATATCTGGCTTCAAAGCAATGACCGATAAAGAAGTAGAATACTTAGAATCGATAGCACAAAGTATCAAATGGTCATTTGATTATCCACTAACAAATTATTCATTAGAATTCGCTGACGGTGATGATTATTTATCAAGGCTTGACTTCAAAGAAATATCTAACGAAGAATACAAAGCAATCAACAAGACATTTAATGAAGGTTTTGGTATATTCATTCATGTGGAACATCTTGAAGGGCTTGTAGAAGATGAGGAAGAAGAACTTCTTGATGATGAAGAAGATGGATATTACGATGATAATGATAACGATGAATTTGAAGACGAAGATTACTAATGGCAACACACAAAAGAACAATAACTGTTCGTGAAGGCAGCACAAACAAAAGAAAGACAGTTAATGTTAAAAGAAGTTTTGTGAAAAGAAAGAACACATAACTTTTATTGGGGTTTTAGATATTTATCTTAAAATACTGCTATGAAAAAGAAAGAATTTTTAACTGAAGCTAAAAAGAAAGCTATATTGGCTGATAGAGAAAAAGCAATTGTTGAATCATTTTCAAAAAATTTTAACAAAATAAAAAGATTAGATGAAAGCTATGGAATGTCTTTTGAAGAAGCAAAAGCTGAAGCCAAAAGAATTTCTGACGAAGAAGGTGGTGTTGCTAAACACATAAACCAAATTGGCTCTGATAAATACATTGTTTCTGATTTTTATGATGCTGACACAACAGTAGCTAGTTTTGGTTTAGGTATTGATGAAGAATCAAGAAGTGTTGGTTCTGTTTTAAAATCAAAAGATTACGAGGTATATCATAAAACATTAGCATCAGCTTTAGATGAAGCTCAAAAATATGTTGAAAACAATTATTTTGAAATCCCTGAAAATGGTTTTAATAAATTTACGTTTGGTGGTGTTAAATATGGTGAAAATAAAAAAGATAATATACACCTTAACCACAAAGGTCAGCCAACCAAAAATAGATTTTTAGCAATACAAATATATAGAATGGATTCTGGTACCTATGAATTAAATATGTATTTAACCAAGTTAGACCCGAATAGTTTAGGTGAAGTATATGATGATGGTGTTAAATATGATATAGATGAGACTTCAATGATGAAAATGGATGAAGGAACATCAACTGGTGTTTCAGATATGTTAGTAACCTTAGATTATGATAATGATATGACAAAAATAGAAGATAAACATTATCATAATGGTCCAGATGGTTCAATTGATTATGAAATAGACACTATTGAGTCTAATTTTGATTTTGACGATACCATGTCAATAGTTGAAGATTTAATTTCAAAACATAAGTGGAATAAAATTTATGTTACAGTAGTTTTTGATGGTGAAGAGCATAAAGATAGTTTTGATGCAATATATTGGAAAGGATTGAACTATTGGATTAAAAATCAAATTAATGAGTATGATGGTGAAGACTATGAAAAAGCTTCTAGAGAAGTACAGTATGGTATAAACCCATATGAGGAAGAACAATCATTATTCGATGGAGTAGATAGAATATTGGTTTCTAGACCAGAATATATGGGTGCCGTAACTAATACCATATATGGTATATATATCATTTATAAAAATGGCGAACAACAAAAAATACGTACAGTAGAAGAATTCAATCAAAAATTCGGAACGGATATTCCATTAACCAAGGACCCTAGGCAAGTTGTTTCTTATCTTGAAACTAATCACCCAGAAGTTACAGTATATTTGGACGAATTTGACGTTTCATAAAAATATTTTGCAAAAAACTTGACAAATTGAAAAATAGTTAGTACATTTGCATTAACTTTTAAGAAAAAGCACATATTTAATAAAAAACAGGGGAAACCCACAAAACAAAAACAATGAGAAACATAAACATACATATTAATTCGATTAGCATGTGGAGACGCAATAGCAATCCATTTGAGTCGGCTATGTCTGTAAGTTTCTTATGTGATTTTTAAGAAACAAACAAATAAAAAAGAAGAACCCGACTCAGATAAAAATCTAGGTCGGGTTTTTTATTTTTGGTTGACCACCAAATAAAATATTGGTCAGACGTTATTTGACATATTGGTTATTATACATCTGTAGTTTAATGGTAAAATTTCCGTCTCCAAAACGGACGTTCTTCGTTCAAGTCGAAGCAGGTGTGCATATACACTCGCTCATGGGCGTGACCAACAGACTCCAAATCTGTTCTTAGGATTAAATGGTTGTAGATTCGACTTCTACCGAGTGTGCTAATGGAAGGTGCCTTGCATGGAGCAAAACTAGTCTTGAAAATTAGGGTGGCGGTGATGAGCCGTCAGGGGGTCGGGTCCTCCACCTTCCTCTAGTATTCCCAAAGGGAAATATCGCTGTCCAGACAAAGACGTGTTTGTCCTGACCACTTACGGGGTGGTCTTATATGGTGTAGGTAGATTTAACGGTATAACGCTAGGTTGTGAGCCTTGTAGTTGCGAGTTCGACTATCGTCCTACACCCAAAGTGTAATAAATTACACTATCAGACTAAATAACTGATATAAAAAGCTTATTTAACATGAAAAGTGCAGTAAATTACACTTTCAAACATGGTGCTATTAGCTCAGAGGCAGAGCGCTGGTTTGTGGAACCAGAGGTCGGGATTTCGAAACTCCTATAGCACCCTTTTAAACTTTAACCGTCACCAAACAATTGTTTGGTCTCCACAGAGATGGATGCTAGTGAATATAATAATAAACTGGGGCGGTTTATGGTTTAGGAAATTAAAATAAATTATTGTGAGGTGGTCTAGCGGTTTGGGCACCAGTCTGATACACTGGAGATTAATTTCTATAGGTGGGTTCGACTCCCACCCTCACAACTTTAAATTCTTGAGGTAATAGTCAACTGGTCAGACTGGGAAGCTTATATCTTCGCACGTGTGGGTTCGAGTCCCACCCTCAAGACAAAATATGGATTGGTAGCTCAGTTGGTCAGAGCAGCGTGCTGTTAACACGAAGGCCGTAAGGTTCACATAGGTTCGAATCCTATCCAATCCGCAACATTCAGATGAAGCTCAATGGCGAGCAACGAGCTGTTAACTCGTAGGAATAGGGTTCGATTCCCTACATCTGAGCACATTGCGTGGCTTATTGGAAAAGGCTCAGCTCTCATAAGGCAGAGTAAGACGGTTCGGCTCCGTTCCACGCAACAAATGCAGACGTAACCGAGCTAAGCTACGAACTTAGTAACCGTAAATGGAGTTGTAAATGGGGGTTCGAGTCCCTCCGTCTGTACTATAATAGTCCCATCGTTCAACGGAAGGACAAGAGCCTTCTAAGCTCTTTATGGGGGTTCGAGTCCCTCTGGGACTACAATATGGAGAATTAACTGGGCAGGGTCCCAGACTTGTTTGCTAAACAATGGGTGCGGCCAAAAACCGCATGGTTTTCGATTAACCAATTCTCCGCTTTAAATAACCAATATGTTTCCACATTTAATTGCATACATAAATGAATTAACTAAATAAATTGTGATATTTATTATAAAAAAAAATATGAAAAAGTTAATTTTTGAAGATTTTAAATTAGTAAAAAGCTTATTTAAAACAAAAGACGGAAGAGAAATTCCAATTATTATGTTAAAAGCTAGTACAGAAGAAGAAAATGCTTTAATATTTAGTGATGCTGGAAAATCTATTCTTGGTAATAATGGCGGAAAATATAATAAATTAATTAAAACTTATTTTTGGTTTGAAAACAAAACTACTATAGATGATATAAAATCCGCAATAAACCATCTAAACGATTATTTAAGTGTTAGTGGTGAAGATGCTAAAAAATTAATCACCGACATTGACAGATTAATTCAAACAATTGAAACAGAAGACTTAACTCAAATCCCAGAATTAAATTTCACCAAGGAAGATGAAGAAGCGATTAAAACGAAGTTAAATAACTTTAGAAATATGCTTGTAAATATCAAAGATGATGAGCAATTTAAGGATATAATGAGAAAGCTAATTGATATTAGAGCCGCACAAGGAAGAGGATTCTCATTAGCTAATACGCTTTTGATTTATTTACAAAAACCAAATGCCAAAAAGGTTTATGGGAAACTAGATTGGTTAGACAAATATAATAGAAATGTTAATCCTAATGCAAAACCTATTGCAATTTGGGCACCTGAAGGTAAGAAACTATATAAATCAAAAGAACAAGTTGAAAAAGAAAAACAAGACTTTTTTAAAAAGGTAGGAAAAATAAAAAGGGACGATTTAACGCCAAATGAAAAATTTAAGTTGGACGCAATAACAAAAGGTAGCGTACAGGCTAATAAATTTAAGTTAGTTGCGGTTTATGATGTTTCTGATACAACACAAATAGAAGGGAAAACAGATTATATTAAGTCCGCAGAAGAAGCTTCAAAAAACATTAAATGGTTTGAAGAAAATATGATTTCTGATGATGTAAGACCAATATATAAATCCTTATTAGAATTTTGTAATGATAATGGTATTAAAACAGAATTGGTTGATGACTTAGGTGGTTCTAGAGGTGTTAGTGCAAATGGATTGATAAAGATATTGAAAAATGAAGGGAATGATGTTGGTTTAACCAAAACACTTGCTCACGAAATAACTCATGAATTGTTACATCAGTCATACCTGTCTTCCAAAGGTGGAGCTTCTGGTTCTTTCTTCATTGGAAAAAATTCTAGAGATGTTGTTGAACAACAAGCAGAATTAAGTGCTTGGATGTTTATGTATGCTTTTGGTTTTGATTTAAAAACAACATCCTTAAATTATACCGTCTTATGGGGTGCTGATGAAAAAAATATGATTAAGGTATTTGAGGAGGTTTCAAAGGTTACAAATTATCTTATTGATTATGTTAATCAGAAAATGAAGACTATTGATGAAGGAATGGGAAGCCATTCTCATGGTTCACGTGTAACACCAAACGATATTGCAAAAGTATTAGGTCTTGAAAAAGAATTTAATGAGTTATCTAAAGAAGAGTTAAAAGAAAGGCTTAGAAGGAAACTTAATTTAATCTAATGAAAGATTTTATCAAACAACTTTTAAGGAAAGAATTAAATGAAGCCGAGTTTAATTATCATATTGGCCAATTAGGTTCTGATTTAAAGAACATAAAACCATATGGTTCTGATAATATAGTTATGATGAGTGGTAGGCATACAGGTCATTTTGGTTCTGGTGTTTATTTTTCTACTTATAATTGTAAACATAGGGATTTTAGGGAGTTTGATAAAGAATATGGTAATGTTGATGTTCATAAAAAAGAATTAACCGAATTCCAAAAAGCATATCGTGTTGATTTTGATATATACAAAAATTTATTCAGAGTCAAATCTAATGAACATGGTGAGATGTTATATGAAACATTAAAATTAATTAACCAAAGCTTTCACCTTGTTGTTTCAATTCATGATTCTAAGTTTGAAATGGACAAATATTTTAGTAACCTTTATTTAAAAATTAAACACAATATAAACAAACTTGGTTTAAAAATTCCAAATTACCGTGATTATATTGAAATGGTTAAATTAGCGGCTAAAGACATGAAGGATAAAAGCAACTTAGCTTCTATGTCAACTAGAATTATGGAATACAATGGATTTAACGGTGTTAATGTAAGTGGAATATCAATGTTTGATAATACTATCCATGGCTCTGTTATATATGACATGTCAAAAGTTTCTGATAAACCAATTCCAGTTAAAAATCCAGATACGTTTTGTCATATTAAAAAAAGTGTTATAGGTTTAGATTATAAAGACATTGAAACTAGTATATTAAGAGGTGAAAAAATATCTGTTGATGAATTTTTATCATTACCGAATAATTTGAAATTATTAGTGTTAAACAGAAGTAATTTTTATTTTAATAGATTTCATTTGGATAAACTCGATAACAAAATAAAACAATTATACTATTCATCAATACAGAGAAGGATTCAGAATGAAACATTAGAAAATTTTCCAGAAAGAGGTGAATTAGAACAAATGATTGAAGATGGGTATTTAAACATTATATATAACCCAAAAAACAAAATTGATGATATGACTTTCTTGGAGTACGCTATTAGTATATCTTGGAGGTTAAGTGATGATATTAAAGAAAAGCTATTGAACAACATAAATAGAGAATTAACACCAGAGGAAAAAAAAGAATACAATAATATTAGTGATGACGTATATTAAAATGAAAGACTTAATAACTAAAAGACTTCGAGAATCACTTATTCATGAAATCACCAAAGGTGGCTCTTATACTGTATTCCACGGAACCAAAGCTGAAATTAAACGTTTTTCAGATGAGTTTGTAGGTGGAGCTGAAGCTATGGACCAAGAAGGACCTGGAATTTATTTTACAACGGTTAAAGAAGAAGCTGAAGTTTACGGCAATAAAATATACACTGTAAAACTCTCCCCAAGAAAGTTGATGGATATGACACCATTGGTTCCATCGAAATGGAAAGCATTCACAACCAAAGTGATGCGTATGGCACCAGATTGGAAAGCTACTGCTCAAAATTTTGATATAAACCCATATAAAGGGCTAACAATGGCTGTAGATAGTTCAATAGATTATAATGATACTGAAAAAGATTTGGCTCAACAAATATGGATTGAATTTTATCGATACGAACCAGTTGAATATGTTAGAAATATGGTTAAGATGGGTATAGATGGTATAATCGTACCAAGACATCAAGGTGAGGGTAACCACATTATTGTTTACAATCCTAACATAATAGAACTTGTAAGTGTTGAAGATAATTAATAATTATTTTTCTAATAAACAACATATTTATTTGTAAAATTCAGAATGTTTGTTCCAAATCACCTTCACTTAATCGTTAAAGGATACGTTAAAAATCCGCCATCAGAAGTTGATGTTTTAAATAAATGGTTTACAGAGTTAGTTGAAAAAGTTAGAATGGTTGTTGTGGCTGGGCCAACCTCAGTTTATGTTTCTGAGGAAGGAAATGAGGGTTTAACTGGAACGGTAACGTTAGCCACTTCACATGCCTCAATACACATTTGGGAAAAATACTCTCCTCCAATGTTTCAATTTGATATTTACTCTTGCTCATGCTTTACGGCCAATGAAGTGTTAGACCATTTAGATAAGTTTGGTTTAATAAAGTGTGAATACATATTAATAGATAGAAATGGTGAAAAAATGGAAATAATTGAAAATGGTTCAAGAGGAAAATAAGCTAGATTTTCTTCACTTTAGTTTCTGGTTGTTAAAAGATATTTGTTGGCTTTTAAAATGGAAATTATTGGCAACCATAATGGTGATTCCGACTTTTTTATTAACAGTATACATATTATTCAAAACAAAAAAATTCATTTCCTCGACTGGAATTTTCTCTTCTTGGGTTATGATGAATATTTTTTGGATGCTTCATGAATTATATGACATTCCGTTATTTTTTGCTAAATCTTTTATTGTAATTGGCTTAATCACTTTGGTTTCTTATATATTTTTGAATCGAAAGAAATAGTAAAATTAATTTGGAAACCCCATAAATTTTTTGTACCTTTGCAAATATGAAAGAAAAAATCAAAGAAATACTGCGTGAGGGTTCAGAAAAAAACTCATTGGGCGTGTCTGTAACCAGACCTAACCAAGAGCTTATTGTTATGCGTGGGATACCTGGAGCTGGAAAATCAACCAAGGCTAAATCACTTGTAGGTCAAGGTAAAATTCATTCAACAGACGATGTTATTGAGAAATCTGGTGATTATCTTGAGTTTTTTGCTAAGATGATTGCTACTGGTGATTTTAGTGCTCTAAGCAAGGTTCACTCACAAAATTTAAAAGATGCAATTACTTCGATGAAAGCTGGGATTACACCAGTTATTGTTGACAACACAAACATTAAGCAAAACGAACCAAAAGCATATGTTGTAGCGGCTCTTGAAATGGGTTTTGCTGATAACAACATAAAATTTGTTGATGTTGGTACCGCTGGACTTGAGGCTACACAATTGGCTGCTAGAAACACTCATGGCGTTCCGTTAGAAAGGATTGAAGCTATGATTGCTAGTCACACAGCACAAGGACCTCTTACCCTTAAAAGTGTTTTGGATTCTAAAGACATGTATAATAAATCAAACGTACTGTATTCTTGTGTTCTTCTGGATAAGGCTTCACACAATAAATTGCTTGAGCGATTTGTATTGGAAATTCCAGATGGTTGGAAGACTTATGCCCACCACATGACAATAACAATGGGTGAGTTAAAGGATAAGACTGACATTGGCAAGGAAGTCATTTTGAAGGTGACAAAAGTTGGTCTGTCTGATATGGCTATGGCAGTACAAGTTGAAGGGTATCCATCTAAAAACGCTATTCCTCACGTTACGATTGCTGTAAACCCAGATGGCGGTAAACCAGTGTTGTCGAATGATATCACCAAATGGCAAGATGTTAAACCATTTTTTATTACTGGTTTTGTAACAGAAATTGTGAAGTAAACTTGCATATTATTAAAAATAGTAGTATATTTGCTTAATGGAAAAAGAAAATATAAATAGACGTTTAGAGCTTAGTGCTATGTTTCTAGAAATGGGTAAGGTTTTGGTTGATGAAGGAATGGAAAGAAAAGATTTTTGTATCAGCCAATCTGGTAATTTTATGATTTTGCTAGCTGGTACAATTATGACTGAAGATGAAACATATGAGTTAGGTCAATTAACAAGTATGTACACTGCAAAAAAACTTTTAGATGGGTTAGAAGAGAACAAAAGTGATATAACCGAATATTTAAAGAAAAAAGCTAATAGTGTTTCATATGATGAAATCATTAAACAGATAAACAAGCTTCGAGGAGATAAAGGTGAAGCACCATTAGGTTAATTTTTTACGGTCCCATCGTTCAATGGATTAGGACAAGAGCCTTCTAAGCTCTTTATGGGGGTTCGAATCCCTCTGGGACTACTAAATTTTTAACCATGAAAATAGTTATTGCAACAATTATTAGTTTTTTTTGTCAAGCTGGTACGCTTACACACTATGAAAATAATTTTCAATATAAATTAGAGTGTCCTGATAAAAAATTTTCATCTTGTTTTTTTGATTTAGAATTACCAATTGGTGGCTATATGTATCTTTCTGAAGATAAAAAAGACACTTCGATATTAATAGTTGGTAATTCACTAAGAGATACATATATATACAAAACAACTGGAAAATTTATTCTTAATCAATAGTTTGTAATTTACAAAAAAAATTATTACATTTGTATTCTAAATACGAATTATGTTAGCAATACAAAAATACATCAAAGAGAACGGATTGGCTAAAACCATACTTGCATTTGACCTTAAAACTAGGGTTTATGATACAAAAGTATTGTTGAAATATGACCAATTATGTAGTCCAACACTTATGGCTAAGCCAGAAGTTCAAGAATGTCGTGGACTTGTCCTTGAAAAAGATACTTGGAAGGTAATGTCATTGGCGTTCACCAAATTTTTCAATTCAGAAGAAGGCAACGCACACAAGATAGATTGGAACACTGCTCATGTTCTTGAAAAATTGGACGGTTGTCTTGATGAGACAACTATCCTAATAACAGAAGTTGGTGAAAAAAGTATTAAAGAAATTTGTGATACTAAATATTCTGGTAAAGTATTATCTTACGATATAGAAAAAAACGAAATCGTTTTTGATGAAATACTGGCACATTCTGTTAAAAATAATATTAACAACTGGTATGAAATAGAAATGGAAAATGGTGAAACAATAAAATTAACTGGAAACCACAGAGTTTGGTTACCAAAGTTATCTTGTTATCGTAAAGTTGAGGATTTATCTGAGGGTGATGAAGTTTTAATAACTACTAAATAAATTTGACGATATTCAAATTTTTCTAAGATTTCATATATTTATAATAAAATAAATATTATGAAGATTAAATGTGATAAATGTAATACGGAGTTTGATAGTAAAATGTTTAAATTACATATTAAAAACTCTCATTCTAATTCTTTCAACTCTAACGATGAGTTAGAGTTTTTTGTTTTAAAAGTAAGGTTTAAACTTGACGAAAATAAAATTAAAAACATAATTAAAGATTATGAAAATGATGGTTCTGTATTTTCTTTGGTTAATAAATATAAGATACCTAATAAAAGTCTAACATTATTGTTAAGATTGAACGGGGTCAAACTAAAGAAAATATCAGAGATTGCACAACAAAAAAGTGTTAGGGATAAATATGTAAAAACTTGTAAGGAAAAATATGGTGTAGATAATGTATCTAGTAGTTTAAAAATAAAGGAAAAGAAAAAAGAAACGTTTCTTAAACATTATGGTGTTGATAATGTTTTTAAAGACCCAGAAACAATTAAGTTATTTTCAACGATAAACGAAAAAATATACGGTAAAAAACGTCTTAGTGGTTGGGATTACTTAGACAATGTTGGTAAGGCTGAATGGGTTAGGAAATTAAATAGTCAACGAGGTAAATTAAGTTCGATAGAAAAAAGAATAGGTGATGTTCTATTTAATTTAGGTATTATTTACACACCACAATTTGAGATTAAAAACAAATTTTATGATTATAAAATCGATGGAGTTAAATTAATAATAGAAGTTAATGGTGATTTTTGGCACGCCAACCCAAAAAAATATAAACCAGCAGATATAATACCTTTTCCAAATAAAAAAGGGTGTAAAAAACAAATAACAGCTAAGGATGTTTGGAAAAAAGATGAAAAAAAAAGGTTAAATGCTTTGAAACACGGATATTTTGTTTTACCTTTGTGGGAAAATGATATAAACAAATTAACTGATGTTGAATTAGGTATTATTATTTTGAACAAAATAAATGAAATAAAAAATGGAAAATAAGCTGGTTAAAATAAAATCAATTAAAAAGATTGACTCCAATTCAAAACGATACGATATACAAACAAAAACACATAATAATTTTTTTGCTAATAACATATTGGTGCATAATTCTTGTATACAAGTTTATTTCGACTGGAATAAAAACGTTTGGTATGCTGGTACCACTGGTACTGCCGAAGGTGAAGGTGAAGTAAACAACAAGTTGGGTACAACCTTCAACCAACTATTCTGGACAACTGTTAAGGATAAGTATGGTTTAGATGCATCTAAGTTTACTAAAGGTTATACTTACGTATTTGAATTGACTACCCCATATAACATCGTTGTTAAACCACACGGTGAATCATCAGCGTCTTTGTTGACAGTTCGTAACCTTGAAACACTTGAAGAAGTGTCATTTGACGAATTAACAGCGATAGCTGAGTCTTTGGGTGTTCCACGAGTTAAGGCATATGACTTGAACATCAAGAACGTTGGTGCGCTATTGAAGACGTTTGAGAACATGGTTTGGCACGATGAAGGTTATGTTGTGGTTGATGCTAACCATAACCGAGTAAAGATAAAGAACCCAGCTTATGTTGCGGTTCACCACTTGAAAGGAAAGACAGCTGAACACAACATCATAGCTATCGTTAAAACCAACGAAATAGAAGAATTTGCTGCTACATTCCCAGACCGTAAGGATGAGTTGTATAAGTTAAAGGTTAACTATGACGTGTTGGTTGATAAGTTGAATAATGTTTGGGTTGAGTTACAAGATAAACGCCCAAAGAACATCACACCACAAGAGAAGAAGAGATTTGCTGAGGCTGTATTTAATGTGTGTGGTAAGTATGGTGTTAAGAATTTTACTGGTTTATACTTCGGTTTAAATGATGGTAAGATTGCTTCGGTTCAAGACTTCATCTTTAATTATGACGACAAAACGTTATACAAAATGCTATAAGATTCTTAGGTAGTTTATTATTTATATCAAATAAAAATTTTGTAGTTTCAAAAAAATTATTTACATTTGTAATCACAAAACAAAAACATGACCATAAAAAACATTTTTGACGAAATTGCAGGAGTTTCCAGCACAAACCAAAAAATGGAAATCCTTAAAAAGTATAAAGATAACGAACTGTTAAAGCGTGTGCTTTATATGGCTGATTCAAAGAGGGTAAAGTTCTTTATAAAGCAACTTCCAGACTATACTCCAGACAACAATGGTGGTGAAAGCTTAGAATGGGCATTAGATGGGTTGAAATTTATTACTGATAGAACTTACACTGGTAGTGAAGCTATTAATTGGCTTATAACGCTTTTAAGTGGGGTGTCTTCTGAAGATGCATACATCATTGAGCGTATTATTGAAAAGGATTGCAAGATTGGAATGGGAACTACGTTTATCAATAAGGTTTTCAAAGACCTTATCGAAGAAACCAAATATATGGGTGCGATTTCATTCGATGAGAAAAAGGCTCGTGAAGTCTTTAAAAAAGGGAAAGGCGGCTTTTCTCAAATAAAAATGGATGGCCGTTATTGCAATGCTATTATTCGTAGCGGTGAAGTTGAACTTGAGAGTCGTAGTGGAGAACCAACCGTGTTAACTGGTGCTAAATTTGTTTCTGAATTAGCTTTATTTCAAGATTGTGTATTAAACGGTGAATTAACCATGGATGGTGTTCCTCGTTATGAGAGCAACGGTATCATTGCTTCTTTGATTGATATTCAAGGTAAACGTAATGAGCGCACAGAATCTGAAACGCAAAAGAAAATCGCTACATTTGAGAAGAAACACGGTAGTTTTAAAACAGCGCTTAATAATGTTCGTTACACCGTATGGGATATGATAACTGTTGATGAATACTTTGAAAAAAAATCAAAGAACCCCTATTACATTCGTTTGAACAATGCTTCTAGTCTTATTAGTCTGTCAAGCTCAACAATGGTTAGTTTAATTAACTCCAAGTTTGTTAAGACATATGGTGAAGCGATGGAACACTTTCAAGAAGTATTGGCCACTGAAATTGATGGGGTGCCACAAGAAGGAACAATATTGAAAGCTTACGATGGTGAGTGGAAAGATGGTAAACCTAATTGGCAAATCAAAATGAAACTTGAAATGGATTTGGACCTTAAAATTGTTGGTTTCAACTATGGTGCCAAAGGAACAAAAAACGAAGATGTTATTTCAAGTCTTAATTGCGAATCATCAGATGGGTTGGTTAAAACTCGCCCTCAAGGTATCAAAGAAGATATGATGATTTATATTACTGAAAATCAACCAGAACTTATGGGTAAGATTGTTAAGGTTAAATGTAATGGTTTGTCAAAAGACAAAGATGGTAATTACTCTCTATTATACCCAGCATTTATGGAAATTCGTGATGATAAAACAGAAGCAGATTCTTTAGATAACATAAAGAATATCGAAGACATGGTTAAACAATTAGCAACTAATTAAAAATATAAAAATGAAAAAACACATTTCTTTTCCTAGTATTGAACAATTCAGAAACGTAATTGCTGGTATTAATCGTCAATACAACTTTGTTGGTTTACTTGAAAATGGTGAACCTGTTTATGACACAACACGAACAAAGCCTACACTTACCTTTAAGGGTACGGTAAAGCTCCACGGGACCAATGCTGGTGTTTGCTACAATCAGAATGACGGTATGTGGTATCAGTCACGTGAAAACATCATTACACCAGAACAAGACAACGCTGGTTTTGCGTTTTTCGCTGAGTCAAATAAAGCAGTGTTTCAAGAGTTGTTCGCACAAGTTATTGATAAAACAATCCCTTATGTGGACCCAACTCAAAACACTATCAGTATTTACGGTGAATGGTGCGGTGGCAATATCCAAAAGGGTGTTGGAATAACCAATCTTCCAAAATCATTTTTTATCTTTGGTGTAAAGATTTCTCCGTCCCCAATTGAAGGTTCCGAAATTCAACCATCAGCATACTGGGTTGATTACACTTATTTGAGAGCACCAGAAGCCCGTATTTATAATATTGATGATTTCCCTACATACAGCATTGATATCGATTTTAACCGTCCAGAATTGGTTCAAAATAAGTTGGGTGAGTTGACACTAGCTGTTGAGGAAGAATGCCCAGTTGCCAAGGCGTTTGGTTTCTCAGGTATCGGTGAAGGTATTGTGTGGTCATGTATTGATAAGAATGTAGTTCACCGTTTCAAGCTAAAGGGTGACAAGCACTCTTCAAGTAAGGTGAAGAAATTGGCTGAAGTCGATGTTGAAAAAATTAATTCAATTAGAGAATTTGTTGATTATGCTGTAACTGAAAGCCGTTTCAACCAAGCAATTGAAAAGGTGTTTCCTAATAACGAACCAGTTGATGTTAAGAAAATGGGTGAAGTTATGCGATGGATTAACGAGGACATCATCAAGGAAGAAACGGATACTCTTGTAAAAAATAATCTTGAACCAAAGGACGTAAACAAGTATGTTTCAACCAAGGTAAGAGAAATGTTTTTCAAATTACCTGTTTCATAGTTGATTTTTATTAAAACAAGTAGTATAATTGCATCATGATGACAAATAAAGTATACAAATTGAAACAAGACACCGAAGTAATGAAAGGTGTCAATCTACAGGCTGGTCAGGAGATTGAAGTGGTAATGGATGTTGTTTATATGAATGGCTATCCGTTGCCACCAAATCTTCAACCAACTTTTATGGCTTGGTTAAAGAACAATCCAAATTTATTTAAGGACGACACGAGACAGTGGTAAAATGGAATTGGTAACAACAAATATTTGCACAGCTAATCAGTTGGGTGTCCATTCAAATATGTTTGGTGGTGAAATGATGTCAATAATTGATTTGGCATCAGCAGCTTATGCTGCTCAGATATGTGATTCACCAAGAATGGTGACAGTAAAAATTGACGAATTGGTGTTTAAAAACCCTGTTAAAGTTGGCAACATTATTAAATGTTATGCCACGGTGAAAGAGTTCGGTAACACGTCAATAACACTTTACGTTGAAGTTCGTAAACATAATGTTTATACTGGTAAACAAGACGTTGTTGTGCATACAAATATTAAATTTGTGCACATAGACGAAGAAGGGAACCCAATTCCTATTTCTCAAAGAGTTAAAAATAGATATACCGATAGAATGGAAAAATATGGAAAAGGTCTTTTAAGCTTTGAAGAATTACAAACTGAAAAACAAAAAAATGGCAAAGTATAAATGTGATTGCGGTAAAATGGCTGTATGGTATTACTTATCTGGTTACGCTAAAGATTCAAACCCATTTTCATGCGATGATTGTGTAATTTCCGTAGAAAACAAAATAGGGTGTTCGTGTAATTGGAACTATGCCAAACCACAAGAACATTTACCTACTGATATGCCAGAAGGCGTTGAAGGCAAAGATTGGCGATGGGTAGAATTTGAAGGTGATGAATATATGGACCCTATTACCAAATAAGAAGGTTATTGGATTTATATAGATGAACGTGGTCGACCATATCCTTGTGTTGAGTATGAGTATGATGAGGATGGGTTTGATATACCAACTTTTTTCACTAAATTGTGGTGGAGTATAGATTTGAAATGGTTTTTGTTTAAAGATAGATTAAGGAGCAAATATAGAACTTGGCTAAAGAAACACATTGACAATACCCATTAAGTTTAGATATTTAAACTTTTATTTGTTAGTTTCAATTTTATTTAGTATTTTTGTGTTACTAAAATAAAATAGTATGATTTTAAAAACACCTTATGAATGGTGCTCGGAAGCTAACGTAAGAATACTTGTCCTCAATGAATGGCCATTGGAATGGTTTGGCTCAAAGGAAAAGCACTTTTTTGAATTCCCAAGAATGCCAAAAAATGAATTTTTGGAAGCGTTGAGCAAATGCAAAGTAAAACCAAACTCACAACCACGTAAAACTGAAATGTATTTAGAATATCGAATGTATGGTTTAGTACCTTATAACTTAAGCCCTATTCAACAATTTTTTTGTATTATTTAAACTTTTTACCAAAACCATGATATTTATAATAAAAGAATATTATGGACGAAAAAAAATATTATGTTTATGTTTATTTAGACCCAAGAAAAAAGGGTGAATACGTGTATGGTAAATATAAGTTTAATTATGAACCAATGTACATTGGTAAAGGAACTAGAAATAGGATAAATCATCATTTAATTAATGTTAATAAAAATAGTTTATTTTATAATAAATTAAGAAAAATTTTAAACGATGGTTTTGAACCTATTAGATATAAACTAATCGAATCAATAACAGAAAATGAATCTTTAGTTTATGAAAAAATATTAATCGATTTAATTGGTAGAATTGACATTGAAACTGGTACGTTGTGTAATATGACTGAAGGAGGTGAAGTGGGTTATAAAAGAACCGAACAATCAAGAAAAAAATTAAGCGAAGCTAAAAAAGGTGAAAAGAACCCAATGTATGGAAAAACAACAAGTTTAAAACAAAAAGAATCTGTTAAAAATTTACATAAAAATGGTTTAATAAAGTTAACAGATGAGGGTCGTAAAAAAATAATTGAAAATGGTAAAAAAAGAAAAGGTTCAAACAATTCAGTAATTAGGTCTGATGTTAAAACTTATTTATTAATCTCACCTAACAAAGATGAATATAAAATATTAGGTGCTAAAAAATTACAAGAATTTTGTAAGATTAATAAATTACAATACCATGTATTAAAAAACAATCAAAATGTTTTTATAACTTATAAAGAAATAATTGGTAAAAGAATAAACGCAAAAAATACAATAGGATGGAAAATGATAACAATATAAATACTTCGTATAATTGGTGTATAAATAGTAATATTAGAGTTTTAGATGTGGGTGAATGGTATTCAGATTCACAATTAACTCCCGAAGAATATTTTTTTGAGAAAAAAATAACTAAAGATGAGTTTATTAAACATTTAAGTAAATGTAAAGTTAAACCAAATTCTTTACAACGAAAAACAGATAAATATTTAGAGTATCGTATGTATGGTTTAGTCGCATATCAATTATGTGGTACAATACACGCTGGTATTCAATTTGGACATGCTGTTGTTGAGTTTGGACAAAATGTTAAGGGTGCTGGTTCAATAGAAAAAATATATGATAAGTGGGCGCAAAAAGACAAAACATTTATTATCCTTAATGGTGGTACCACAAACAACTCTGAAACTTGTGCTGGTACGCTAAATAAACATCTAAAATCTTTTTACGATGCTGGCATATTAGTTGCTACTTTTTATGAACCAGATTTGGGTAATCAATTGACTGCATTTGTGTTTTTGGTTGATGAGAGAGTTTTCAACAAAACTATTTATCCAGATTTCGTACCAGAAACACTTCCTTATAGCAGAAGAAAACCAAGTGAAAAACAATTGGAAGAATTGGAAAATAGAAATTCTCAAAATTATAAACATTGGTTAGATAAGATAGGTGGAGAAAAAAATGCTTTTTTAAGAGAATACTTAAAACCATTTAGATTAGCGTAATGCAAGACAAAGTAACTATTTGTGGTAAGATTAAGTTTGAACCAGAAGATAGAACCAAAAAGCACCGTAATCAAGCCTCGTGGAAAAGAATCGCCATGATTAATTTTAATGGGGATATAACCGATTATTACGCTTGGTTTATTAAAAAGAGATTCAATCTTGAACTTAATAAACCATTGCGTGGTGGTCACATTTCATTCATCAACGATAGTCTTAGAGACTTGACTCAAAACGGTAAAAAATCTGTAAAAGAAGTTGATGACATGTGGAATAAGGTAAAGGCTAAGTGGGATAATCAAACGGTTCCAATAACCGTAGAATTGACACCTAAAACAGATGATAAACACTGGTGGTTAAGGGTTGCTGAGGAAAGCCGTCACGAACTACACGGTATAAGAGCTGAATTGGGTTTAGGAAAGCCATTCTGGGGACTGCATTTAACAATTGGTTATGCGAATGATAAGAATTTGTTCCATTCTCAATACATACACAGATTAGTAAAAAAAGGATTTATATGACAACATTTCTATCTATTATTGGTGTAGTAGCATCTACGCTTTTTTCTATTTGGGCTTTCTTTAAGTTTATAATTTCTCAAAGTTGTAGGTTAGATGATAACTTAAGCAAAATACTAATTGAAAAAATTAGAGAAGAATCAAAATTAAAGTTTGAATTGAATAACGAAATCTCACTAAACAAGAAGTACCCCTCAATTTATGAAGTGTTTTGCGTTTTGGATGGGTGTTTTATTTTTTTTAAAAGAAACGAAAGACTTTTAAATGCTGGATGGCAAAGCAAAGATATAGTATCTGAAATTTATTTTTTTAGATGGCAAAAACAGAAGGTAAAAGACTATATCATAGAGGCTTCAAAAGTGAATGATAGCATCAATGTCATGTTGCTACAGCCTTATGGTTCTGATAAATTAGGTGAGATAGTTGTCGCTGAACCTAATATAACTATTGATAAACATTTGTATGAAGACATTGAAGCTGATATACAAGATATGTTATCGCATAAGAAATCAAAGACTGGTTGTTTATTGTATGGTAAACCAGGTACAGGCAAGACAAGGCTTGTAAAGTATTTATCTCAAAAGTTTTCGTTACCTATTTATACCATTTATTTTAGCCCTGATTTTAGCAACCTAGACATATTATTGATGTTCAGTTCAATACCAGAAAAATGTATCGTTTTATTTGAAGATTTTGATAACTATTTTAACAAGAGAGAGTGCATTTTAAAAAATGAAAACGTAAAGTTTACATTTGATGCTGTAATAAATGCATTAGATGGCATTTACAATGATTACAAACAAGTTGTATTTATCATGACAGCTAATGATATAAACAAGATTGACGATTCAATTAAATTACGCTCATCTAGGTTTAAATTTGTTAGGGAAATAACACCACCTTCTTATGAGACAAGACTATCTATCCTTGGCGATGAAGAACTTGCTAAATTAACAAAAGGTATGACTATTGATAAAATTTACTTCGCTGACTCTTTAAAAGGTAAGTATTCTGCCAGTGAAATCATTGAAAAAGCAAATTTAAACGTTTAAATTTGGAAATTAGATTTCTTTTACGTACCTTTGTTTAAATAACATAATAATGGGAGGTAGAGCACTTAAAAACACATATACAGTGATTTTGAAGTTTATTTAAAAAGATAAAACAGATAAAATGAAAAAAAATAATACTAATATTGATGGTGCTCCAGAAGGTAGCATTAGAACAAGCTCTGGAGCATTTGTAAACGTATTTGATACAAACCCAGACACGATTAAAATTGAAGACATCGCACATGCTCTGTCAAGACTGCCTAGATTTGGTGGTCATCTAAATCGCCATTACTCTGTTGCGCAACACAGTGTATTATGTGCTAGACTAGCGAAGTCAAAGAAAGACAAAAAGAAGGCTTTGTTACATGACGCAAGTGAAGCATATCTTTTAGACATGCCGACACCAATCAAAGCCAGAATGGGTGAATACAAGGCTTATGAAAATAAGCTGATGACAGTTATCTTTGAAAAGTATGATTTGGAATGGCCGTTGAATACCAATGTTAAAAGGATTGATAGAAAAATGCTATTGATTGAATGGGAAAATTTGGCGGTTAATGACAACAAAGAATTTGAATGTTGGAACCCCAATAAGGCTAAGAAAGAGTTTTTGAAACTATATAAGGAATTGTTTAATTAAACTCATTTATAAAAAGGGTTCTGTTCCAAAAGCATTGTAACTGTTTCGTCTATCCATTTGCACCTATCTAAGAAACCAAAAACTTGGTCATTTGTAAGTGTAAACCATTCATTGTCTGATTCTGTTTTTTGTTGTCTAAAATCACTATGTAACCATTTTTCTATTTTCCTGTAGTTTTTGGTTTCATAGTAGTTCAAGACACTAATAACATTAGAGTTACCAGTAGCTAACTGTTTTACTCTTTTATCTGGATGGTTTTTAGAGAAACCAATTTTATGGCGTTCATTCCCATCTTTGTCTACTTCTAGTAAAAGGTATACGTATCCCATAGTAACAAATTATTCTAAGGGTTTAGATAAGTAAAGTTTAAAGCTCAGATATTGCTTTATTAATAATACGTATAAGCTGAATGCTTTTGTAAGTTAAAAATACATCTGTATGGTCATTAAATTTGGCCAAAACATTAATAGGTTTGTTTGTCAACCTAATAACTTCGTCTTCATGATAAGCTCTTGATAGAATTCTAAAGTAATTAGCTTTAAAGATAAATTCGCTTGAATTGGTTTGGTACTCAAGAACAAAAGCTGCTCTTAAATTATTATCAATTACATCCCCCAATAATTTTTTTCTAGCTTCTGGTGTTTGATAATCAGCTATGTTTAAAGTAGCTGCATATTCATTTAGCATATCATGGTTACCAAAAATTGAAGCGGCATCAAAGTTTGTAGACCAACTTTGAATTTTACTTTTGGCTGTGTATGTGTAAGGAAAGGGTTTATTCAAATCTATGAATGTCTTTTTTTCAACAAATGTTTTAATTGGTATTGTTAAACCACGATATACTTTTGTTTTGTCTGGAATAAGAATTTCTGGATATTGTTGAGCGCAAGATTTTAATGTTTTGATAGCTTTTACAAAATCTGGGTCTATTTCTTGACCATATTTATTATCAGTAAAATCTCGTATGTCATCAAGATACTTATTTTCAATTCCAGTATTTTTTTCCTTGCCGCCTAATTCATCACCAAAAAGCTCATAACCAAACTTTTTAACACAAGCTTCTATTTCAGCTTCTTTTAAAATGGTATTATAGGTTTCAAGTATTTTCATACACTTTTTATCTATAAATACATTTTTTCTTTTAAAAAACTTGACAAATTGAAAAACTTTTTGTACCTTTGTGTATATTTATTAAAAACGACAAAAAACAATGAAAACGTCATTAACAAATTTAGTCCTTGTCTTATGTTTGCTAGTAGCAGACTGGGTGGGCTTTGCTTGTTAAGTAAGTAATCATAAACTGAAAATACTAGAAAGCCTATCCTAAAAAGATAGGCTTTTTTTATGTCCCTATGGTCGAGTGGCTTAGGCAGAGGTCTGCAAAATCTCTTACATTGGTTCAAATCCAATTGGGGACTCAATAAAATAGGTCCATGGTGTAATGGCTAAACATCCCACTCTTACAAAGTGGAGACGAGAAGTATAATCCCAGTTCGAATCTGGGTGGACCTACAAAAAAAGTTGCATAGGATTTGCAAAATAAGATAATTATTTGTACCTTTGTAACGTAATGCCGAGATGGTGGAACAGGTAGACACGCAGCACTTAAAATGCTGTGACCCTAAAAGGTCGTGTGGGTTCGAGTCCCACTCTCGGTACATGGTGCTCAGTAAAGCCTCTTGCGAAAGCAACGTAACTGACGGAAGTATCTCTAATGAGTACGCCTTCCGAAATGGCCAAGTGGTGGAACAGGTAGACACGCCAGACTCAAAATCTGGTGCTCGAAAGGGCGTGGGGGTTCGATTCCCTCCTTGGCTACAAAGTGGATAAAATGTGTAGTAACCACAAGCTAGGTACCAGCTACTACACTCTATGGGGATATGGTGGAATTGGTAGACACGCTACACTTAGGATGTAGTGCCGAAAGGCGTGGGGGTTCGAGTCCCTCTATCCCTACTTTAGACTTTCTTTATTAATCAAAATATTTATTATAAAAATACGTTATGAAAATTAAAAAAAAATTTATTGAATCTATATATTTTTTCTTTAGTGAGAAAAGTTCAAATGTAACATTTATTGGTTTATCAATAATGATACCTATATTTTTATTGATGATGACACCATGGTTAATTTTTATTTCTATACCAATTGAAAAAAGAAATTCTGGAGATTTTCAATGGTTAGAAAATATGTCATGGATTTGGCCAATTTGCATCTTTGCGATTTGTTTTATTGGTTTGATTGTAAGGACATTATATAATGAATATCTAAAAAAATAAAATATTGTGGAAATTTGGCAATATATTTTGGTATTCTTTTTTGTAATTGTTTCTGGTATATGTAAAGCAATTCAAGATAAAATACAATTTCATTTTTCAAAAAGTATTTTTAAGGATTTAGGTGATTTTTGGAATCCTAAAACTTCTTGGAAAAGAAAATATAAAAACGGGGACCCAAAACAGGGTGAAGCTTTCATTGGAAGCACAACAATTTTTGTTTCATTAACAGATGCTTGGCATTTATTTGGATTAATTAGAGAATTTTCTTTAATAATATCTTTAACGATTGCTACATTAAACCCATGGTTATTATTGTGTTATCCAGTATTTACGTTTATTTTTCATATTTTTTTCACTTGGATATTTTCTAAAAACAAATAATTTTTAGTGGTTAATACAAATTCTGTTACAAAGGTTGTTAATATAAACAAACAATCATATGATGTATATATTGGAAGGGGGTCAAAATGGGGGAATCCATACACGACAATACGAGATAAAGAAACACTAGCTTCTGAAATTGTAGAAACATCAGAAGAGGCAATTTCAAAATATAAAGAATACATTTTAAATACACCAGAGTTAATGGACTCTTTGGATGAACTTGAAGGGAAAACCCTTGGATGTTTTTGTAAACCAAAACCATGTCATGGGGATGTCTTATTAGAATTGTTAACTCAAAAAAAATTAAAAAAAATTATTAATAAAAATATATCAAATATTTGACTTAGTTGAATTATTTAATATACTTATGATAAAAATCAGACATGAAAAAAATTTTATCAATCCTTTTCGTTTTATTAACGATTAATGTTTTTGCTCAAAATGTGGGTATAAACACAAATTCACCACAAACAACACTTGATATTAATGGAGACTTAACAATAAGAGGTGTAAGTGGTCTAGACTCCCAATACATTGGGGTTACAAATACTGGAAAAGTAATCAGATTACCAATAATAAATGGAAATGTTGGGGCACAAGGTCCCACAGGTAATCAAGGTCCTACAGGTGTACAGGGTCCTACAGGTAATCAAGGTCCTACAGGTGCACAGGGGCCTACAGGTCCACAAGGTCCCACAGGTAATCAAGGTCCTACTGGCCCACAGGGTAATCAAGGAGCTACTGGTGCACAGGGTAACCAAGGAGCTACTGGTTTAATAGGTTCTGGTGCTGCAACTGGTAATACAACATATTGGGATGGGACTCAGTGGGTGTTAAACAATTCAAACATTTATAATGATGGGACTTCAGTTGGTATAGGCACCACTTCACCAAGTGTTAAATTGGATGTTGTTGGAGCCATAAAAACAAATAGTGGGGTTATAGTTAATGACGGTGGTACAGGAACACCAGCTATTAGATTTAATAATGACGCTAACTCTGGCATTTATAGGTCTGGGACCAATTCATTTGGTTTTGTGGTGGCCAATAAAGAATTAGGTAGATTTTCCTCTACTGCTTCACCTAACTATACAGGTTTTATATTAGGTAATAATGCCAGTGCTATTGATGGAAGTTTAAGATTCGCTAATTCAACCAATAGCAATACCGTAACGATTAACGGTGGCACAACTACAACTTCATATTCAATGACGCTACCAACAGCTCAAGGCACAGCAAATACTTTTCTTAGAAATGATGGTTCTGGTGGTTTATCATGGTCTGCACTTGGAAATTCAGTAACATCAGTTTACGGTAGTTCTACATTATTGGTTACAACATCTACAACAACATTTACCACAATACCAGGTCTAACAACAACACTTACGATACCTTCAAATTGTTTTGTTATGATTTATACTGATGGTACATTTAATACAAACAGCACATCTAGTACTGGGTATTCTACATTAGATTTTGCAATATTCATTGATGGCTCATATCCAACAAATGGTAGTTATACAAGAGTTACTGCGGCTAATTCAGGTTCTGGCTCAAATGTTACAAATACAGGTAATCAATGGACATTAACATCATTTCAAGCTTTAAGTGCTGGTTCACACACAATTGACGTTAGAACCGTTTATACTGCTGGTGTTAGTGCTAACGTTTCATCAGCTAATACAGCTGCTAGACAAGGTAGCTTACACGTATTAATTATTAGGAATTAATTATGAAAAAGTTAATCACATTTATGTTTGTTTTGATTTGTGCTTTCATCAATGCACAATCAATTTTTATAGATAACCAATCTTATATTACTTTAAAATCTGGTGGTAACGTTTATGTTTGTGATACAAGCGTGTCATCAATTTATTCATCTGGTGGTGGGTTTTATGTGCCAGATACAATGGGTGGTTTTGTTGAATGGAATATACAAAATAATAAAGGAACATATATTGTACCATTTATATCATATTCAAGCGTTTATTTACCAATTTATTTAAACATTACAAATGCTGGTGATGGAAGCTCAATAAAATTTTCTAACGTTGATACAGCTGTTACATCAAATACTTCGTATTATAATTCTAGTAGTATTAATAGATATTGGACAATAGATTTATCAAATTTTACAACCAAACCAGTTGCTACCGTAACTTTAACTTATGATATAAATGATATACCATATAACTACAATGATTTGGTTTTAAATTATTATAATCCATCAAGTGTTTGGGTAAATTCATCGACAGCTTTATATAGTATTGGTTCTTCCACAGACACCATAGGTTTTGCTTCTAATCGTAAATGGACTTTAATTAATTCAGGAACAGCATTACCTGTAAGTCTTTCATCTTTCAATGCTGAAAATATAGAAAATAAATATTCACATTTAACTTGGAAAACAAATTCTGAGGTCAATAATAATGGTTTTGAAATCCAAAGAAGTTTGAATTCATCTTATTTTGAATTAGTTGGATGGGTTAATGGTCATGGGAACTCTAGTACTTTAAAATCATATTCTTTTGATGATTTTGAAGTTATAAAAGGTAATACTTATTATTATCGTTTAAAACAAGTTGATTTTGACGGTAATTTTGTATATTCAAATGTGGTATCTGTAAAGTTTGATGATTATATTAAAAGAGTTTATTATTATAATTTAGCTGGTCAAAGTATAGAAGATATTGATACACAACCTAGTGGTGTTTATATAAAATTAGTTAATTCGATTGCAACTCTAGTTGGTATATTAAAATAATTTTACAAAAAACTTGACAAATTCAAAAATACTTAGTACATTTGCAATAACTTTTTAAAACAAGTAGATATTTAATTAAAAACAAAAACAATGAGAACTTTTGCTAACATATTTGATTTTGCGTTTGAATTCGCAGCCGAGGCTGATAAAAGCCTAGGTGGTCAACTATTGTCTAAAAAGTAAACTCAAAGTTTAATAAATAGATGAAAAGCTTGGCCAGAAATGACCAAGCTTTTTTGTTTTAAAATATGGTGAGATAGCAAAGGTGGTCTATGCGCTGGTCTGAAAAACCAGAGATAAGGGTTCGACACCCTTTCTCACCACAAAATGGCCCTATCGTCTATCGGTTAGGACGTTAGGTTTTCAACCTAAAAAGACGGGTTCGATTCCCGTTGGGGCTACTTTTAATACGGTCTATTGGTCCAATGGCTAGGATACATCACTGTCTATGATGTGGTAAGGGTTCGATTCCCTTATAGACCGCAAAAACTAAATACCCTTTTGGGCAAGCTGGATTGGGTTGCTAGCATTCCCGTTCGAGTCGGGCTTTGTGGGCCAGCTAGGAGAGACGAAGACCTATTTAGTTTTTAACGGGGAGTCATGTACCAAGGCTGGCGACAATGATTTGCAATCATCGTGTGTGGGGTTCAATTCCCCAACTCTCCACTAATTATTTGGATAAAATATAGTTGTTTGGTATAAAATTTTTTAGTATTTTTGTATTAAAAAAGTATGATAAACCTAATTCGAAATTATGAATTCGTATTCACAGAAAAAGAAGAAAGTTATTTTAGGTGTTTTCTAATTGATAATACATTTATTGAAATATCTTTTTGGTCTTTTTATGAATACGTGGCTAAGATTGATAAAAATTTAAAAGAATTTGCTTTGAAGTTTGGTGAATGGGAAGAATTAACAAATGAATTGATTGACTTTGATTATGATTTTAAAACAAATCTTAATTTGTACCTACAACAATTTAGTGATGAAGAAATGGAAGACTTTTGTTTTCCTATTGAAGAAGAATAAATGGACGTATGGTGTAATGGTAGCATAATTTAAAAAGGTCATCTTGACAAAGATGATTTCAGCAACCCAATCTTTATTTTTGCCTGTCCCGCAAGAGGTAGCCGTTCGAATCGGCTTACGTCCGCAAAAGCCCCTAATTAGGGGTTTTTTTTTTTGTTTTAAAGCTTGCATCTTCAAAATCTTTTTAGTACCTTTGCGTTATGAAGAAAATTATTCTACAAGCGATTGGTGATGTAATACTTAATGCTGCTAAAAAAGCATTGGGTGCTGATGATATGGTCACATTTAAAAAGATTTATGATTTTGGTGTTTCCTATGATTTAATGTGTATCTATTACTTTGGTGTTTATTTAGACTAAAAAAAATTTTTAAGAAAACTTGCACAATAAAAAACTAAATCGTACCTTTGCATCATAATAAATAACAACATAAACAAAAAACAAATTTTATGAAAACTTCAAAACAAATCAGAGCGTACATCCTACAATGTGGCCACAAGCGTACAAATGCTTATATGGCTGAAAGACTTGGTGTGCCACGTATGACATTTGCTGGTGTATTGGCCGCAATGAAAAGGAATGGTGAACTTCCTAACGATTATCTTAGAAGTGATGTTGAAGCTTCAACAAGGACTCGTAGAAATCGTTCAGTAACGACTAACTAATCCTAGACCGAAAGAACCAGTGGGATAGCAAGCGTGGAGAGACGCTTCTAGAGGTACACACTAAGGATAAGCAGTAATGCTCAGCTCTCTAATGGTGTGTTAAGTATGGGTAACCATATTAGATTCCGAAAAGCTATCCTCGGTTTTTGGGACGGTAGCTCAGTTGGTAGAGCAGTGCCCTGAAGAGGCACGTGTCGGTGGTTCGACTCCATCCCGTCCCACATATTTGTGCGGTGTGTTTCAGAACGTATCGGAAATGTCGATGACAAGACGAAGGTCACACATGTCAAAGGTGGCTAAGCTAAACACTGGGTTAACATGGTGTAAAGCATCTGAAATGGGCGGGTAGCTAGCGGGAAAAAGCCAGTTTAATCGGGTCTACAATTGGTTAAATTGATTGGTGGTTCGAGTCCACCCCTGCCCACTATAATAGAACAAGCTTGTGTAGCACTAGGGTGGCTCCCTTTCCCTCATTTGGGATATAACCAAAAAGAGCTGTGGCTGACCACGGGCATCCAATGGGTCTAAATAATCCATGTACAGGGGGTGAAATAGTGTAAAGGTCCTAGGACCAAGGTGAGATTCCCACAAGCCTCTGTTCTTGTTAACTAAAAAACATATGAATATAGGATTAGTTTTTTACGGCCAATTATGGAAAAAATGGAACTATGAAGTTCAACTTTTTTCCTTTATCAGAGACTTTAAAGATGGGCTAACATTTTTTGAGTTTAAGATTAATTTAGACCGATTTAAAAGTGAACATACACCAGCATTTCAATTGGAAATAACCATTTTAAATATGTACAACCATTTATGGGTTTATCAAAATAATGTTGGTGATTTTCTTGACTAAATCAATATTTATTAGTAAATTTGTATTAAAATAATATTTATAAACGCCAAAAGCGATAACTAAAAACAAAAAACAAGAACAATGAAAAAAGTATTCTTCGCAATCATTGCAGTGTTTGTTTTGGTATTAGCATCGTGCAGTCCAGTTGGTTCTGAGGCAGAGGTTTCAACAACAGATAGCACTGAAGTTTGTGTTGACACTACTAGCCTACCAGCGGTTGACACATGTGTTACTACCGATACAACTGTAGTTATGTAATCATTTGTAAGTGAAGCATTGAGTTGTTTCGCTTATACTAGGTAAAACCGATAAAAGTAGGGCTAAATAATTTAATCCTATTGAACTAAAATATAAACGAATGGATGGTGATAAACAGAAAGATGATGGGGACAGTTTGCTTAACGATAGCAACTTTTCTCAACCCATTTGGGTTCGATATTTTGGTGTACAAACTGACACAATTAACCAACGACTATTGGTATACAATGTGCGTGTTATATGCGTTTGCGGCCCTATTCTTTGGGCTGTCTTATCTTTCCTTCAAGGTGGATAAAACAAACCTTGGGAATTGGCTAATAACAATTGCTTTGTTTTTAAACCCGTTTGGTTATGATTTGGTAGTTTATGGTATTAATTGTATAACACATGACTATTGGATGACGATGAGTTTTATGTACGTATTGGCTGGTATATTTTTTGCTATGTTTATGTATTTTTATAATATAAATATTTTAAAAGTTTTTTCGTTTAATTTAAAAACCACACATAATAACATAAAATCAAAACTAAAAAAACATGGATAAAAATTTTGACGATTTATTTAATGAATTTTTCAGAAAAAGAAATAATTCCATAAACCCATTTATTGAAATAGGTAATATGAAGGAAGAGATTAGAAAAATGATGGATATGCTGATGAATTTCCAAAATATACCTAATATTGATGAAAATTTAGAAAAACAAATGGATGATAGTCTTGGTGAACCAGATAAGATTGAAACATATTCTGATGGGGTTGTTTTTTATGAGAAAAAAATTTGGCATACACCAGAAGGTGATATTGTTAAACTTGTTGTAAGTGATAAACCATTTACAAATTCACCAAAAGGGAAAAAAGTTGTTAACCAAAAATTACTACAAGAACAATTAGAAGAAGCACTAGCGAATGAAGATTATTTGAAAGCTGCTGAGCTTCGTGATAAATTAAATCCTCCAAAGAAAAAAAGAGGTCGTCCAAAAAAATCAGAAAAAAAATCTGATTAAAAACTTGACAAATTGAAAAAAGTTTAGTACCTTTGCATTACTTTTATAAACAAAAGCATATTTATTTAAAAACAAAGATAAAAAAATCTTATGAAAACGACAACCACATATACAGGTAAACAGTATCCGCAAGGCAAACAAGGCCGAGTAGGACTAGGTGTATGCATGTCTCTTCATAAAAGTTGGAGTTAAACCAAGTAAAAGAAAGAAAACGCAAACCCTAGTCTAAATAAAACCAGACTAGGGTTTTTTGTTTTTGGTTGGTCACCAAGTAAAATATTGACCGAGTGTTATTTGAAATGTTGGATTTTCATAGAGTAGTATATCAATTGGTAGATTATACGGTTTGGGACCGTAAGGTTGGAGGTTCGAGTCCTCTCTACTCTACAAAATATTGTCCTGTAGTTTAATGGCAGAATAAGGGTCTTTGAAGCCTTTGATATACGTTCGAATCGTGTCGGGACAACAACACTGCGCTATCGCCTAACTGGCAGGGTATTACCCTTTGAACTTGGTGGTTGAAAAACCCTAGGTATAGGTTAAAATCCTATTGGCGCAACAAGAAGAGTGATTTCAGCAAATTAACAATCATCAAACTTTTATTTTGAATCGAAAACATCACTCTGTTTTTGGGGGAGCTGCTCAGATGGCGGATGGGCACCAGACTGTAAATCTGGCACATAAGAAACTCAGGGGGTTCGAATCCCTCCTCCCCCACTTCTAGACTGTTAGATTTTCATAGACGGTGAACAACCGTAGCATAGAAAGTCATTAATGCCGAAGTGGCTCAGTGGCGACAGCAGCTGATTTGTAATCAGCCATCGAAAGAACATCGGGGGTTCGAGTCCCTCCTTCGGCTCCATGGTATTAGACTTTGAACTCCGTATGAAGGAGGTCAGAAAGTCAAATGCAGACAAGGTGTTGTTGGTGGCACGGGAGTCTTCCAAAGTTCGGGGGCGGGTTCGAGACCCGTTGTCTGCTCTCAGCCAGTTGTTAAGACTGGTGAAAATTAAAACTTAACACGCAACCAGAGGATAACTCCAAAAACTAGCAATAGGAAATTTGTTATCTGAGGTTGCTCCATGCATCATTCGTATAGTGGCTATTATACCACATTGCCAATGTGGGGACGCAGATTCGATTTCTGTATGATGCTCAAAATTATTAACAACAAAAAAAAACACATTATGAAAAAGATGACCTTCAAATCTAAACGAAAATCCAAACGTTAAAGGCATCTGTGGTTAAATAGCTACGGGTGCTTAATAGGAATATTATGTCTCCGTAGCTTAGTAGGTAGAGCAACTGGATTTTAACCAGTAGGTCACAGGTTCGAACCCTGTCGGGGACACTAAACACTGACGTGTACCCGTAAAGGCATTCGGAACTCCCTCTTAAGGAGATTTATGTGGGTTCAACTCCCATCACGTCAACAAATGTCTCTGTTCCCGTAGCTGGCCGAACGGAACAGCCTTTTAAGCTGACGTGTGAAAGCACCATCGTGGGTTCGAATCCCTCCAGAGACACCAAAATACTAAAATAATGAGAGAATTAGAATTGCAATTAGAAGTCGCTTATCCTCAATTCAGAAGAATCTGGGTTCAGTATTCAAACCATCGAGGTTATCGTGTTTGTATTACTTTATTTCCACAAGGCAATGGTCAATATCACATGGTATTTGGTATTCTAAATCAAATAACATTTGATAATATTAGTGAAATAATTCAACAAGATTTGGAAATGTCAAATAAATTTTATACCTTTGTATCCTAAAACATAAAATATGAGACATTTTACTGAAATATCGCCTATTACGTATTGCTTTGAAAGCAAACTAAACCCATTAGTTAAAATTGATTGTGATAGAAACATTAGCTTCTATTCAAGCACATCTCAAAAATTAGATGCGTTAAAAAACAGACACGAAAAAGACAAGTTTATTATAGCTTGGGGTGGGAAATGGTCAACTGATGTTTTTGAACTATCTGAAGCAGATATTAATTTAGCTTTAGTAGAATTTGGAAAATAATAACAAGACCGAGGACTCATCTCTGATTTGCTCCAAGTGATAAATTAAGCCGATATTATGTCGGCTTTTTTTATTGCCTTTTTGTAGAAATGAGATATTTTTAATTATGGACATTAAACAAACGCTTAGAAAAGCTTTACTAGAAGGTAAACACAAAAAAACAACGCATAAAAACGAATATGGTTGTTTGATGGTTAATTTAGAAATTGACCAAAAAGATTGGGATAAATTATCTAGTATAATCAAGGATGAAGACTTATATCAACCAGAAGATGACCCAACATATGGTAGAGAAACGGAGCCTCACGTAACGGTTTTATTTGGTTTACATGGTGATATACCTGATGCTGATATTGAAAAGCAAATAGCCAAAATGAAAAAACCAGAGTTGTCTTTTAAGGGTATTTCAGCTTTCAAAAATGAACTATTTGAAGTATTAAAGTTTGATGTTGAAAGTGAAGATATGCATAAATTAAACAAAGAGTTCAGGAAGTTTCCTCATACGACAAGTTATCCAAATTATCACCCACACTGTACAATAGCGTATGTTAAACCTAATATGGCTGACAAATACATTAAGAAATTGAATGAGTTGAAAGATATAAAATCTACTGTTAGTGATATTGTTTACTCAAAAGTTGATGGAACAAAAAAAACTTATGATTTTCAATAATTGAAATTTGATTGGATATTTATATTAAAAAGTAAATATGATTAAGAAATTACTTAGAGAATCATTGGAATTTAAACAAAAACTAGATGAAATAGATTTCGAAGGTGTTTTTGGTGATGTTAGACATGCTTGTTTAAGACCAGAAAAAGTTGCTGAATGGTTAACTGACGAATTAAATCGTTTAAATGCGAATAAAGAAAAATCAGAAAAAGATAAAGTAAAACGTAGAAAGGCTAAACCTAAAACTACGGATATTGAAGATGTTATTGTAACCAGAGGTTCAATTGAAGGTGTTATTGATAAAAGCGGTAATATAAATTTAGATAAGTTCATTGAAAATTTAACTGCTGAACCAGAAACCATATTTGACCATAATCCAAAAATGGAAAAGAGTGATATAGGTAGACCACAACTTACTGTAAACACTGGTTTACCAGCTTTAATAGCTATTGTTTATGACATTGAGCATAAAAGATTCGTTGCGGTAAATTCTTGTCCTGGTGCTGGTGCTTGTGTTGCTCTTTGTTATGCAAGAAAAGGTTTTTATGGTATGGATGATTCAAAAACAATGAAATTGACTAGGAGAATAAATTTGATGTTAAATAATCCAGAAAGATATAAAGAAAGGGTTATACAAGAATTATCTGTTTTTGCTGAAAGAAATAAACAAGCTTCTATTGGTAGAAGCGTTAAACGACAGCTTTTAATTAGATGGAATGACGCTGGTGATTTCTTTGGTGACAAGTATTTACAGATTGCAAAAGAAGCCACTAAAGAACTTTTAGAAAAAGGTTATAATGTCAAATCATATGCCTATACAAAAAAAGGTAAATATGTTATAGAATTAAATGATAATAAAGATTTTGTTATTAATTTTTCTACTGATGCTTATTCTGATGAAAAGCAATTGGTTGATAAAACATTAGGTGATACAGTAAAAAGAGCAACTAATGTCCCTAAAAATATTTGGGCAGATAAAGATATTTTCTTAAAAAAGGGAGCTCATTATGTTAAAGCTGATGATGGGTTACCAATATTTAAAACGGAAGATTCTGGTGAACGTTTAAAAGACATTATTTTTAAAATTTACGGTAAAAAAGATAATGTTACAAGAGAAAGTTTAGTGTTCACAGACGAATTACCTACGAAAGAAGGGGACAAGTTTCAATATAATTTGATTGTTTTACCTACTGGTGATAGTGATATAGGTGCGCAAAGAAAAGATGTAAAAATAAGCTACTTATTACAACACTAATGGTAACAATAATGTTAATAACTCTTATAATTAAAACAACAAAAGCTTTAATTTTAAAGTTAAAGAACCTTACACATATTAATTAAGGTTAACCTCTACCCTGACCTTTGTATCTCTTCAAGTAATTCTTTGAATGTTTGCTATAAGAAGCTTTTTTCTTAGCGTGAATACCTTTTCTGTTTACTTTAACTTTTTTTAAACCTACTGAAACTTCGGCTTTTTTTTCTTTTTTTGCCATGTTTTTATCTTTTTGTTATAAATACTTGATAGTCTAAAAAAAAATGTGTATTTTTGTTTAAAATTAAACTTTATGAAGAATATATTGATTATTGATGTCGATACTACTAGAGAAAAGGTTATGATGTTTAAAAAACCAAATGACATTCCTTTACCGCAAACACCAGAAGATGCTAAAACAATGATTTTACAGGACGTTTCGTGTGCTTTTGAAGCCTTTTGTTCTTTGGTTATGGTTGTGGACCAAAATGGTTATGGTAAAAAGGATGACATGTTAAAAACAGCTATTGACCACTTAAACACCTTGATGACAAAACAAGGTGAACAGGAGTAATATTTATTAATACGTTTTTATGGATGTACTAAAACCAATTATAAAATTTAATGGTGGAAATCCAGTTGCTCTTTGTAATAGATGTTCTTGTATGATGTGTTATGTTTCATGTAAAGAGAGTGATTTAGACTCTGATGGTAATTGTGTGGTGATAGAAAGACGTGGCGTAGGTGATGAAGATTACATATCCACTCCGATAGGTCAAGCACCTCCATTATATTGTGATAAGTGTGTTAAAAATTAGTTAAATGAATAACATGAAATTAAAAACAGAGGACAAAACAATAAAAGTAATCTCATCTTGTAAGACGCAAGAACAATTAAAATCTGCGGAAAAATATGTTTTGCTTTATTTAAAAAAGTATTGTGATTATTCATTTTATACACATTTATTAACTCTTATTAATTTAAAAAAGTCAGAACTTGAAAATGTTTAATTCAGAATTTACAAGAGGAACTTTTAGAAAAGAAATACATGGAAATGAACTTTATTTATTCAATGCTAAGGGTGAACTCATTTTTAAGCGTTGGATAAACCAAAATCGTTCAGTCGTTTTTGATGTTGCCACATATGGTAAAGACACATTAGAATCAATTACGGAAGAAAATGGTGAAATATTAATAAAAAGAAATGTCAAACATTAACATAATAGTTGCTGTGTCAAGCAACAATATAATTGGCAAAGGAAATGATATTCCTTGGAGGCTCCCAACTGATTTAAAAAATTTTAAGCGAATTACAGATGGGTCCATTGTTATTATGGGTCGTAAATGTTGGGATAGTCTTCCTCCAAGGTTCAGACCTTTGCCTAACAGATTAAACATGGTTGTTACTAGAAACAAAGAGTTCTACAATGATACTTGTGCAGTCTATACTGACTTATATTATTTATTGAATTTGTTTATTTCTGCTAAAAATAACGATGATGTTTTTGTTATTGGTGGTGGTGAAATATATAAGAAATCTTTTCCATATGCTAACAAACTTTATTTGACTAGAATATTGGCTGAAATTGATGGTGATGTATATCTTGAAGGTTTTGACAGAACCAAGTGGAAACTTGTTAATTCTAGTGATGTAATGGAAGAAAACGGATACAAGTTTGTTTTTGAATACTATGAAAAATATTCTTGAGATAGACTTGCATTTGATTGAAAAATGTAGTACCTTTGTAGCGTAATCAATTACTTAATTGGGAAAACAAAAACAATGAGTTTAAAAGAAAAAATCAATGCTGACTTTATGGAAGCATACAAAACCAAAAACTTCGAAAAAAAGAATTTTTTAGGTGTCTTGAAAGGAGCGATTCAAACACAAGAAGGTAAACTTATCCCCTCTACTGATGAAAATGTTCTTAAGGTTGTTAAGTCTTTTGAAAAAGGAATTAATGAAACTATTGAAGCTAAGAAAAAACTTGGTCAAGATGTTACAGAACAAACAGCTGAACTTTCATATTTGCAAGCATATCTACCTACATTGATGAGTGAAGATGAGATTAGAGTTATTGTTGATGAATTAGTTAGTAGAGATGGTATAAATAAAAACCAAGGGTTTTTGATGGGTGTGTTTAATAAAGAACAAAAGGGTAAATCTTTTGATAATAAGGTAGTAAATAGGATAATTCTTGAAAAGATAGCGGTATGAGTTTAACTATAATTTTTTTGATTATTTTAATCCATTGGTTTTCTGATTTTGTCTTGCAAACACATTGGCAAGCTGTTAATAAAAGCAAAAGCAATGAAGCTTTAACTGAGCATGTTTTGTCTTATAGTACTGTATGGTTGATAGTCTCAAATATATACGCAATTTTAACTGGTAATTATCTCATGTTAGCTCTTTTCATGCCTATTACATTTATTTGTCATTGGGTGACAGATTATTTTACTAGTAGACTTAATAGTAAATTGTGGGCCAAGGGTGATTATCATAATTTTTTTGTTAGCGTTGGTTTTGACCAAGTTCTACACTACATACAATTATTTTTAACTTTTCAATTATTATCTTAATAAGTAACACATGACTAAAGAACAAATTCATAGTAGTTTAGATGCTATGTTATCTAACCCTAAATCCAAAAATTTCATCAATCATTTGGTCAGGTCTTATTTACCAGTCACCAACATTGTTAAAGTGTTTGAAAAACCCAAGGATAATTTCAAATGTGCTATAACCAATAAACAATTGGTTTCAGTGCAAGATATTATACAAGGAATCAACACAGATGAATTTAAAGATGACATAATGGCTCATATGAAATCAATGTTTTCTGAGGATAAGGTTGAATCTCCAGTGTCAAAGTTAATAGGAGAACGAGCTTTGGGTGTAACTGGAAAAGACACTACAACATTTATGTCTTATGGTGTAGCACAAGAGTTTTACAATTGGGTTATCACTAAATCTTTAAAAGGTGACAAGCATATCAATTGGCTTTTATATGGTATTCGCAGGTCATCTTTTGTGGAGAGAGTGCAAGAGATTCAGGATTCTCAAGTACAAGAAAAAGTTAGGAAGATAGCCAAGCCAAAGAATGTTACGACATTTTCTTTGGGTGAGTCAAGTGATATTTTAGCAAAACTAAAAGCTAAAATGGAGAATGGTGAATGAGCCAAAATATATTACATAAATTAACTAAAACAATAGAACAAAAATATGGCAAAAAAAACAAAATCAGTTCAAGACATATTGGCAAGCATAGCCAATAGAAATGTTGAAAGAGTCGTAATAAATAGTGAAGAAGATGCAGAAAGATTTATCGCATCTTTAGAGGATGAACCTATTGATGATGAAGATGTGGATGAGGATGAGGATGATTATACTGCGCAATCACAAACAGAAGAAATTACATTCATCGAATTCGCAATGCTTAACTCTTATCTGCATTCGTGTTATAAAGGTAAACATAAAGAAATAACCATTACCTCTTATGGTCAGGTAGAAAATGTCAATAGAGTTTTATTTGGTGGTGTATTTGAAATCACAGGTTCTTTTTGGTTCATGGGCAAAATAGAAGGTGATGACAATGAATACATTTTCCAAACAAAGATGTATATTGATAACCGAAATGAATTAAACATTCAGTTTAACATGAGTGTTAAAAAAGGTATCAGCCACAAAGAGTTTGACGAGCGCTTCAAAAAGGTAATTGCCTTGGCTTTTAATAATTCCGAATACAAAGGTAAGTGTATCAAGGTTAAATTGCGTGAAAACCGATTCAAAGGTATTGAAATAATCGACATCAAAGAATCTAGTAATGAACTTATTTTAAATGATGTTCAGAAGAAATTTATCGACCACTTTATTTCAAGAGTATTGAAGGGTGGGACTGCTCGTTACTTGTTGAATGGAGAACCAGGCACTGGAAAAACTGAATCAATCCGTGAGATTGCCAGAAGACTAATACCTAACGCAACTTTCATTATTCCAGACTTCGATACATCAGATGACTTAGCGTCAATTCTTGAAGCGTGTGAAGTATTTGAGAATGGTGTAATCATCATGGACGATATTGACCTTTACTTAGGTTCACGTGATAACGGAAGCTACACCAGACTATTGGGTCAGTTCTTATCATTCTTCGATGGTGTTAAGAAGCGTAAGATTAGCTTGTTGGCATCTACTAATGACAAAGGTCTTGTTGATAAGGCTGCTGAAAGACCAGGTAGATTTAATTTCACTTTGGATTACAGCTTCTTGAATGAAGAACAAATCATCAAAGTTTGTAATATTCATTTACCAGAAAAATGGCGTATACAAGAAGTATATGATGCTTTAACTGGTACGATTAATGGAAGAAAGGTTAACATCACAGGTGCATTTATTGCAAATTTGGCTGACAACATAAAAGAAATGTCTGATGATGATGAGAATTGGGGTATAGAAGATACGATTAGTCTCATAAGTGAATCGTATAAAGGTTTCTACGCTAGCCAAGTAGAAAAAGACAGAAAATCGTTAGGGTTCAACGTAAAATAGAAAATGAAAGTAGCTGTAATAGGTAGTCGTGGTTTTAGTGATTACACACTATTAAAAGAAACTCTATCAAAAATAGAAATAAGTCTGGTTGCTACTCAACATAAGCAAATATAAATTTTTTGTGGTGCTTATTTTTACCTTTAATAACCCTTATAACAGCAGCATCATCCAAGTTTAATTCCTTACACATAAATCTAAGACCAATCCAAACATCGATAACTTCACCAGTTAACGTCATTCGTTTAACTTTTTTTAAATTTGGTTGTTTATTTCTTAAATTAATTTTTTCTTTTTCTGTTTTAGATTTACCAAAACAACCATGTTCTTTTCCTCTTTTAGGGCATTTAACTCTTAGAATATTTTTAGTTTCTTCTGAGTGTGTTTTTCCAAAAAAAGGGTTTTTATCACCAGTAACTCTATTTGTATGAAAATCACGGTATTCTTTATTTTGCCAAAGTTTTTTTAACCACTCAGATGTATACCCATCACCACCATCAGTGTAGTTTACTAAATCACATCCATTTTTTCTCATTTCATTAATCCAATATTTTTCTTTTTGTTTCCAAACATTAAAATCTACTTCTTCGATTAAAAATATTATTGGTTTTTCGTTATTACTTAATAATTTATTAAACCAATTGATTTTGTGTTTATTAGTACATCTTTTTAAATCCCATATATGATAATATAATCTTTTTTCTAATGGTAATTCTGTTTTACCGACATATCTAATTTCGTTTGTGTTTGGGTCTTTTAACCCATAAATTTTAACTTTTTCCATTTTTTTTTGTTTATTTAAAAATTTATTAGTACCTTTGTGATATAAATATATGGAAACTTATAAAAAGTTAAAAATTGGTGGTGCTAAGGGTGCTGATTCTTTAGGTGAAGAATATGCTAAAGAAAATAATATACCAACTAAGATATTTATACCTGACTGGGATAAATATGGTAAATCAGCTGGTATGATTAGAAATACAGATATAGTAAATGAATCAGAGTTAATAGTTGCCTTTTGGGACGGTATTAGCAGTGGAACATTGGATTCTATAAATAAAGCTAAAAAAAATAATAAAAAAGTTTTAATAATTAACTATGGACATAACAGTTAAAGTAGGCGTTGCTAACGAAACGGAAAAAAATCTAAAGATTGAAGATTTAAAAACTTGGACACCAAAGAATGTGAATTATTTTGGTGATACTGTATACTTTAAGCACGATAAGGTTTATTATTCTATGAAAAGAAATGATTTTGATAAAATTTACAACGGAAAATAATATAATATGAGTGCAATAATATTTGAATTAAAAGAAGAACACGTAAAGTTATTAAAACATTTACGTTGGAGTATTGATGATAATAAAATCATAGTAAATAAAGGTGATGACGGTGATGAAATAGCTCCACCATTTGGTTTTGATACAATATATGAAGCCATTGATTTAATATTAAACGGTAAATCAAAAAATATCGACCCTTTTTCTCAAGAAGATTTTGTTGATTATACAGATGAACAGAAAGCTGCTTGGGATAAACTATATTCTGAGTTACCAATGGCTCTGGATGTCATTTTATATAATGGTCATTTTGAATTAGGGAAATATAAGACTCGTTGGCACCTCCGTGACTGGAAAAAAATTAAAGGTTAATTTGGTTAATTCAATTTTTTATCGTACATTTGCTTTAAACAAAAAATAAAATGCAAGAAAGATTAGAAAGCTACATGATTGTTAAGAGAATGATTGAACAAGGTCAAACGGTTGAAGTTGTTTTAATTGACTCACATTCAGAAGTATGGGAATTAGATAACAAAGAGAAGGCTCAAGAAATTGCAGATATATTAACCAAGAATTCAGATTCTGGTTGGATATATTTTGTAAGAACTTCAAAATAAAATATGGAGTCTATTCTATTTTCAATTGATAATCGTTTGGATTTGGCCAATGAAATCATTACCAAATGTCAGACTGGTAAAAATCTTTTAAGCATTAGCTTAGGTTTGTTAAATGAACAAAAGTTTTCAGATGGTGAATTGTGTATTGATTTCCCAAATACCATTCGTGGTCGCAGAGTTTATTTACTAACAAGTCCAGATACCAGTGACAAAATAATTGAGCTTCAATTATCTATTGATGCAGCAAAAAGAGCATCCGCTAGCGAAATCATCCCGATATTACCTTATTTCCCATATGCCCGTCAAGACAAAAAAGACCAAGTTAGAGGTCCAATAGGTGCAAAGGTAATGGCAAAGATGTTGGAAGCTTGCGGTGCCACATCAATCATAACATATGATTTACATGCCAACCAGATTCAAGGTTTTTTTGAAATACCTGTGACACACATTGAGGGTAAAAATGTGTTCGATGATTATATTGGCTCAATCGTTACAGAAGACACTATTCTATGTGGTCCAGACGCTGGGTCTGGTAAACGAGTTAAGGGTGTCAGAGACCAAGTAGCTAAACTAGGTCACGAACTTAACATTGTCATGATGGATAAAACCAGAAGCAAAGCCAATGAAGTTGATAAGATGGTTATCATAGGTGATGTTAAAGGTAAAGACGTTGTCATCCTTGATGACATGGTTGATACAGCTGGGACTCTTTGTAAAGCTGCTGAAGTTTTGTTGGACAATGGAGCCAAAAGTGTTAGAGCGATTATAAGTCACGGTGTGTTGTCTGGAAAGGCGTATGAGAATATAGCCAACTCAAAATTGACTGAATTGGTATTGAGTAACTCACTAGGTTTAAAAACAAGTCTTAATGAGAAAGAAATCGATGCTATGAAAAAGATTAAAACAATAAGCATTGCTGAAAGAATATCCACAGCCATTTATGCGACTGATAGACTTTACAGTTATGAAACTTTAAAAAATAACAATCGTCTTAAAAATTCAAAATGAATTTTAATAAATTAACAGATGAACAAGTAGACAGGATTAAAAAAGTTTACTCTGAGAAATCAAACATCTCATGGGAAAAAAGAGCTTTTATGCTTTCAGAAGAAATGGGTGTTACTGAAAGAACAATAAGAAAATGGGTTAGTGAAAGACTTGGTCTTAAAGAAAAAACTGATGCTGAGCCTGAGCAATATACAATTGCTAAGCAACGTAAGTTTGACAAAACCAAAAAACGATTCATAATCACTTGGGGTCAAAACAACACTAGGGTCCATAAAGGACTTTATGAGAACATAGAAGCTTATGCCAAAGAGATTGATGCTGATATTCACATCATACTTGGTCGCTACAAAAACCCTACTTCTATCTTCACGGCTGGTCAGCAAAGTGAAGAAAATTGGGTAGAAGAAATCATCAAATATGCTGATGCTAACCGACATGACATTCACAAGTATGTGTCGATTATGTCTGATGTTAAGATTCAACCAACGGCAACCAATCCTATGAGTGGTATGCAAGGTATGAGTGGTATAAACTCTTGTATATTTGGCAGTCCCAAGGTTCAATTAGAAATGATACCAGTGCTTGAAAGTTCTAAGCCAAAGATGATGCTCACCACTGGTGCTGTTACTGTAAAGAATTACACTGATTCAAAGGCTGGTAAGAAAGGTGAGTTTCACCACACATTAGGTTTTGTTGTCGTTGAAATAAAAGACAAAGATGTATTCTTTGTCCGCCAAGTTACAGCTGATGATAAGACTGGTGCTTTTACAGATTTGTATTATCGAGTTGATGGTGGAAAAGTTAGTAAAATAAATTCAATTGAAGCTATTATCCTTGGGGATGTGCATTTCGGTCATCACGACCAAAACGTGATTAATTCCACGTTAAAACTTATGGATAAAGTTAAACCTAATCATGTTGTATTACACGATGTTTTTGATGGTGATTCAATATCGCATCATCAAATGAAAGACCCTTTCGTTCAGTATGGTAAAGAAGTAAACGGAACCAATGATTTGAATAAAGAGCTTGATATTATGATGAATTCCTTAAAACCATTTGAGAAATATAAGAATGTGGTTATTGTACGTAGTAATCATGATGATTTCTTGGATAGATGGTTAAAGAATGAGGATTGGAAGAAACAACCAACATTCAAAAACTCAAGATTATATATGCAATTATCAGACATATTGCTTGAGCAACATGCAAGCAATCCTACATCTGTTGATGGTGTTATTCCAGCCTTGATTAAACAGAAATATCCTAAGTTTATCACATTAAGCAGAACCGACTCTTACAAGGTTAAGGGTGGATGGGAATTAGGTCAGCATGGTGACATTGGTTCTAATGGTAGTCGTGGTTCACTTTTACAATTTAGAAGGCTGAATACAAAAATTGTTGTTGGTCATTATCACACACCAGGTCGTAAAGATGGTGCATTGGCTGTGGGAACATCAACCAACATGCGTGTTGGATATAACTTAGGACCAAGCACTTGGTTACAATCACATGTTATCATACATGAGGATGGCCGTGCTCAACATATTACTTTTATTAATGGAGAATTTACAACTTTAAATTAAAAAGTTGTAAAATATAAAAAACATTTAGTACATTTGTAACATAATGAAAACAATATCGTCAGGTATCTTTTTAATTAACAATAATAATGAATTGTTGGTTTGTCATCCCACAAATCATAACCCAAACTTTTGGAGTATACCAAAGGGTAGGGTGGAGAGTGATGAGAGCCTTTTGGATGCTGCTATTCGTGAAACATATGAAGAAACTAACATTTTATTAACAAAAGATTTAAATTTTATAGCTTTACCTATGGTTGATTATAAACATGGTAATAAAGCACTTGCATCTTTTTTATTTTTAGAAGAAGAAAATCCTTCTGTTAATTTGAAAAGTTTTGAAATAAAATGTATGTCAATGGTATCAAATGATGGTGATAGTTTTTTTGAGATGGATGATTTTAAATGGGTTAGCTTAAATGAAGCTAAAGAGATGTTACACGAAACACAATCTTATTTGATTGATGAAATTTTTTCCAAATTAAAAAAAGTATATTAAGATAAACTATCATGAAATTAACAAAAAATATAAATTTTGGTGAATATTTAATAGTAGCTGTATATGATGATATAACTGGTTCGTTAGAAGTTACAGTTTTAGACGAACTTGATGGTGTTATAGAAATGATTAATATAACTAATGATGAGGACAATGATGATATTGATAATAATTCCATTACAAACCCTAGCTTAAATTAAAATAATGAATAAAAACAAAAAACAACACTACATTAACGAAGAAATTAAGGCTCGTGAAGTCAGAGTAGTTGATTTTGGAATCATGTCTATCAGCGATGCTTTAAAATTATCTAACGAACAAAGTTTAGACTTGGTTTTAATGTCGAGCAATGCAACTCCACCAGTTTGCAAACTTATGAATTATGAAAAGTTTTTATACGAACAAAGTAAAAAGGAGAAACAAAAAACACCTGAACTAAAAGAAATTAAAGTGGGTCCAAATACTTCAGAAAACGACTTAAGTTATCGTATAAAACACATGATTGATTTTTTAGATAAGGGTCATAAAGTTAAGATTACTATGCAGTTTAAAGGTCGTGAAATGACTTATATAACAAAAGGAGAATTAATAATGTTAAATATGGTTAATGCTGTTGAAGAACATGGTTTAGCTGAATCATTACCAATTCTTGAAAACAAACGTATGTTTGTTACTATTAGACCTAAAAAGAAATAAATTAGATTTAAAATTATGGACAAAATTACTAAATTAAGTGTTTTTGATTTTGATGGTACGTTAATTATGACCCCACTCCCAGAAACTGGTCGAATAACTTACGAAAAAAAAACTGGTAAACCGTGGCCGCATAAAGGTTGGTGGGGACAAGCTGATTCATTGGACACATCTATATTTGAGATGCCTGTAATACAGAGTGTGTTGAGTGATTATAAAACAGAAAAATCAAACCCAAATACTCTTATGGTTTTATTAACAGGTAGAATGGTCAAATTAGGTGATACAGTTAAAAAAGTGTTGGATGAAAATGGATTGACTTTTGATGAATATCATTATAATACTGGTGGTAGCACTGATGATTTTAAGATTAAAACACTTAACTCATTGGTAGATAAGTATCCAAATTGTGAAATAGAAATGTGGGAGGATAGACTAGAACACGTTGGTTTATTTGAACAATGGGGTAAAAAAATGTCATTAGAAGGTAAAATTACTGATTTTAAAATTAATGTTGTATTTTCTGGACAAGACTAAAAATAAACCCACTGAAAAGTGGGTTTATTATTTGTAAAAATGAAAAGATTTTAGTATCTTTGTTTTATGATTAATATAGGTGATATAATTTCTGGTAGACTTAGCATGAACGCAAGCGGTTCCGCTTACTTAGTAAATACGGATTTACCAAAAGACATTTACATTCACAAAAACAACACAAATAAAGCATTACACCTTGATTCGGTTAAGATAAGAGTGATAGAAGGCAATGGCCGTTCTATTGAAGGTGAAGTTATTGAAATCATCGAAAGATTCAGAGATGAATTTGTAGGAACAATTCAAATAAGTCCACGATACGCTTTCTTTATACCAGATAGTAATAAGCTGCCAATTGACTTTTATATACCGATAAGCAAAATACTAGGAGCCAAAGATGGTCAAAAAGTTGTTGCTAAGTTGGTTGAATGGAAAGATGATGCCAAAAACCCTAATGGGGAAATAATTCGTATCATTGGTGACTCTGGTGAACATGAAACAGAGATTCATTCCATACTTGAAGAATATGGTTTACCGTATGATTTCGATGCTGATATAATAGCTGAATCAGAAGCAATACCAGAAACCATACCACAATCAGAGATTGATAAGCGTAGGGATATGCGTGATGTATTGACATTCACCATTGACCCATTAAACGCAAAAGACTTTGATGACGCTCTTAGCGTTCAATGGGTTGATTGTTTCATGGAGGTTGGTGTTCACATAGCGGATGTTAGTCATTATTTGCGTCCAGACACCGAATTAGACAAGGAAGCATACCGAAGAGGTACTTCTGTCTATTTGGTTGACAGATGTGTTCCAATGCTTCCTGAGAGGCTTTCTAATGGCTTATGTAGTCTTAGACCACACGAAGATAAACTATGCTTTTCAGCGGTGTTCAAATTGGACCACAATGGACATGTAGTTGAAGAATGGTTTGGAAGAACCATAATTCACTCCGACCACAGATTTACATACGAGGAAGCTCAAGAAATAATTGAATGGAAAGATTTTAATGGTTTAAGTAGACTATATAAAAAAATTGGTCTTGTTGATTTTAGTATCAATGAAAGAGTAGATGAAAATTTAATTAAAGCTACTAATTTAACTAACGCTATTATTCATTTGGATAAGATTGCGAAGAAGATGCGTAAAGTTCGTTTATCAAAGGGTAGTATATCATTTGACAAGAGTGAAGTAAGATTTAAGTTGGATGAACACAATAAACCAGTGGACATCATTTTCAAGGAAAGCAAAGATGCTAACAAATTGATTGAAGAATACATGCTATTGGCCAACAGGCACGTTGCAAAGTTCATCAATGATAAGAAGTTACCAATGGTTAACCGTGCGCATGATAAACCAGATGAAGATAAATTGAATAGTCTTAAAGAGTTCATCAAGCAATTTGGTTACGAGATTAAAACACAAGACCCAGTTGAAATAACCAGAACGCTAAACCAATTGCTAGAAGATGTAAAGGGTAAGCCAGAAGAAAACATGATTAATAACCTTGTGGTTAGAACCATGCAGAAAGCTGATTACAGAACACAAAACATAGGTCACTATGGATTAGGGTTCAAAGACTATGCTCACTTTACAAGCCCAATCAGACGTTATCCTGACGTTATGGTTCATAGGTTATTGGCTAGATACCTTGAAAGTAAACCAGAACCTAAATTAGAAAAGTTGGAAACCAAGTGTAATTACCTTTCTGAGAGGGAAAAGAAAGCGCAGAAAGCTGAGAGGGATTCAATCAAGTATATGCAATGTATCTACATGAATAACAATGTGGGTAAGATATATAGAGGATTGGTAACCTCTGTTGCTGAATATGGGTTATTTGTTGAGATACAAGAAAACAAGTGTGAAGGTCTTGTGAGATTAGTGGACATTGGTGGAGATTCATTTACTGCCGATGTGAATAACTATTGCGTAAAAGGAATGAACACTGGAGAAAAAATAAGGCTTGGTGACGAAGTTATGGTAGTTGTTAAGTCAGTTGATGTTGAAAAGAAAAACATCAATTTAACGTTACTTAGAATATGACGGATGATGAATATTTGGTAAATAAATACTTAGACAAATACTATACAGTTATTGTACATACTTATTCTAAAAAAGAAGCCGAATTTAAAATAGCTGCTTTGGGTAAACCAGATATGTATAACCGTATTGATATAGAAAAAGAAGTTAATACAGTGTTTAGTGGTGTTAGCGAAGTTACTAAATATTTTGACACTTGGTTTGATAAAAAATTAAAATCATTTTCTAATAATTTTGATAAATTCTTAAATGATTGTGAATTAAAATTGGGGCCGACTAGTTGGGTGGTGCGTCATAAATTATATGGAGATATAGACCCTACTTTGTTAACAATGTATTCTAATGACAAACGCACTAACTTACATACGTTAAAATACTTTTTTGATAAATGGTATGATGAAAAAGTAATTGAAGTTACTGAAAGAATGATGAAAAATTTTTAACCAAAAGCTTGTTGGTTTAGAAAATTTATTGTACTTTTGTAAAAAATATAAAATGGCAGACACACAAGAATTTCCATTTGAACAATTTAAGGAATTGTTCATGACATTTTTAAAGAATAACTTTAGGGATAGCGGCCCTGTTGTTGGAGCAATAAGTACAACAACTTCAGAACGTGAATTAAATACAACACTTAAATTGTATAGCGAAGAACTATTCTTAGCTTTGGATGGAGACTTCCCAAATTGTGATGATAAAGAATACGAATTGGAAGAACTTCGAGATGAAATCCAAGATTTGGAGCGTTATAAAGAAGAATTAGAAGTTGAACTTGGTGAACTAAAAGGCATGTTCGGAACCACTCTTGAGGACGATTTCAAACGAATGGCAATTAAAACTTATTATGATGACTATCGTTCTTGGGAGCTTGAAGAGCTGTTGAAGAATGGAAGAAAATTTATTAATCAATGAAGATAATTTGTATAAGCGATACGCATACTAAACACAAAGAAATTCCTAGCAGGTTTGTTGAAAACGCTGATGGTGACATTGATATGTGTATCCATTCAGGTGACGTTTCAAGTAGAGGGGAAGAACGTGAAATTATTGACTTTATGGAATGGTATTCAAAGTTGCCATTTAAGCATAAGCTGTTAATTGCTGGTAACCACGATTTCTATTTTGAACGTACTAGTCCAGAACTGATTGAAGAATTACTAAACAGATATCCAAGCGTAACATATCTGAATGATAGTGGTGTAGAAATTGATGGGATTAAGATATGGGGTAGTCCAATCCAACCATACTTTTTTAATTGGGCTTTTAATAGAACGTCAGAAAAAATTGGTGCCCATTGGGACAAGATTCCATTGGACACAAATATTCTGATAACACACGGACCAATAAGAGGCTATTTGGATTTAACATCAAGAGGTGAAGCCACTGGTTGTCCAATACTTAGAAATAAGGTATCTGAATTAAAGGAATTGAAATTGCATGTGTGCGGACATATACATGAGGCTTATGGGTTATTTGAAACTGAAAATGGTGTAAAATTAGTCAACGCTAGTTTATTAAATGATAATTATGTTATGATTAACCCACCTATTATTATTAATTTATAATTTCTAAATATTTTGATTTTTTTCTTGGTAAACCTAAATTATAACTATAAAAAAAAACAAATATTAGTAATTGTTTAACTGGTTTGAGTAAATCAGCTGGTGGTTTTAAATAAAAAATATAATAACAAATAAAATTAATTAAGATGCGGAGCGACCAATTTGTATACTGGCTTCAAGGGTTTTTTGAATTATCAGAACCCAATAAAGCATTGACACCTGAGCAGGTAAAAACCATTAAGAACCATTTAAAGTTGGTATTCTTACATGAGATTGACCCATCATATTCTGATAATAAGATTGTTCAAGCAATCTTACAGAATATTTATGATGGCAAAGACCCTTTAAATGGTCTAAACATAACACACAAACCTACTAGCTCGGTAAAACCTAGCTCAAGCGATAAAGATTTAATAAGATGTTAAGCTATGGATAAATTACAAACTTTCGTAATTTGGCTTGATGGTTACATTGACGCTATTGGTGAAGATGGGTTTAATATATCCAAGACAAATGTTATTATGAATAAGCTTCATAATTTGTTTGACCATGAAGCAGCTAAAATTGATAACAAGCCAACTCTTCAAGCACTTGGTCAACAACATGGATTTACTGTTCATGAATGGTTACCAGATTATACCAAACCACCGTTTAATGGATTAGGGAGAGATGAGGATGGTGTATTATATCGTTGTTAAAATAAAAGTATGAAATTAGTTTGCTTGGGTGACATTCATGGTAGGTCTATATGGAAAGAGATTGTTGAAGCGGAAAAAGACGTTGACCTTTTTATTTTTGTAGGTGATTATTTTGACTCTCACAATAAAGGATATAGCGGAAACAGACAGATTGAAAACTTTAAAGAGATAATTGCTTTTAAAGAAGCCAATCCTGATAAAGTGGTTACATTGATTGGTAATCACGATTACCATTATATACGTGGTATTGGAGAAACCTATTCTGGTTATCAAGCTGGTTATGCCATAGACATAGGGCAACATGTGGAAAAGGCAATACAAGACGGTCATCTTCAAATCTGTTATAAGCACGATAAGTTTTTCTTTAGCCATGCTGGGTTAACCAAGACATGGGTTAAAACGGTATTGGCACCAAACAACATAAACCCGTTGGTTGACGAAGTGATGATACAAATTCTTAATGACTATTTGAAGTTTCAACCAAGAGTATTTGGGTTTTCTATGGGTAATAACTTCAGTCAAAGTGGTAATGATATTACTCAAGGACCGATATGGGTTAGGCCACAATCTTTGGTTAAGAATATGGTTGAAGAAATTGTTTGTGTTGTTGGTCATACTTCTGTGAGAGAACTGACAATACTTGATAAAGAAAACTTAATATTAATAGACTGTCTAGATGAAAGACAATATCTTATCATTGAGGATGGACAACCAAAAATAGGTAAAGTATAATAGAAATGATTTGTTTTAACCATAATTTTTAAGACTTTGCAAAAAAAGTTTTAAAAATATTTGGTTATATCAAATTGATTTATTACCTTTGTAATTATGAAACTCTCCAACATTAAAGAATATGTTCTAACAGTAATAATAATAGCTTTTTTTTCTAGTTTAATATATTTCTCTATAAATACACCTCCGTTAAAATATAGAGTCGAAAGAGTCAGAATCGATTCAATATCAGTTAGCAATTCACATAGTGTTTCGCTTGATAAAACATGGACATTCTACACAAAGTATGGACCAACTATTACCTCAAGCAATGAGGTTTATAAAGTGGGTGATTCAATAGATGTTAAAATAGTAAAAGTTAACCAATAATAATGAGCAAACTAATAACGAAGAATAAAAGAGCCTTTTTTGAATACCAAATACTTGAACAATTAACAGCAGGTATTCAACTAAAAGGCTCTGAGGTTAAGTCAATCAGGGCTAACAATGTGAATATGAGTGAATCATATTGTCTAATTGCTGATGGAGATATATTTATCAAGAACATGCATGTTTCTGAACACAAACAAGGTGGTCAGCACAACAATCACGAACCATTAAGAGACCGTAAATTACTTTTAAAGAAAAAGGAAATAACAGGATTGCATGATAAGGTAAAACAAAAAGGGTTGACTATTGTTCCCTTATCAATTATATTGTCAGATACTGGTTTTATTAAACTTGAAATTGGACTTGCCAAGGGCAAGAACCACTACGACAAAAAAGCTTCGATTAAAGAAAAGGACATCGAGCGAGACTTAAAGAGGAATTCTTAATTTTTTAACTATAAAACAAGTATTAATGAAACAATTTGTAATTACAGGTAAAGTAACCAATAGAGCAAATGGCTCTTTCAACCAATACCTTAAAGAGGTTGCTGAAATCAGTGTATTGACACCACAAGAAGAAGCTATCTATACACAAAAAGCTAGCGCTGGTGACCAAGAAGCTATAAATGAATTGGTTCGTAGAAATTTGCGTTTTGTTATTTCTGTTGCAAAACAATACGCAACGCCACTAAACCCATTAGAAGACCTTGTTAATGAGGGTAATATTGGATTGATTATGGCTGCTGAACGCTTTAAACCAGAAATGGGTTTTAAGTTTATTTCTTATGCTATTTGGTGGATTCGTAAAGTTATCATGGAGCACCTGTCAAAACATGGTCGTTTGGTTCGCATACCTGCAAACAAAATAAATAGTTTGTCAAAATTGGATAAGCAAATTCATCAACTTGAGCAAAAGCTTGGTAGAAAGGTTTCAATAGAAGAAGTAATAAATGAATACGGAAAAGACTTGGCTCTTGATGAAAAAACTTCAATTCAAAAAGTAACTTCTGAATATGAATTTTTGGATGTTCTTAACAACTACAATATGGATTCATTAGACCGTGATATTAGCGGAGATGAAGGTGACGGTACTTTATTGTCAGAAACGCTATCAGACGACTCTACATTCAAGTCTGTTGACCACGAATTGATAACACAAGATGTTAAGAACGAATTGAATAAAGTTTTAAACATGCTTAAACCAAGAGACCGTAAAATTATGGTTGGTTTGTTTGGGTTAGATGGAGATTTACCTAGAACCCTAAAAGATGTTAGTGATGAAGTAGGTATCACTCGTGAAATGGTGAGACAAGTTCGTCAGAAAAGTCTTGTTAAGCTTCGTAAAGTGTTAGAGAAATCAAACATAGATTACAACTAATATATGAAAGAAATCGTGTTGAAATATCTCAATAAAAACTATAGGTTTAAAGTAACAACGTATAATGATTTTTTGATTAGAGATAGGATTTATGATAATGATGAGAAATTGTCAGATGTAATTAAGTCCATATACGAGATTTTTGATATATCAGAAACTGAAGCATTATCAATATTTGACATTTGGTGTGAGCAACAAGATATTTTACTTAATAATCGAATTGTGGTTATTAAAGAAATACTTTACAAACAAGGCATTGACATAGAACTCAGCGCAACTCAAATGAATGAGTTACTAGAGAACAACCAGACGTTTTTTAATACTTATGATTATACACCACTTCATGTACACTAAAGTGTACATAAAAGGATAAAGTTAATATTTTTCAATACTTTCAGATATTTATTTGATAAAGGAAAATAAATGGAAAAATCAACTATAAAAGACAAACTAAGAGAGTCTTTGATGCCTCTGATTAATGAGGCTGAAACAGATGAAAAGAAAGGTGCTAAACGTTTAGATGCTGAATATGCCGAAATCCTAAACGCTTTTAAAGGTTTAGGTTCTCCCAGCCAAGCGGACATCATGCAATTGTCTGGATTGGGACAAAAAGGTGATAAGACAGCAGAATCTTTATTTAGCAAAAAATTATATAGAAAAAAGAACAAAGAAACAGGTAGTTTGTACGTGTTTGATAATAAAGAGAGGGCTTCAGTTCTAAAAGCCATCAACACTGCTAAAAAATAATCCAAATCCCCGCTTAGACGGGGATTTTTGTTGTAATAGAATCTTCCCAATTGTCAGTTAGACATTGAGATACATGACTGGTATGTGTGGTAGGTCCACACGTATTGTAGTGATACAAAGGTAAGCAAAAGATTTCTCAATTACAAATTATTTTTAGGTAAAAATTATTTGCAAATTTAAAAAACTATTTGTACATTTGAAAAAAAAAGAAATGGCAAAAATTGTAGAAAAGATAACTGAATTGGATTATAATGAATTGGCAACACTTGGTGTTATTGAACAAGATTCTGATTTGACATTTATATTAATGGATGATACGAATATGTCTTTTAACATGCTAAGGACACTTTCAAAGGAAAACAAATTGTCCGATACAACCAAAGAAAACCTCAGAAGCATCTTCGACAAAATCATCCTTACAAAGCCAAATCTAATTGACAAATATTTACGTCTGACCAACACCAGTGAAGTATCTGTAAAGGTAGAAGAACCAGTGGTTGAAGCCATAGAAGAACCCATGGAGCCAGTTAAAAAAACTAGGAAATCTAAAAAAGAAGTTAAGCTGCCAAGGAGATATGGAAAAGAATTAATTGAAAAAGATGTTCAGAATCAAGGTGGAAAAGCCACCAATGCTCAATTAACTGCATTAGCAATCAATGACCTCAAAAACACATATGTTAATCTTAATAAGAGGCTTATTAATGATATGCTTACAGATAAACCAATTCTTACTGATGAAGATTATAGGGATATTAGGGCAACTATTACGTTGTTGAATAACCGATTAAAGCATGTTCTAAAAAAAAAGTAATATAAAACTTGGAAAACTAAAATAAATTTCATACATTTGTATTCTAAACAAAAAACAAAATGAGTAAATCTACTAAAAAGACAGCAACCAAAGCTAGCAAAACCACAAAGTCAACAGCTACCAAAGCTACTAAAACAGTAAAACCTACAGCAACCAAAACTGTTGCTAAAAAGACAACTCCTACCAAATCAACTGGAAATAAGGTTCTTGATGGAATCCTACAAAATATTTCTGATGCTAAAAAAGCTGGTGCAAAGAGTGTGGTAGTTTTTACAACAAATTCAAGCCATTATAAAGCAAATCTAAGCGTTATTGGTTTTGGTTCAACCGATTTAAAACCAAAGGTATTGGAAGCCTACAAACACATCTTCTGTAAGTTTGACGTATCAACCAAGCTTGTGAATCCAAATGAATTAGCTGTTGAGTGGATTGTTAAATTGAAATAACAACAAAATACGAATTGTTTTAAACTTTGAACCCAATGAACACTTACGTAAATTGGCTTGAGCGACAAATTGAGCGTTGCTTAGAAGATAAGGATTTACAAAGAGAACATTGGGCTTTTTGTAAAGCGTATGAAAAATTTATGGAATTACAAATGGGTTCAGATAATAATTTTTGTACATGTAGTGTTGTTAGAGGTACTCCCATTATGAACGGTAAGTGCGTTTGTTCTGTTTGTAACAAGCAGATTGTGTAACGGTTTGGTATATACGAGGTACGCCAAACGATAAATTTCAAATTATAAACAAATGCTTGTAGGTGTATCTTGTATATACGCTGTTATAGGCAGTTAAAACTTAAAATTATGTATTTCTTAAAACATTACGTTATTGATTGGGATAAGGTTAAAACCCAAGAGGATTTGATTACAATTCTTAAAAACCTACAATTAGGATTTGAAAATCCAAGTGAAGATTTAAAGAAACTTTGCAAGTTCGTTAATAAATCCGATAGTCAAGAGGTTACGTTTGATTAATTGCACATAACACAAAATTTAATAAAATGGAAGAAAGTAAAAATTTAGAACAAAACTTGGATAAGAGTAATGAAAAATTACATATATCTGATGTTAGTTGTAGTTATATTGATTTAATAGGTGATGTAGCTTTAATTAAACGAGAAAAAGATAGAGAATGGGCTGAACGTAATGGGTTAGAATAATTACAACTAACGTCTGATGATAAACAATCGTTTTAATGTTGTTTATCATTTGTTATATGATGTGTTATTTTTGTTTTACCTTGTAAAAAATATAAATTATGGAAATTAAAGAATTTGAAATGTTCCTCGATGGTGGAACTATAAAAATAACCACAGACGAAGGAATTTTCTGTTTTGACCATAGAATAAGAACTACAACAGAAGGTAGATTATATGATGGTATGCCGAAGGATGATAACAGTAATCTAATAGAAAATTCCGATGAATTGGAAAGTAGAATCATTGAATCACTGAAATTTTTTAAAGATGATTTCTATCAAAGTTCAATAGAATATTTAATAAAATCAAAACAAAAATAACATTGCATATAACGGTTACAGATATATTTAGGTTTTCTGATATTTATATATAAAATAAAATTATGAGCAAAGAAATGAGACAACACATAGACAAATTTAACAAGTTCAGACTAACTGAATCAGAAAACTCCAATATATCTGATGTTAGAAGTAGTGAAACTATTGATGCTCGTAAGATAGTAATAAACTGCTTAAAGATGTATAACTTAACAGAAGTTGAAGAAATGAATTATCACGCTGATTTAGCGAATGAGATAATTAATGACTTGGTGAATGCTGGGTTTATGAAATAGTTTCATTACTTCTAACGATACTCAGATATATGTAGTTTTTTCTTAAATTGAAATACAAAACTTTAAAAATATGAATAAAGATAATAAGAACACAGAAGTTGATAACATAGATAAAAAATTACATATATCTGATGTTAGACAACGTTTAATTACTCGAATTGTTCAATTGAAAGAACAACGTAAAAATTTCTATGGTGAAATTGAAAAGAATAAGAACTCACCGATTAGAATGAGCATAAGTTCAGAAACAAGAAATTTTTACGAATATACTTGTGATAAGTTAATTAAGGAACTGGAAGATATTCTAAATGTTGTCTAACGGTTCGGGGCTTTGCGTAGTAGCCCTTAGTATAAACTTAAAATTAACCACGACACTTGATAGGGCTATTACGCAAAACCCTTGTTATGTGCCGTTAATCTTATCAAAATGGTAACAATTAAAACAAAACACGGAGAGTTTCAATACAAAGACTGGCAATGGAACTTAGCTTGGTTACTGGTCTTTTTATGTGGTGTAGCCGTTGGAATTATAGGTAGTCTTTAATGGCACATAACGTTTGCAAATATGAGAAGTAAATCTTTTCATTAAAAAATAGATAAATCAAAATTTATTTCTTATATTTGTTGTTATATTTAGTATCAAAAATTTTATACAAATGAAAAATATATTTGAAATAGTAAAAGTAGTGGGATTAGGTTTAGTTGAATCACCTGATGTAGAGTATTCAACAGGATTATTATTTTTTGATAAAGATATGGCAGATAAAGAAGCAGATAAATTATGGAAGGAACAGACAACAGAAGATGAGAGAAAAAGTGGTTGGTGTGGTCTTCATTTCATTGTTAAGAAACGTGAAGTAAATTAATAAAATTTTTGATATTGAATATAACGGTTGGGTGTATGAGAAGGTTTGCTTAGATGAACTTTCAAATTAACCACAAATGCTGATAGCAAACTTTCTTATACACCTTGTTATAACCAGTACGGATTTATTTTGTTAAATATTTTTTTATCTCATTTATTTTTATTACCTTTGTATTGTTAAACAAATTAAACAATAAAATTATGGAACGAGTTAGTCAGTTTATTTTCGGTAATGAGGTTACATTACCTTTATCAAGTGTTAAATTTGGTGAATTATACTTCAATGACTTAGAAGATAAAATTGGTGTTTATAGAAAAACCAAGAAAGGTAATGTTTTAGTTAAGACTGTAAATAACTATGGTGAACTGTATGAAGTTAAAGGTATTAATCTTGAACCATCAACACCTAATTATATTGTTTTGAATCCTTAATCAAAGTAGTATTGGTTATAACGTTTTGCAGCTTGGCGTTCGGCTGAGGAACGAAGCTGACGCTAAGGTGCTGTTATACGCTGATAAAAATTACTAACGATAAACTAAATAGAATGGAAGAAATTACAATTTACAAATTTCAATTAGAAACGATAATTGAAGCGTTACGGATAACTTCAAACATCCACGAAAGCAGTAAGGGTGTTACTTGCCACGATAGACAAGTAAGACAAGCGTATGAATATGCAAAGAACGCACTTGCAGGTAAAAAGGATATTGAAATAAATTATATGACAGGGAAGGAACGCTAATAGTAATTTTTATTGCTTATAACGGTTGGGTGTATATGTAGTGTGAGATTAGAACTATCACACTTGACTAACCTCAAATGTTGATTAGAATGATGAACTTGAACATACCACTGAACCTCACATTACATATACACCTTGTTATATGCAGTGCGGTTTTAATAGACAAACCTTGATACGAGAAATAAACCTTTTTGTTTTATTTTTTGTGGGCGGAAATTTAAAATTTGAATATTTATATATAGAATAAAACTATTTATTATTATTATGGAACTAAGAAAATTTATAGCAACTACTATACGTGAATATTTGAATGAACAGCAAATATTGAAAGAGAACGTTCAATTAGCTGATAAAATTTATTTTAACACGGGAAAATTATCTAAAGAAGAAAAAGATATAATTTTAAATATCACCAAAGGAAATAATTACACAAAATTAATTTCTGACTTTTATTTTAATTTGAAAGGGAATTCATATAATAAAACTGAATTAATTAAAAGATTAAAATTATTGTATAATGATGCTTTAAGTTATAATAAAAATGTATATCCAATAATTGGATATGATGTATATAATTCATCAAACATATATAATATTATAGTGGGATTAGAAAAAAGAAGAAATATTATAGCCGAAATAAAAAAACTCCCATCAATTGCAACGAGAAATTTAAAAGAGGATATTCGTAAAGATAGGACAAGTTCAGAATTAAGTAAGTATTTAAATGATTTGGAATATTTTATGAGTCATTATTCATTATTGGGTAATCGTGATAAAGATACACAAATAAAAATATTAAGGAAAATGTTTAAAGGTAATACGACATTAGAACAATTAATGCGTTTTGTTGATGAAAAAGAAAATTTTATTGGTGGTGTTGAATTTACGAGAGATGATATTAAAAAATTATCTGAAAGTGAGGATTTTGAAATTATTTATGAAAAGGGTAACATAATGATTGTTAGAGTAGATTCTCCAGACGGGATAAAAGCAATAGGGTGTAATTCATTATGGTGTTTCACATACGGTTCGGGTTTTGATAACGCATATAGGCAATGGAATAATTATAGTCATAATGATATGGTATATGTTTTAATTGATTTTAGAGAAAAATCTGATTCGGAAAAATTTATGCACGTTTTAATAAAACCATTAACGGATGAATATGGCGATTTTATTGAGTATGATGAAGATAATGAAGATGAACACCCAATATACAATATGTCTAATGAAAATTTCGCTAATCCATATTCAATATTAAAATATTTGTTTGGTAGTGGTTTTAAAAATATTATTAATAATTACCTTAATTTTGAATATTAATTTTTTATATTTGTGCGGTGGGTGAAAAAATAAAACAAAAAGATTATAACCACGAAACTTAATACGAAGGATAAACGTAGCATTGCATATAACGGTTGCAAATATAAAACGTTTTAACACGGAACTTAAATAGAATAAATAACTCAACAATTAGTATAAACTTTATTTTGAAATATGAATAAAATGTTTTATATTTGTTGTTATAATTAGTTTGATATGGAAATTAACAAGGGTGATAGATTTTTAGATGTAAAAAACAATAAAGAGTTTATTATATCAGATATAATAAAGGAAGAGAATTTTGAATGGTATTATATAGAAGCTGAGAATGTTATATTTAAAGGTAAGTTATATGAAAAATGGAAAAATTCTATGACTGAACAAGCAATAATAAACGGAATTAAAGGCGGTTATATGAAAAGACTTTCAAATTAATTATAACGGTTGCAAATATGAGAAGTAAATTTTTCCTATAAAAAAAAAGATAAATCAAAATTTATTTCTTATATTTGCTGTTATAAACTGTAAATAAATTAAAAATGGAAAACTTGATTATAATTGGAATGGTGATTTATTGGCTACCTATATACCTTTATCTTATTTTTTGGTCATTGAAAATCAGATGGTATGTGAGAAAACATAATATAGAATCACTTGATACTACATCACCAATTACATATAAGAGAGGTAGATTGACTGATTTTCAATTATTGGGTGAGGTATTGATGTATGGTAGTGCTATGTTTTGTGGTATCTTTATGTTTTTGGCTTTACCAAAAAATATGATAAAGGATTCAATACTTCCTGACTCTTAATTTATTTATTGTTTATAACTAGTATATAGACACACCTTTTCAAAACTAATTAATTATCAATGTTTTAGAACATGGAAAAAACTAATTATTACGAAATTTGTAAACAAAAAT